TTAAAATAATTGGAATTTATCAAACGCAATTCCAAACACGCCAGCATAGCCATCCTGTCCATTGCCAACTTCATTATCGAACTGCCACGGATAATAACCGCCACCTATTGGAGCTACGCGGTACTGCGCTTTCTGGTAGCCATATGTATTTATAATATCAGCCGGAGTATTATAATATACTTCTACTGCATCAATCACAATACCATTGTCACCAGCCCATCCATTGTTAATATCGTTCCAATTACATCCAGTTACATATGGATACCATCCGCCGCCTTTAACATGTACCCGATATTTCACAGAACCCTTGTTTACTTTAATTGCAATTCCAGCGATTGTCCGTTCTGGAAGCCCTGCATAATCAGACAGGTTGCTCACAAATGGCAAAATTGTTCCATCTGTCAATTTTACAGCATAGGTAAATACAACTTCTGCATCTCCAGAACTATTAGAAGAACTTCCTCCGCTTCCAGATACAGGCGGCGTATACGAACCTCCTCCAGATACTGTCTGTCCTGCTATCCCCTTTGCAATCAATTCAGCAATGCCAGATGACCCCAAACTGTTATATAAGTTAGCGTCATGGCTGTTATCGCAAAATAGCGTTTCAACAATCATCGCCGGCATGGCGGAAGCATTTAAGTCATGGTATCCTGTATTATATTTTCTCCCTCGGTTTTGAAATCCTTTCTTTGCAAAATTATTGCAGATATTATCTGCAATGCTATTCATTGTCCCATTGCTTCCGTCATACAACCAACATTCTGTACCATTTCCAGCTCCGCCGGATGCGTTCATATGAATAGTAATATATACATCACAACCGTTTGAGTTAGCCTTGTTTGTGCCTTCTGAAAGCTCACTGTTTACATCATACGCATTAGAATTACAATCTACTACTGTATGCCCTTGTGCCTGCAACTTTGGTACTAATGCATTATAAATCTTCCTTACTTCTGCCTGTTCATCAAGAATCCCGACCGCACCTTTACAGTTCGGGCTGTGCCCGCCTCTTAATCCTATTTTCATATATTTTCTCCTTTCCGCGCAATTTTGCGCATAAAAAATAAGAGCTTTAAGCTCTTATTTGATACATTTAACTTAATGTTAATTTGAATAATATTACTATGTGACTTATGGTATACCATTGCATAAACTCATAATAATTTCTCCTTTCGAATTTGAAAATTAAAAATAAAAAGTAGAAGAAAACATCTACTGAATAAATGAATACTATTGTTTAATGTATGGGATTGGTAAGTTGCAAAATTGAATTTATACTAATTTTATCTCATAAAAGTTACTGGGTTAAATAGCAATTTAAGATTCGAATCACTAAAGAAATACAGTAGTTCTCCTTATACATATACTTGTTTTATAATTGTTATAAATAATATTCGTTATATGTATACAATAGGAACGTGGAGTGATACTCTTAATCCATCTTCAACAATTGGTAACATGTATTATGGAAATATTTCTAATTTAGCATTAACTCCGAAACAAACAGGAATGAACGTAAAAACGCCATTATTTGTAAATTTTTCATCTGGTGATTGTTCTGGAATTTTTACCATCAATAATTATAATGGTTTAAAAGTTTCAGATTCAAGAGCGATAGTGACATCATTATCATATTATTTAACATCACCACCGCGTTCTGTTATTTTGACATGGGAATTTTTTTGTGAACTAAAGTAACATGTTATTTCCATCGTCCTACAGCATACCAACTAATTGCTACGCCTGACGGTGGAACTTCACCATTCGCGTCACGTATATAAATATGCATATTTTTACCCGCATTATATGGTTGCACACTTGTAGAATAACTTGCCGTATATCCACTTCCAGTATGGTACAAAGCAGTTGCTTGAACTCTCACATCCATTTCTGTTATATCAAAATTCACAGGATATGAAAGTCCTACAGCAGCTCCGTTACTTCCTGCTGTACTGGTTCCCCATGCTTCCATATAGCCATTGCTCCACTTGCGATACCAACCATTATTAGTTTTTTTCCATTCTAATACTAAATTGCTATTTAACGCAGAATATATAGATAAAAATAAAAGGGAGAACGAAAATGGAAGAAAAAATTTTAGAAATTATTAGGAAAATGCAATTTGTGTTAAATGAAAATCAGTTACGTGAATTGAAAGCAACAATGAATCAAGTTTTTGTTGGGTGTGAAATTGTTGAAAATACGACATTACGTGTAAATGATAATACATGGACAAAAGAATTATCCGACTTTATCATATCAAAACGATTATCAGGATTGGCAGTAAAAACTGTCAATAGATATGATTATGAATTACATCGTTTATTATCATATATAAATAAAAATGTTAAACATATTTTGAGTACAGACATATCAGAATATCTAACAATGTATAAAGCAATTAGAAAGGCATGCAACCAAACTTTGAAAAATGTAAGAGCAATATTTAATACATTTTTTATATGGCTACGTGATAGAGGAAAAATATCAATAAATCCAATGGCGTTAGTAGAAACCATTAAAGTTGAACAAAAAATAAAAAAGCCATTTACAAGCGAAGAGCGAGAAATAATGCTCAGAAAGTGTAAAAATATAAGAGATATGGCATTAATAGAATTTTTATATTCTACTGCCATAAGGGTGTCTGAATTAGTTGCATTAAATATCACCGATATTCGATTTGGAAATAAGGATTTAATTGTATATGGTAAAGGTGGAAAAGAACGAATCGTATACATAAATGAAAAAAGTAATTTGTATTTAAAAGAATACTTAAAAAGTAGGATAGATAAAAATGAAGCTCTTTTCGTAGGGAAAAAATATCCGCATAACCGATTAAGTAAATCTGGTATTGAATATATTGTTAAGGAAATAGGTCTTAAAGCAAATGTAAGTAATGCACACCCACATAGATTTAGAAGAACCTCACTTACAAATGCCCTAAATAGGGGAATGCCATTGCAAGAAGTAATGAAATTTGCAGGGCATTCCAAACCTGAAACTACGATGATGTACTGTACCGTTAATGAAGAAGGTATTAAATATCATCATTATCAATATTTAAGTTCATAGTCCAATAAATAGTATCAAATTTTGAATTTGACATCTGGCATTGTCAGGTGTTTTTAGCATACATAAAAATATAAGTGCTTGATAATTCTGAATATTTAATACTGAATTAAATAGCAATTTAATTGATTATATCGTTCAAAATGGGACATATTATAGACGCTGGCATAGTGGAATACAAGAATGTTGGGGAAATATCACTTTTGCTGCAACAGTGAAAACATCGCAGTTGGCAACTATAACTTTTCCTATATCTTTTAAAGACACTAATTTTTATATACAACTCACATTATCCAATAATGGAACTGTTGCGACTAATATTATGGAAGCTGACAGTGGAGGAAATACGAAAAGAACGACTACTTCTACCATAACACGTGTAGATAAAACCTCTGGGAATTATAGTATTAGAGCAAATTATTACGTTATAGGGCGATGGATGTAGTTAAATATTCATTACGAAAAAAATATTAGTATTGCACTAAAGAACATGCTGTTAATTAAGTATGATATTCATAGAGTTGTATAATTATTTCCATGTCCCCATTGCGCGCCAGCACACATAATGCGAACCACCACTACTTGTAGGGGAACAGTAAAGCCAAAACATGAAACTGGATTTCCTATCCCCACCCGTAGATAGTGATACCCATGCACCTGTATTTGAATAATTCGTACAGGTTATAATACATTCTGATAATGAAGCAAACGGAAATGTGATTCTATATTGTATCGAATTATAAACCGTTGTTGAAGTATTGGGGCGATTATTGATATTAACATTATTAAGTGCTTTCTTCCCCCACATTTCCAATATACCATTAGACCATTTCCGATAATTCCCATTGGAATTTTTATTCTCTTCAACTATAAAATTGCTATTTAATGTAGTAATATCATCATCAATATCATTAATTTTTTCTTGCAATGTAGTTTTATTGTCTGCCATCATTATATTACTTGCCGTTATAAATACTTTTTGAAATCCTTCTTTTACTTTTCGAAATAAAGGAACGATAATTCCAGTGTTTGTTTGCGCCATATAAACCTCCATTCATTAAATTTATGTTAGCGGAGTTCTATCAATTCAAAATAGCTCCCCACTAATTGACTAGGGGTATACTGAAGGACAATTCCGTTTTTAGCCAATTCAGAAACACATAAATATAAATTATTATTTTCTATGTAATATTTATCTTTAAAATATTCCATGTTGACTTTTGCAGGTATCGGATCTTCAAGTGTCCCGATATGATCTTCATCTATATAAGTAAATAGACTTTCAGTATTTTGTCCGGGAATCCATTGTGATTGAAATTCTACGTTCTCTTTGGCTGTTTTGTATAAATCACTATTATATAAGAATTTATAATCTTTATCTTTAGCTACAAAATTTTTTTTAACTAAATCGTTCCATTGTTCATAAATGTCTTTTATGGATAGAGCAGTAGTATCATCAAGTGTTTGCGCAAACAATGCTGATACTTGATATGCTACTGATTGTTTTTTTACGTCTTCTGTAAGCGTAGTAAGTCTATCACTTAAAGATGGTGTTTCTAACTGGACTGTAATTAAAGTACCAGATTGTTTAGACTCTGATGTTTTTATTTCAGCAGGATGAAATATAGTTTCTATAATTTGGTGTCCCGATTCATCTAATACTGGTTTGCCAGTTTCAGGATCTACCAACGCTTCTTCAGTATAATAACTTTCCTTAATAACAGAATGGGTTTTTAAAATTATAGAACTGGTTTCTGATTGGATAGAAGAAAATTTCATATCAAGTGGAATAGTAGTAGTCTTGTTTAATGCATCATCAGTAAGTGTTATATTATTAATAATGTTATTACCAAAAAAATCTAAAACAGAATTGTAGTCTATGTTAAAAAAACTAAAAATACAAGAAGTTTCTGTTTTATAATAACTGTAATATTCAAGAGTTTTATCTTTATATTTTATTAATTTTGCCAACGTATCATCTCCAAATTAAATTTATTCTGAACTTAACGTAATAGTTGCGAGTATAGGGCACCAAATCGTATCGTTCATTGTGTTTTGTGGTTCTGCCTCAATAGTTTCACTAAAAGTAATTTTATTAGTTATTTCTTCCAAAATTTTTCGTTGAGTCCCCAAAGAATCACGTGCCAATATATCAGAACCTACAAGAAAACTACAATCATTTTCTAAATTTTCCATTGTTGGAATTTCATTAACAAGTACAGTACCAGAGTCAGCGATAGTCATTAAAGGTACACCTTGTCCTACGGTTTGCATTGAAGTCACGGCTTGAATTTTATCGGTAATAACAAATTCAAACTCATAAGCTTTTTGTATTTCCAAATTACGAAAAAGATCATGAGTATATGTGATTTTAAAATCATCATTAGATGTAGCAATACTCGGCGAGAGTGTAAAATAAGATGACCACCCTCCACCTTGTTCTCTAAAACGATATTTTAAAGAAGAAAGTGCATTTTTATTTGCTGTTGTATATACACGAGATAGATAAGCTAATATTGTAACACCTGTTTCTTTTTCAAAGTTATTAACTCGTGTAAGTGTCACAGTTATAGTGGGAGTATGGTATTTGTAAACAACAAAATTCTTAGTAACTAAATTGCTAATATTCCCTCTTGAATCAACAGCTTCAACTTTAATAGAATATGAGCCGGCTGTTTGGAAATTCCCGAAATCAGCAGCTAAATTTGAAGTGGTTTCATTTACCTTTTTTAGAATGGTTATATCACCGTTAGAATTAGAAACTGAAATATTATAATAACTAATACTAGCACCATTTTTTGCAATGGCTTTATTCGCAGTAGAGATGCTAACCCGTAAATTCCCTACATAAGTAATCATTGAAAGTGTACTTCCTAACATTTCTGAAGACATTTCTTCTGTATTCCCAAATACAAACGTGGTAAACGATGGGTTACTATTAACAACATTGGCTGTTCCCAAGTATTCATTCGTATATTCTTTTTCATTTAACACAACTCCACATATAATTTTAATATCGCTTGTATTTGAATTAGGAGTATTATTATACATGGTTGTCGCAAAAGATGATAAGTTCCATGTATAAGAAGATTGCTGAATACCTGTCACTTCTGTGATTTTTACCCAGGAATCACTTGTATTTTTTTGATACAATCTTAAAAAAGAAGCATTATTATTATAGTTTTGGAATGTTAAAACCAATGGACTTCCAATATTAAATGTAATGGGATAAGTAGAAATTGTGGCTATTGGCAATGTAGAAAAAGTAGTATTACTGCTATCTGTAGTAAGCCCGCTATCAGATCGTTTTACACGTATTTTTAGTGTATAAGATGTTCCTGGGGCTAATCCACTTAATGAAAATGTTTTTGCTACACTTATAGATTTCCAACTGCCATTGTTAAGTGAATAATAAAGAGCATTACAAGTAGCGTCAGTATTCCAGGTAACAGTAGCACCTGTTTGTGTAGTAGAAGTAACTTTAAAAGTTGTAATTTTAGCATATCTGGGAATTTTAGTAAGTGTTTTACTTCCACTTGCTGAAAATGATTCTGGTGTAATTCCAGTATAAAAATATGCACTGTACGATATGGTTTTACTTCCGTCACTGTTATGAGGAATTTTAAAGCTATAAGAACCAACAGTCCACCAAGTTCCAGCAGGAGTTCCGCCCCAATTAAAATTAAAATATTGATTTCCAGAATGTGAACCATTGCAAGCTATACTCCAATTGGCTGTCCCCTCATAGTTATAACCATTCATACTATAATCCATGCGTCGTATTTGAAAAGTAATAGTAACATTAGAATAATTTTCAGCTCCGCCAGATACATACGTTTCTGAACATGTTACACGGCTTTCCCATGTAGCCATTTAATCACCTGCCTTTAAAAGAATAAATAAGGCCATAGTACCAAATTGATACTATAGCCTTTGATAATTTATGAATTTCCTGTACTTGAAATAAATGCAAGACACCCAATTGTTTTATTACCAGAAGTATATGAAATAGGAAGCTCTTTTAATGTATAATGGTCAATTCCATTTTTTACTTTTAGTCGTGTTAAATACATTTGATCTTTTTGTATACCCATAACAGATTCATAATTACCGCGTCCATCATCATATTCTATAGCGATTGTATCACCTGTAAGCTGTGTTCTATATCCTTTACTTGCGGATCTAACAATTGTAAGTCCATCGCTAGTAAGCGTCATATTAACTGTTTCAGTAGCATATTTCCCATCATACGCGCCTATGTTAGCGAGAGATACTTTCCATTCATTAGTAGTTAATATTTCTTCAGCTTGCCTTTGAACTTCACCTTCAAGTTCTATGACAGTATTTTTTATAGAATCAGAAGTAGCAGCTATTTCCGCTACCTGTTGTTTTACATCATTGCGTAATCCAGGTATATCTTCATTTTGAATTTCCTGTACGGTATCTTCTGTACTTTCTACACGAGTAATAACGCTGTCAATTTCTGTTTCAATAGAAGCAAAATTTTCTTCGTTTTCCTGCACTTTCAATACTACAGATTGCATATCTAATTTAATAAAAGCGAGATTTTTATTAACTAAACCATCGCTAATCATATACATACGACCTTCATTTGTCTCTGTATATTTATCATATTTTTCACTGTCAAATAAAACAAACCATGTTTCACCATCTGCTGATATTTCTAATTTATGATTATATTTTCTTGAATCATCAAATCTATGCCAAACAGTAATATAACCAGCATCAAAAGTGTTGTTCTCGCCTAAATCGATTTGTAGATAGTGCCAGCCAGTTTCTTCGCTTTCGACATACGTTTCTGTACTTGCATCAATATAATTTTCAAGGTTATCTATTGTAATATCTGATGTGACAGTAACATTTTTCTGTAAAACAATATTGGTTTCGCCAGAAGCTAAATTTGTATCATTTACTATTACTTGTATTTCTGTCCACCTATTAACAGTATCTACGGTATTTCCATTTAGCCAATCTCTGATATAACGAATATTTGCCGGAATTAAATCTTGTTTGTTTCCAACTATCATGCTAATTTCTTCTGAGGTTTGCTGCAAATCTGTAATATTTCCTTTTGCATCTTCAACTTCTTGACTGATTTCACCTACTGTTTGACCAATACTGCTTACATTACCAGATAAATCGGAAACTGTTTGATTAATTCCTGCTGCGGTTTGCTCGATAGTAGATTGAAGTGTCTCAGAAGACTCATTAAGCTCATCTTTTGTTGCATATGTATTAGAAACTTCTAATTTAAAACCTTCGGCATCTTGTTCCAAAGTGCTTACTTGTTTTTGTAATTCTGTAACTGTAGAGCCGTCAGCTTTAGTGTTTACCGTAGTTTTTACATCAGAGACTTCAGAGGTGATTTCACCAATTTTTGTAGTATGTTCCGCTACTTGCTCACGTATAGTCTCTACTGTAGTATTATCATAATTGTTAATAGCGGTTGTTACATCAGTCTGTGATGCTTTTTGCGATATTTCCTTTGTATGCATATCAACAGTTGAACTTAATTCGGTAACTGTGTCTGTAATTTGCGTGATTTCGGACTCTAAATAACTAGAGTCGGTGATTACAGCTATAGTTTTCACATCTAATTCATTTGTAATTCCACCAGATTCGAATAAAATACACTCAATAGATTTTACATCAATGGAAGATATAGTATATTCCTTTGAAGCTTCATCAGAGGAAGAAAGATATTTTGTATTGTACGTGGAACCATCTGTGGATTCTTTAATAACAAACCTACCAGAATATGGAGTTTTAGAAGTACCCTGTTTTAAATATGAATTCAAAGTAATGAATGGGGGAGTGAGAGATGAATCGGATTTTAAAACAATTTGAGTTGATAAATCTAAGGTATAAAAGGAAGCATCAGAAGAAGAACCATCATTTGTTTTTGTCCATGTAAAACGTTTGGTAATTACATGACTATTAATAGTAAATGTTAAAATGATATATCCTGTTAGTATATCTATACCACCAAAATCTGCTCCATCTGCTACATTTAAAACGACTTTTCCAGAACTAGTATCAGTTGCAGGGGTGTTAGAACCTAATGTAATACCAGAAGGTAATACACCTACATTTACGGTTGTAGCGGTTTGAAGACTTCCAGCATATCCAGTAAATGGAATTTCAATTAAAAAACTGTCTTTTGCAGTACCTTGAACACAGGGAATATTTTGATATTCATTTTCCATTACAATTGTATATGGAGTAATTTCCGTTACTTGTTCACCAAGATCCTTTACTTTATTTTGCATTTCGGTGTATGAAACACCGAGAGAACCTCCGCTTGGATCTAATATTTCTGTAATAGAAACCTTTCCGTTTTCATCTGTTTCAACAACTTTAAAACCAAGTTTATCTTTTTGTATCGTACCATTAGCAATCATGTCATTTTTTATTAGTCCATCGCTAATAGCTGAATCTTTAACACCTGTTGACTGAACCTCCCACGACTAAAGTCATAGGGTTCCTAGTCAATATCTCTAACGAGACAAGTTTACCTAGGCTATCCCCGTAGTTCCTACGGTTCTTATCTATTTATTTAACTATTTAATATTCGTAATCCTTCATTTAAAATATTGGTTGCGGCATTTAAGTCCCTGTCTAATTCTGCGCCGCAATGAGGGCATACCCACACTCTAATATCTTCTGATTTCTTACCATCTCGTTTTCCGCACGCACTACAAATCTGTGATGAGGGATAATATTTATCTACAATGACAAGTTGCTTTCCGTACCATTGGCATTTATAAGCTAATTGTCTTCGAAACTCATACCAAGAAACATCACTAACTCGTTTGTTCCTTATTGTATAATCAGTTTCTTTCATAGACTTGACTTCTAAATCTTCAATGCAGATAACGTCATAGTCTTTAACAATCTTTGTTGTAAGTTTGTGTAAAAAATCAGTACGTTGATTAGAAATATGTTTCTGTAAATTTGCAATTCTAATTCTCGCTTTGTTCCAATTCTTACCGCCAATTGTTTTTCTTGACATTGATCTTTGTAACTTAGCAAGCTTCTTTTCTGATTTTTCATAAAATCTTTGGTTCTCAATTTTATTTCCATCAGATAATATGGCAAAATCTACAATACCTAAATCTACTCCAACATTAGAACGAGTTTTTTGATATTGTGGCATTTCAACATCTGTGCAACATAATGAGCAATAATAATGTCCATTTGGTTCCTGTGAGATGGTAGCATTTAAAATTCTTCCTTGTGGAATTTGTTTATCTTTTGTTTTTACATATCCAAGTTTTGGCAACTTAATATGCTTTTCTACAAAAGTAATATTGTTGGCTGTACGACTTGTCCGATAAGATTTATGATTATTTTTCTTAGACTTGAATTTTGGAAAACCAGCATGTTCTTTAAAAAATTTTCGGTATGCCATATCCAGATCCTTTAACGATTTCTGCAAAGAATCTTTATCTGGTTCTTTCAGCCAGATTAGTTCTTTCTTTAATTGAGTAAGTAACTTACTTGTATCATTATAAGATAAAAAATTTTTGTTTTCTTTATATTCTTTTATCCTTAAAGCTAAGAAATAATTATAAACATATCTTACACACCCAAAAGTTTTTTGAATTAACTCTTGCTGTTTTTTGTTTGGGTAAATTCGATATTTAAATGCTTTTTCCACAATATCACCTCGCCTTCTACTTTATTTATTCTCCGTTTGAAAGCGAGAAATATTAAATTTTTAAATAAATAGATAAGAACAATAGGTTCTTTAATCGTTTTCGAGGTTGTCGTTCATATAGGAACGCTACTTCCTATACAGTTCTCTTATGAACTTCTTATGTTTTCACATAAGCACAGACCATATCTTATCCCTCGTCATCACACGTTAGGGTCTACCCACTTCCATGCGCTTGCATGTACTTCCCTCAAGAGGAATGGTCGTTGAACGTTCTCCTATTTGGAGCTTCGCTGCTGATTTGCGATTTGTAAATGTATAGAACTTAGGATTTAACCATATTCCATCTAAACTATTTTTTCTGCTTTCGCAACATTCACACTTAGGTATGTTTCATCCTTATGTTGTAGTTAGTTTAGCTTTACGCATTTCCAGCAATTCAGGTAGTATATTGGACGGTTTTACGTCTCTATGTACAGGTTTCCCTATACACTGACTATTTGTCAGCCTAACTCATGACTAAAGTCACAAGTGTGCGGCTCACATTTAATCAATAAGTATTCCCTTGCCTGTTTCATCATATAATACAAAAGTAAAGTCGTTGTTAGAATCTCTTCCAATTTGTATGCGTACAGTATCGTTTTTATCTTTAAACTGCATTGTATTTCCAACAATAGACAGCCCTCCATCATCGGAAATGATATGAAATTTATTTGCAGATATATCACCTGCCTGAAGCATAGATACAGTTATTTGAGCAGCAATTAAATCACGAATTACAGCTTCATCGATATTTACATTTTTAGCAGTAAGATTGATAATATGGGCTAGTTCTGCACTTACATTGCCAGCCAACAAATTATCAATGGCAGCAACTAATGCTTGTAAATCTTTAAAATCTCCACTATTCGCAACAATTTCTCCGGCAGCAATTAATTCAGACTGAATATACTGAAAAAAACCATTATTCTGATAAATATCGCCTGGTTTAAGATAGCTGTTTCCGGTTCCTCCTGGATTATTGTTTACGATATGGTCTACTTTATTGTTAAAGGCAGAGGATTGCAATAACTTTTGTAAAAGTTGATAGATGTTGTCATCAGTAATTTGTGGATTGCCGGAGTAACTAGTGTCTACAGATGAGTTACTTAGATTTCCAGCCATATCTAGAAGTGATACAAAATCATTACGAGCTTTTCCAGACTTAATCATATTGGAAAACTGGATAGTAAAGTCGTTATTGTATAAGCATGGATTGAAGGATATACTCATAACTCGTAATTTTACATAATATGTATCTGTAAGTCCAAGTCTAATAAAATTACCATAATATAAATCATGTGCATGCATTTCATTTCCAAAGGCAGAAAGTATATTATTCATTGTAGTCGTATAAGTAGCTTGGGGTATAGAATATGCAGATAAATCATCAAGAGCAGTTTCACATAATTTTTGCTGCATCAATATTGTATCTGTAAGTCCTTCGGTAGAAGAGACAAATATATTTTCATTTACATATGTACTTTGATTAATTATATGTGATATCTCATCCAACTCTTTTTGGGTGAAACCAGTTGAAGCTTCACTTTGTAAAGTTTCTTGTCCCTGCCATGTTTTCATATCCATTTTTTGTGCTAGAGAAGAACGGTTTGAATTAACTTCGTCTTGCTGTTCTTGTTTTATATCTGCTTCGGTTTGCCTTTGTTTCAAAGCGTATGCGCATGAATCGATATTGCTATCATCTAACTGTTCTGCATTTTTTATATATTCATTGTGCTTGTCCTCAAATCCGTCTGAAGTTTGCACTGGGTATTTTTCAATGTCTTCCTTTGATTTTTCTTGATATTCTTCCCAAGTTAAATCATAGTGATCTTTTTTCAATAGATTTACAATATCTTGATAGGATTGTAATCTTATAGTAAGCTCATTAATACCATAATAATCCCAGTCTGTATAATAATTATCTATATAATCTTCAATATCTAGTGAGGACTCCAAACCTCTGTTATTAATTTCTATGTCAATATTAGGAAGAATAGTATCTACAATTTGATGATAGGTATTTGCATCTGGTGAAGCGTCTAATGCTTCTATATCGAAGTTTCCTTCATCATCTACATATATTTTTTCATATCCTAGTTTTTGAGCTTCGTAATCCGATTTTAAATTTAGTAAAGCAGAATCACTTAAACTAGACCAATTACTAGGATCACAATCACTGACTGGAATACGATTATATAATTCAGAGATTTCTTCTTGCAACGTATTCCATGTTTTAGAATATTCCCCATATTGATATCTTGCAACATTACAAAATGCAGTCCAAGCCTTATATTTTTGAATAGTAGAGTCACTTAGATATTTGTTATTTAACCAATAGTCTTCAATAATTGTAAGATAATTACTTCCGCCATTAAATTGTTCAATGCCAAGATTATCTCCACCTGAAACACGAAACTTAGTAAAAATATTATCTTCGTCAATTACAACGTCGTTAGAATTTTCAATATTTCTAAATCCAATCGTAACGCTTGTATCTTTTCCAAAATTTTCTACTCTGTAAAAATTAACTACAAAATTTAAATAATCGAAATCCACAACACAATTAAAATATTTTTCAAAATCTTGCATTAAAAAAGAGAAACAGTTACTAGAGTTAATATCAAACGTACCCACTTCATCTGCGAGTAGTACATCTTTTGTAACAATTTCTCCATTTTCAATACTTTCATAAGTTTTAGGGATGTTATCTACATAGCCGACTTGCCAACCGGGAACCTTTGAAACTATTATATCTACTAAACTCAATTCGGGTTTTTCGGGATAATGAAATTTGATATTTTCTTTTGCGAACTCTACATCGTTAATAATTTCTACATTACCTTCGACGAGCATTTCAAGTGAATCTGTAGTACCACGATTTACCTTCCAACCATCAAGAGGAACCTGACTGTATTCAACTTGAGCAGAAGAAGCATTGATTGTTTTATATTCATACGTTCCATTATGATGAGTTTCTGGTGCTCCTAATATAAACCAGCCAATATTTGTTACATATAATTTCGTATATTTAGATATAAGTTGGTATCCATTTGCTTCGATTTGCCTTCCTGAATCATCCTCAATATACTGGTTTATATTGAAGCTTATAGTAGATATGTCATTGCAATTCCCTTGAAAATCTACACTATCTATATCTACACTATTTAAAGCGCATAATAATTGCTTGTTTGGAGTAGACAGATAAATCCGAGACGGCTCATTTCGATTATAAAAATCACGATTAATTTTCATGAAATTAGTCCTCCTTTATGTGCTTCAAGATAGGAGATAGTTATTTTACAATTTCCCATAACCCTGAAACTATTATTTCCATGTATCAAACGAAGCCAATATATTTCATCTTCATCCTGAATACCCATAGTGTCAAAAAGAACAGGGCGCCCTAATGAATCATACATTCCAAGATTTTTACAATTAATTTTAACTTTCAACGCCTGAGATAATTTGCAGTAGAAAAATCCACTTTGACATATAAAATATTGTCCATCCGCTTTCAAATAATAAGCAACATATTTATTTTTAATACCGTATGAGTCCGTCATATAAAATAGCAATCCAGTATTATCACAAATCAGTTTTAAGTCTTGTGTTGTATCATCAATGACATACTCAACGGTTAGATTATTTAAAGCTGCATAAGAAGAAATTTTTTGTTGAAGTGCGGTGATGTTTGAACTGGTATCCTCTGAAAGTGTGATTGTACTATTTTCAAGAATTATTGAATCTGATAAATTATGGATATAGATTTCTTCATTTTTGGTAGGCTCAATTAAGAGTGTAGGATATACGTAATCATATAATTCGCTACTTTCGTTGTTGACAAGGAAATTTGTAACACCGGAAATAGTCTGTTCTATTTCCTTACTAGTATAAGAGAACGGAGAGTTGCATGTAAAAGTGCATTTTGCTCCATAACAAATTCCCCAATTATCGTATGGCTCAACAGAAGAGAAGTAACCTTTGACTTTGGTTTTCTCTCCACTTTCTTTTGTGACTTCCATCCATTGATTGGTTTGTGGCGACGTCAACCAAGAAACTAGCTTTTCGTATTCGGTATTAGAAAACTCCATTTCGGATTGTGATGTGAATTCATCAAAATTCTTTACAATGTGCACCTCAAATTCTAATACTTCTGAATATGTAATACCAAAACCATTTTCTTCAGGGCGATATTTATTCATATCGCTTGTTTCCATAGTACGAGAAATAGAAGATGGTAGACTAGTATCATCTTCAAAATTTACAGACATATATTTTTGATTTATAAGAGATTTATTGTCATAGTTGAAATCTTTACACACTAATATCATTTTTTATTTATCACCTCACTTAAAAAATAAAATTAGAGGTGCCATAATGACACCTCAATAAATACTTATATTACAATTATACAGTCTTACTTTTATCTAATGTATAAGGCGTAATGTTAGTAACATTTACCTTCCAGTCAGAACAAGATAAATTTATAGCTTCTTCCTGATGAAGATCGTTAATCAAGTCATTAATAATTGTGTCATAATATGAATCACGAGATTTGTTGGAAGCTTCATTTGACGACATTATTCGACCTTACCTCCTTTTAAATAAAATAATTCCTCTGTAACATTTAATCCAGACAATTTAAATACTTCAATTACTTTGTTTTTTACTATTAACTCATCATCAATATGCCAAACGCAGTGACATAATTCTTCAATATATATAGCCAAATAATTTAATTCCGTAATAATATTATTTCTTATATTTTGCATTGAATATATAATGAGATTCATATATAATCCTAAATTTGTAGCACTATTATTTTGAAATTCGAAAGTAAAATCATAAGTAAATAGAATGTTCATTTTAGGAAATTCAGATAAGTTACGCTTTTCATGCTGATATAGTTTGCAGACCATATGTAATGCAATTTCAAATAATTTACATTCACGCGCTGTTACGGTAGTATTAGAAGACAAATTAATTTTTGAACCGAAGCCGGGCATAACAGAAACTGATGGAATTTGAATTTGGTTTTTAATTACAATTGACATGGTGCAATCCTCCATTAATATATTTATAATTATTTTAACAGAGAATTGCACATTAATATATTATATTTTTCTCTTCATTCCCATGAATCCAGCGTCTTTGTACAATTTTTGAGAGGTATAACGATAAGATTCTTCAAGTAACTTCTTTAATTCAGGTAATGCATTTTTATCCACATTCCCATTCACAGTCAATAAACTATCATAATGGTTAGTAATAGAAAGTTCTCTATTAGTAGTATTATTTCCAAGTCCACTTATGATCTCATTTGCATGTCCAGCTAAAGTAAACATGTTATCACTCAAGTTTTTAGGTAAAACGGCATCACCATATTGCAATACAGTATAATCATCTCCACCACGTCTCATGATTAGCTCTGTGCCAAGTTCGTTAACTTTAGCAATTTCTAATGCAGAAGTAACACCTCTAGTACCTTTTGCATATCCGCTAATTTGACTAAGCGATACCCATCCCAAATCACCATATCTGCCATCGGCACTTTTAATATGAATACCCAAACCTCCGTGAAAACTTGAAGAACCTCCGTATTCTGTGCCAGAGTAGCTATCAATAACAACGCCACCTTTAACGCCGGAATATAAATTCCCGGCTGGGGATTGTCCCCAAGAATCATAGTAATACGTACCTGTAAAGGTTACAACGTCACCTACTCGCGGAATTCCATCCCCACCAGAAGATGGCGGTTTTGGCTTAGGTGGATCAGGCTTTTTTGTAACGGTCACGCCACATGTAGCAGATATTCCCGAACCATCCATTGCCATACATGTAATTGTTGTACTACCAGGCTTTATACCTTTGACAGTTCCATTACTAACTGTTGCGATACTAGTATTTGATGATGTCCATTGCACTTTTTTATTTGCTGCATCCGTAGGACGGATATTAGCAGTTATAGTTGTACTTTTACCTTCCTGTACAGATACAGATTTAGGTTTTAATTCAATTAATGCAACGGGACGATTATCTATATTAGGCTCTTTTTCAATTTCAGATTCTATACTATCATTATTCGCTTGACTTGAATCAGACTGAATCTGATCGGTTGGTGTATCTGTAACGAAATCATCTGGCTTATATTCAGGAGCAATAGTATTACTATCATTAACTTGACTTTCAGCACCAGATTGTGAACCTATGTTATTGATATTTTCTTGAAAATCTTTTGATGGCGTGAAGCCAGTGTTATGAATGATTTCATTTATTTTATCGTAAGCATCAGCGTAATTATTAACAATATGATTCAACATTTCAGAAATAACTTGCTCTTGCTCAGAAGCATTATACTTGACATTATTTAAAGTATCATCAAGTGCTTCGTTAAGGTCGCTACTGAGTGAATCATATCCACTTTGTCTTATCTCATATTCACGATCTTTCTGCGTTTGCTCAAGTTCACTTTCAGCATCAGCTAATTGACTCCTGAGTCTCTTAAGTTCTGCTTTGGCACTTTCGTTGTTTCAATTATGTTTCCACTTATTCGCTACATAAGTGGGAGAGTAGTAGCACTCTCCTCATAGTTTCCTATGAGTTCAGATCATATCTTCTGTAAAATTAAGCAATTTTCTTTTTGGGTATGTATTTTATTTTTTTGTTTTGATTAAGAGGTTTTAAATTTAATTTTTTTATTAAGATATCTTCTATATTATCAAATTCCCAATAAGGAATTCTAATAAGTTGTATGTTCTTATTTTTACAATATTTATCTTTTATTCCATCGTATAATTTTGTTCTTTGAAAATGTTCTTCGCCCCATACGGAATGATAATGATGTCTTCCATCTGTTTCAATAATAGTGTTTAAATCTTCAATCCAAAAATCAAAAGGAAGTGCTCTGTTTTTTCCTTTACAATCAGAAAATCTATAGTTATATTTATAATTGATACTATAGAAATTTAATAATTCCATAACTTTTCTTTCTGGAACACTTATTCTCTGAGAACATTTATCGCATCGTATCTTTTGATTATATTCATAATTTGCGAGTGTAGTCACGTAAATTTCACCACAATCCCCACATTTTATTTTTAGGTTTGGTGTATGATTATCTCTATAATCTTTTGGATTTAACAATTTATTATTATTTACAGCATCAATTCTTCGTTTGACCTCTTCGCTTGAAAGTTTTTGCTTTTCACTTGTTTTTTTATTTGCACATTTCAAACAGGCTCCATCACCATTTTTTATAGAACTAAGACTTGTCAGAAACTCACTGCCACAACTACCACACAATACTTTCAAATTTGATGTGTTTTGATTTTTATAATCTTCTGGATTTAACAATTTATTTTTATTTTTACTCTCTATTCTTTTAATTACTTCATCAACGGAAAGCTTATTTTTTGAGGTAGAATGATTAATGTTTTTAATATGTTTTCTGTTTCCACAAATAAAACAATGAAATTTTTTGTTATTTCTTTTAATATTTTTTAAGTAGTCTCTGTATTCTAAAATATATTGACGATTACAAAAATCACAAATAACTTCAACTTTATGATGAGAGTAATCAGGCAAATCTTCTGGTTTGACGATAAAACCATCTCTTATTTTGGTAAATTTATACCCTTTTTCTTCATACCATTTTCGATTGCTCCCATTCCACCTAACTTCAATCTTTTGTTTTTCTACTAACATTTTCCACCTCCATTCTTTTTATTCTCTTTTTAAATTTTTGATTTATAAGGTTACGCAAGAAAAAATCACGTATGTTTCAACGTGATTCTATGAATAATATTTAATTGCTTAATAAACAGTGTGTTTGTTTCAAACCGCCAATCGCTTGCGGTCTTACATGGGTTACACTCATCACCCATTGATCGTTGAACGTTCCTCTATTCGAGGCTTCGCTGCTGATTGTCCATTTTACGTCTATGACCTAGAAGATTGCATCTAGCATATCCATTTCTATAATTTTCACACATTCACACTTAGCCTTATTTCATGCTTATGTTGTAGTTTATAGAACTTTAGGAGTTCCCAGCAATTAAAACACATTCGGCAATATATTTACCGATTCTAACGCTGATATCTGTGCCTGAAGCGCATTGATATCCTTAACTTGATTTTTAACAGTTCTACTGTAATCGTCATTATCTTTTTTCGCTTGTAAAAGTTCACGATGCTTATCAATTGAATCTTGGATGACATCATTTTCTGCCTTAACCATCTCTTCCCAAAGAGAAACGATTTCGTCCCTGTAGGATTCAACTACACCAACATTTTCCGCAATATTATTGATAAACTCTTTGTTGTTCTCCTTATATTCTTCTAAGGAGATATTACCGTTATCATAATCTTTTTGTAGATTCTCTAATGCTTTTCTGTAATTTGCAATAGATTGTTTCGCCGCATTCATAGATTGGCTTATTAAAGCAATATTAGCCAAACCTGAATCCGTCAATCCACCAGTTTCACTTACAAACGCATCAGAATCCAAAAGATTTCTAAATTCATCAGTCTCATCAATTAGATCTGACAATGCTTCCTGACCATCAAAGAAAGGCTGCCATCTGACTTCCCAGATTTTATCTTTAAGTTCTTCAATGTCAGTAAGAAGTCCATAAATATCGTCATCAATATCAGCAATCTCGTCCGCGATTTCGTCGTATTTTACAGAACCTACATCATAAATTGCCTGTTGTTTTAATAATACCTGACGTTTATCGTATAATTCTTGTATGGATTTATTACTAATATCCATTTGCTTTTGATAATCAGATTCAAGAATCGGTTCATCACGAGCTTCTTTTAATGCAATGGAATTATCCAGAGTATCACTAATGCGAGTAAGATTATCTATAATGTCTTGATACTTTTTAAGAGTGGCTTCAAAAAGTTTTTCTTGCGCTGAATTAATGCGCTCCATGCTTTCATACCACTCGTTAGAAAACTCTTTAATTACACCGTCAGAAACTTGCTTGTCCAGTTCTTTTGTTAGTTTATCTACAGCTTCTTGTAGAGTAGTAAGAGGGGTAAGATATCCGAAGTTATCATTATAATCGGTACGATTTTCGAAATATTGTTCTATATTTTCTAGTTTCTCAACGGCAAGATCAAGTAATTCTTGTTGCATGTCTGCAATCGTGTCTTGCACGTCAAGGGCTTTTTCATACCAATCCCGATATTCGTCAATACTTTCTTTCAATGACTCATCAGTTATAGTTGTGATATCTATAGCACCATTCTTGACTAAATTTTGCCAGTAAGAATCAAGTCCAACTGCATTAGCTTCTTGAATATATCTATTATAAGCAGATTGTAAGGTACTTAGATTACTGCGAATTTGGTTCATAGCCTGATCTGCTACAGAACTTTGTTTTGATAAATCATAAGAATATGTTTCGATAGAATCAGTGAGTTGTTGCAGTGCCCGATCCATTCTATCTAATAAAATTTCGATTGCATCAAACTTTTCTTCAAATTCATCGGCTGCTTCTGAAACAGAATCGGCAGCAGATGCAGCGGCATTAGCAGCGTTATTAGCGGCTGAGGCAGTAGAAGAGTAATCATTATTGCCACTTCCAGAATAACCGCCAGTACCAGGGACAGGAAGCCGTCCACCAGTAGCATATGCAGTACCACTTATCATAGCAGTGCCGCGACTATTGATCTTACCTTTAGACAATAGTTCTTTTGTTTGTTGAGCATTAAAAATTATAGAACCTTGCGGAATTTTTGCAAATTCGGCACCGTTATCCCCTACAGTATACCAACGGTTTGAGCGTGTCACCACCATTTCCTGACCTTCTTCGCCAGTCAATGCAACTTCGGTACGCTTTGTTCTCCAATTTGGATTTAGTATACTTTCGTCCTGAAGTGTTCCCATAGCAAGAGCGCGTCCAGAAAGTTTGGGAATAGGGTGTAATCCAGTTGTTCCGCTAAGATGTGCGGTTCCAGATAAGCCGCTTGCTCCGCTAAATAGATTAGAAATTGTATTTCCAACTGTTTGAATTGTATATTGAATGGTTCCGAATAATGTTGGTGCTGATGTTGGGAAAATACCACTATAGTTTGCAATGCCTCCTATATTTGGTGCACTACTAGGATGCTCTCCCATATCATAATCTGCTTTACCCTCAGCATTAGGAACGCTTGATGGAGAATCCCCTAGAACAAAATTTACTGTTCCATCTTCATTCAATACAGGAGCAAGTTCTTGTTCAACCCCATCTACAATAGCAGTATAGGTAATATTTCCATTTTCATCTTTTATAGCGTTAATTTCGGTGGCAACTCCATCAACATCAGCAGAAAAATGAATAGTTTCACCTTCTGTAAGATTAGCAAGCTGCGCATCTAAATCTTCTTTGGATAATGAGACTTGTAAATCTAAAGTTTCGGAATCCACTCCAAGAAGTTCGGATAACTGTTCTTTAGTCATCCCAGTTTCTTCCATTATAGAACTAGCGGCCGTTTTGAATTCTTCTGTTCCCAAGAAATCATCCCAGTTGGTAACTTCACCATTCGCAAATGTATCTTGAAATGCATTTTGCAGATCAAGCAAAGATGAAATTTGATTTTGGATTGACTCACGTTGAGAGTCGGATAGGTCATCATTAAATTTTGCGGAAAGCTGAGAAATTTTATCATACGTAGATGCGTAATCGTCATCACTATCTTCTGTATATCCAGTTTGTTCTTCTCTAGTTTCACGATACTTCATTTTTTCAGCTATCCTAGAAGCACCAGTTTCAGAAGATCTATCACCAGATTGCCAAGCTAAATCCAATTCATCTATCTGTTGCTGTATTGTAGCCAAATCATATTCGAATTTGATTTTAACAATTTGGTCTTCGGTGAGTAAAGATAAATCTTCCTGATATTTTGCATACTCTTCATCCCATCCAGCAATTGTATCACCAAGTTTTTGCTTAGTAGCACCTTCATCCATAGAATCATATAATGCCTTCATATTGTTCAGGGTAGATTCTATTTCACTTAATCCGTCACCACTAAACATTATATCGTCAAATTCAAATCCATAATCTTCAAGTTTATGCAAAGCAGTATCTACAGCATTTACATTAACACCTAATGCATCAGCGGCTTCAGCGGTAGTTTTGAATGTAGGAATGATTTCTGCAAGGCTTCCATCATCGTTATAATTAATTTCAGCTAATCCCCAATCACGTAAATCTGTAGAGAAATTCCACATGCTTTGTAGAGGGTTTTCAGCATCAAACCAACGTGATACAGTTTCATATGCTGATTGCCAGGCAGCAACATACGCATCTGAATCGTATTTATAGTCGTCCTCATTAATTTTACCAGGAGCGAAGAATTTTGCTGTAGATTGAAATTCATCGGTTCCTACTAATCCTTGATCATATAGTTCTTTCGCCTGCGCAAGATATTCAGACATAGTATCCCACTGTGAACCAGCATTTTCAGATTCAAAAGCTGCCTGAACACCTTCAAAACTGCCATCCACACTCTCAACTGCATCAGCAGCGGTGGTAGCGGCCGTTGCCATGTCATTGAAATATCTAACGACATCTTGTAAGTTTTCTACGCCTATATCTTTGGCAGATAAACCAAGTGTTTTGAAAATATCTTCAGTTAATTCGCCGGCGTTCGCTAATTCTTGAAAATAATTTTTTAAAGTTGAAGCAGAAGATTTTCCAAAATATTTGTCAATGGAATTGACTGTTTTTTCTGCTTCAGACATACCAAGTGTATTATAGTGTTCAAGTTCATTTAAAGCATCTCGCAGTTCATCTACTGTACTCTGGTATGATGGACTAATGGCATTTCCATTTTCATCGGTCATTGCTTCAATTTGTGATGATAATAAAGCCTGCTTCTCAGCAACTTCAGATTCAATCAAAGCTATGTCATTATCTACACTTTTTAATAATGCATCCTTAGTATTGGGAGACATGAATAAGTTCTCTAACCCATTAGCTAATTTATCAGCACTATCAATTTCACCAATATCATCTAAAGAAGTTGATGTAATAGAATTTAAAATTTTTTCTCTTCGTTCTTTTAATGTTACTAATTCTTCAGTATCATGTCTAATTATATCTGTGTCGCTAAATGAATTAAACGCTTTTGCAGTTTGATTTAGTCCACCTGGAATCCTGGCTGCGGGGGAAGCAACGCCCATAATACCTCTTGCAATTACAGCAGATGTCGCATCACTTCCATACCAATCCATAAGATCCACTAAAAGTCCTTCTGCTTCACTAGAATTCTTTGTTTTGTAAAGTGTGGATAAAGAAGATGTCTTTTGTGAAAGATTATATGCATCAGCAGCGGCTTGCTTTTTTGCGGCAGTAGCGATATTCTCTTGCAATGTAAGCATTTGTTCTAATTCTGCCTTTTGAGCCTGTAGATTATCTAATTCTGCTTGAGATGTAATAGTTAAAGGCTGACTGTTAATGGTAGCAATTTGAGAATCTATGTCTGACAGTTGAGATTTTAAATTTTCTACTTCAGCAGAAGCAGATTCGTAATTGGATTGTGAATTTTGGAACTTTTCTAATGCCTCATCATAGCTTTCGTAAGCACTATCAATTGCTTTTACAATACCTGTTATAGCAAGACCTATGGCCAAATCTGTCCCTAAATTTAAAAGATTGGCTCCAATGCTTTTTCCAAAGCTTTTTAACGTATTTCCAAATTTGGAAGTGGATTTACCGGACGATTCGATAACAGCACCCATATCAGTAATATCTTTTTTGCCTAAGTCTACATCATTTAAAAATTTAAGTAATGCTTTATCACTATATTCCATTGATTCAGCCCAAGCTTTCCAAGATGCAGGCTTAGTCATAGTTCCGACTTTTTGCCAAGCCTTCGTCCATTCATCAGATAAGGATCCCTTTTTAAAGGTTTCGAATATCGTACTAAAGCCATTGTGTTTGTCATAGTTGAAAATCACTTTTGCAATTGGTATAATATGTAATATCTTGCAAATATCACATATATTTTATATGGATTAAGTAAGATAATTAAAAATAAAATATTGATTCGAATAGGTGATAAAGATGTATAATGGAGAAGAATTAACAATATATTTTTGCCAAAACTGTTATGATAATAATGAGCCAAAAGGAAATGGAGATCCAAAGAACATGCAATATATCAGAGGATATATTGGCGGATGGGGACATGGATTATCAAAATGTCCATATTGTCAGCAAGATATTGTAGATTTGAATTTTACGCATGATGATTTTATAGCTATCAGAACAGCTTCAAATTATAATCGACAGTTTCTTGATGCCATGATTAAACTTCATGATGAAGACATCATTGCTTACGAAACGAAGATGGCCGAACTTCGTGTAAAAGCAAAGGAGTTGGAATCCATTAAACAAGAAGAGCGCAAAACTAAATGTCCAAAATGTGGTTGCACTGAATTTACTCCTTTGAGAAAGAAATGGAGATTGCTCACAGGCTTTGCAACGAATAAAGTAGAGTTAGTATGCAATAACTGTGGATATAAAATGCAACCAAAATAAATACTGAATCAATTGACAAAGGCGATGATAATGAGGTTCTATTATTATATAGGTTCTCATTGTTGTTGCCTTTGTCATAGTTAAAAACCGTTTGTTTTTAAAAATATCCATGTTATAATATACTTGCAATATATTAAGGAGGATTGATTAAATGGCATTTAATAGTCATGTAACAATTTGTTCTAACCGCGATTGTAATGTTAGATTATTATATGATCCAGACAAAGATAACACTGATAAATCTAATTTCTGTTTTAAGTGCGGATCGCCGTTAATACATACAACCATTACCGCAGAGGAAATGTTTTTGATTAGACGTGTATCAGAAGATAGAGAGTTTATAGAAGCTATGATAAAACTCCAAAAGGAAAATATTATAGAGTATAAAAGTCGTATTGCACAATGGAGAGAAGATGCGAAACGTGCTGGGTGTTATGGAACTGAAGAGCAAGCTAAATATGTACCACAGGCAAGTAATCTTCCCAAATGTCCGTATTGCAATTCTACAAATATCAAGAAAATTTCTGCTACAAACAGAGCAGCCTCCATTATAGGCTTTGGTATTTTAAGTAAGAAAATTGGAAAGCAGTGGCATTGTAATAATTGTAAAAGTGATTTTTAAACAGTCTTATTAAATAGCGATAAATCATTAAGAAAGTGAGCATTAACCATGTTCAAAAATTTGATATATGATAAGCAATATAAAGTTATTAGCTCTTTTATCGTATTTGTGTTTTTGATTTTGCTTACAACGTTTATTTACACAGATAAAATTCAAAAATGCTCAGAATCATATGCCGCTGATAATGAAGTGTTAAATTGTTACAATGCATTAAAAATATATCTTGATGAATAAGTATAAACACTTAGTTTAAAATCAAAATATTGTGAAAAATGCAAAGGCAATTAAAATTTTGAAAATGAATATTACATTTACTATAAGGGGGTGTATTTATAATGCCAGATTATATAAAATATTGCGCTGAATGTCAGCGATTGCATTTACCAAAAGAATTCGCATATCCAGTATGGGGGTATAAATTTATTTTACCAGAAGAGGCAACGGAATGTGAATATGGACATCCTATAAAAACATTAAATGTCACATATCAAGACTTTAAGGTTTGGATGGATGTTGCAATAGACCCTAATTTTTTTGATGCCATGATTAAACTTCATGATGAAGACATCATCGAATATGAATTAAAAATGTCTCAACTGCGAACTCAAGTAGAACAGCAGAAGGCAGCAGAAGAAAGCAACAAGCCTAAATGCCCAACTTGTCAAAGTACCAATATTCGTAAAATTACTACAGCTTCAAAAGCAACAAATGCTGTATTATTTGGTTTGTTTGGTAATAAAAGAAAAATGCAGTTTCATTGTAATAATTGTGGATATGAGTGGTAGAGATTAGTTAGATAATTAGTCTTTAGTCATGACTTATTATATGATAAAAAAGTTGCTTCCAAATGTCCAACCACATGCTAAAGCTATCAGTTCCTCGTATATTGATTAATAAATATAGATCACTCAATATCTTTTTATATTTTGGTTTGGGTGGGAGTGGTAGACTAATGTCAGAAGGATTGAGTAAAACATGCACATGTGGGTCTTGTGTGTTTAAAATAGAATCTGAATCGGCTTTGTTATTTATGCTATTATACATTATATAACACCAACTTTCTTGAAAGGATATAAATATTATGTTGTCAAACGATGAGATTGCCGCAATATATACTCAATTTATAAACGACTTGGATATAAAAAGTAAAATGCCAGAAATAATTCCAATGCCGCGTTTAAAAATGCAATATCTTGCACAAGTCAAGCAAATTACGTCCGATATATATGAAATTGCATTAGGAAGTAAATTTTACAATCCGAAAATAAACAAAAAGTATATTATATCAAATCTATATCATGAGTTTACTCATGTTTATGATCAAACTGTTTTACTAACAGATATATATGATAAACAAGAAAAAACAAATATACTCTATCCATATACAGAATATCATGCTGCGCAAATTCAAATAAAAAAATTATTAGAACTATTCCACAATCCTAATAAAAACATTACAAAATCTACAACTATTTATAATGAGAATGGAATTATAACATTAAAAGAATTCATTCAAATTCAAAACGAACAATTTAATTTACGGCTTGAACATGCAAGACGAATTAATTCAAAACAAAACTTTCATTTATTAATGTATTGGATTGTATATAATATTGGATTTTATTCTATATATAACCAGTACAATATTTTTGAGGATTTATTTATCTTTCATTTACCCTTTACATATGTACAAGATGATATGTGTGCTCTAATAGACTTATTAATAAGCACAGAACCATCGGATGCTTTTTGTTATGAATCTAATAATATGATAAACAAAATATCCTCATCTATATATAGTAATGAATTAAAATGATAAGTTGAAAATATTTTAATACGTCACTGATGTTTAAAAGCTGGATTTTCTAAAGAAACTCTGCTAATTAAACCTTAGTTTAATTGGGTATAAATATATTGTTACGCTCACACATGTAAACCATGAGAACGTAGTTTCTCACGACGTTTTTCAAGATATATTTTTTCATATTTCTCATACTCTTGCTGTGATAAAACACCAACTGGATCATCATAAACAAGAGAAGTCATTTTTTTATTATAATCATCAATACATGATTGAATATTTTTATTAATATCTTTCAAACTTTCACCATCCTTTAAAATATTGTGTTTGTAGAAATGGGTATAAATTATGCAGTATAATAAGATAAATAATATTATAAATAGCTATAAAGAAGAATATAAAAAATTCATGCTGATTAGTACATTTCCAGATTTCAATATTGTTATAGATGATACACTAGGCGCAAATCTCAAAACAACCTTTGATAAGGGAATACCAACATTTTTACTTTCCAGTACATACATACCAGAACTAAAATCAAATGCTAGACCAGGAGTTTATCATGAATTAACACATATTTTACATGACAGTACAATTCTTACAGGACTAAATAAACAGCAAAGAGAACCATATATTAAATGGTACACTGAGTATTATGCTACACAAGTTCAAATGAAAGCAGCTTTGGGATTTAACAATTATTATGAAAATTATAAATTTCAATTATCTACAAAGGTTAATGATTGGATTTATAAAAAGAATGTAGCTGAAGATATTGCATATAAAACCTTAGATTATAAATCGACTATTCAATCATTTATAAAAAATAAAGATATATACCATATTATATTACATTCAATTTATTATTTAAGTCAGATTAATTTCTGGAACAAGTATTGCAAAGAAGATGTATCAAAGTTGATTGATTATGAATTTATATCATTATTATTAGGTAAGCATGATATTGAAATTTTAGATGGATTACTAAAAAATCCTGAAATTGATAATTTTTCATATTTTTCTGACTTAAATAGCATCTCTAACCAAATCTCTAACAAAATAATTATGAAATTAAATATACTATAGAGATATCCATCCCACCTGTGGGTCTACCAACATAAAGAAAATATCGGCTGGGAAAAAACTCGGCGGTAGTATATTATTTGGTGTTTTTAGTAGTGACGTAAGGAATACTATGCATTGTAAAAACTGTGGACATAAATGGTAGGGAAATTTATTAATGAATAAAAAACAGTTTTTGAATTCACTGTCCAATAATGCTATCCAGGTAATAAATCAATTTTCAAACATCCCTGAACGAAAACCATGTGATGTTTATTTCTCAGATGATAAAAATTGTGTAAATAAATGGTGATATTGGATTAATCAGTCTGGTACAGAAAGATATTGTTCGATTGTATATGGTTGCGAAAAATTACCTGACTCTACATTAAGATCTAATTTAAAACGTTTCAGATTAGGAATAACTTTCCCGTTAATAGATACTTCAATGGTATCAAACGAGCAGATTGAATCATCCTTTTTCTGGCGTATGAATTTAATATGAATATCATTTGTTATATATTCTTTTATATTAATCAATCCTTTCTTTGATTAGTAGGTGGAGGTAGGAATGAAACTTAATTTGGAACAAGACTGAATCGGTTATAAAACATGTTATGATAAAGAGGGGGATTTATTATGCTTTTACCTGGTATAATTATATTTTGTATCGTTTATTATATTGCGAATGTTATATTTGACAATTCAGGTCTAGCCCTTACTGTAGCTATAGTTTTAACCATTGTTATTCTCTTTTTGTTTGCTATTATATATAATGTTGTTACATATTAATTTATACGTACAATGCAAGACGGTGTTATGAGAGATCCATCTATACAAACTCTTAGAAAAGAAATAGAATTTCTATTTGTGAGATGAACATCTACATGCAATTCAAAGTTCAGTAAATTATTTAAGGAATTTTGATTACTTATATGACAATAGCCGATAGAACCTAAAAAGTCTACCGGCTATGTATAAAAGGTGCAGCAACAACCATGTGTTTATAATAGCATAATATATGTCCAATAAAAAGTACTTTGATTATTTTTTTGTAATAATCTAAATTATTTCAATATGATCCACATCTCGCAAGTTAAAAACAAAATAAGAAGTTTCATCCTCTATTTGCAAAATCTTATCAGTCTTTAAATCTATTTTTTCATATCCACTGACTGCGAACCATGATTCATTACCATTTGTTTCATTAAATCTATAATGACCTAATATATAATAATCGTATCCTTTGAGATATATCTTCATATTTGAACCATGAGTATAATCCAATACATCATTCCATATATCATGATAAGTATTGGTATGTAAATGGTTAAGTAAAAAGGTATTAAATATTTTGCATTTTGCAACCATAGCAATACAGAAACCAATAAATACATTTATTAAAATAGCAATAGCAGAAGTAATATAAATATTATTGCTGATATAAAATAATGATAATAATGAAAGCGTAATATAACTAATAACGCAACTTAGAATAATTGTTGTATTATTATCTGTTTTTACATTTGTAATATGTTTAAATACAAACATCAAACAATACCCAGGAATAATATATTGTAAAATACTTGGTATATTATTTATTAATACTTCTATATTATGAATTGGTATCATCTCCTTATTGCATACTATTTATTTTTTTTGTTCCCTTTGAATGGCTTTGTAACATTAGTGCCATTATTACCGTACAAATTTGTGCTTTTCCTATGTTTTGTACTATGAGCTTTTGTAGATGATTTAATTTGTCTTTTGTTTGATTTATTATTTGGCATTTTCACTTATTCTCCACATGTTTAATCTATATATAAACATATTATATCAGAGAATAGTAGTATTATAAAATATTTTCTACTCCGTTTTTGCAAGTCGGCAGTAGTTTGTGTGATATGTACTAAGTAGGGTAGCAGTAGTGCTAATCATATCCCTATTCGCTTCTCAGGGGCTTTCCCCCAGGTTACGGACTGTATATTGCAGCCAATGATACAATTATGCCTGTATCACGCTGTGTCTTGTCAGCCTCTCGCACGATATATTATGAAATCACACTTTCATTCTAGCATATACCGCGTCGGTGACTACCGTTTTCGTGTAGATACACTTATTCCATTCGGAACGCTATTTATATTAAATGCGCTTTTATCTCATCCGTTTGGCACCATTTCTGGCTTACGGCTTCCCCCGATATTCGACAATTTAGGTTATAACCAAGGTTCGTATTAGCAACTTATGATTAATTGCCGCAAACACCCTATATGTTAATTGCGTGGCATTATTACGCAATCTTATATAAGGGGGCATTTATAACTATGACTTTATATTTACCCGAACCTGTAGCTGATTTCAAAACAGAAAATGCAGCTATTAAAGCAGGAATTCCATCACCAACACTTGTAAGTTTAGTTATGATGTTGAGAAGTCCTGTGCCGGAGTCTATAGCTCCCTTGAATAAATCTGAATCTAAAGCTGAAGTCGAGAGAGATTGGAAGCTATTTTTGAATCCCTCAATTTTCTTATTATGTTCGATAAACTTCGCAATAGTTTATCAGTTGTTGATTAATATTTTATAAATGCTATTTTGAATAATGATTTACATTTAAAAATATTGTTCATTTAATGTTCTCCATCATATAATTAATCAACAACATCTCGTATTTTCATACAAGAACCGACTATTTCTTAACCACACTCATTCAAAATAGAAGAGTAGCAGTCATACCTTTTCCGTTTATGGGTTTTCACCTGCGCCATTTGCGATTGCGCCCGTACTTCTATTGATTCAACTATTCGGGATTTCCACCCTTATTTTTATATTCTCTTTTTAATATGTGAAAAAATTAGAAATGAAATAGAATATTGTTGAATCCCGACAAGGGAATAGTCTGTGAACGTTCACCCTCGGCTCAAGTACCGTATGGTCTACGGGATACGTTAGGGTGCTTCGCTGCATGAACAACCATTGTTTTATCTCTACGTTTTAAAACTGTCATATAGTAGTTTCCCCTATATTGTAGTGTAGAGCTTTAGGTATTACCTGCAATTAAATATGTTCTTATTCGCATATTTCTATGCGATCAGGCAAAATTTGCCTGCTAATGAATCTGTATATGCTTCATATTTCTGTATACTCTGACCAGAAGCATTGTCAGCAGTTTCAATGTATTTCTCTACATTTTCCCACTGCTCCATCAAAACCATAAAATCATTCATGTGATGCGTTCCGGCGAAAGCCTGTGACACTGCTCTTTGTTGTACCCCACTCAGCGAAGTCCAACGGTTAGCTGTTTCCTCAAGTACATCATCAAAATCCCTAAATTCATCCTGTGAGTCTCGTAATGAAATTCCTACTCCACGAAGAACGGTTTCTACATTACTAAGATCCTCACCTGTCTCATAATCTTTCAAACGAGACAATTTAATATTTCCCATTCTTGAGAATATTGCATTCAATGATGTACCAACAGAAGACATACCTTCTTGTGTTGTTTCTCCAATTGCCGCCGCATATGAAAGAAGTTGTTTTGTATCTACACCTGCCTGTCTTGCGTTAGCGGCCACTTCATTAAATGCAGAAGCAAGACCACCTACATCTGTGGCTGATGCCATATCAATAGCAGAAATTTGATCAACAAAATTCATAACCTCAGATTCATCAAGGTTGTATGACTTCATAGCGGCAGTAATGGTTTTAGTTGCATCTTCAGAAGATAAATCACCAATCTTAGATAAAACAATTGAATCTTCAGCAAGTTTTTGTGATTCTTCAATCGACTTCCCTTGCTTAAGCCACTCTGTAGCACTAGTTGCAACATCTGTACTTGTCGCCTTTAACTGCTCTCCAAGTTTGCTATATGTAGACATTAGCTCTTGGGCTTGTGTATTGGTTACACCAGTTGCCATTTGCAAGTTAGTCATGGCAGCATCTACATCAAGTACATTCTGCGCCATCTGTCTCGGAACTTCCAGTATTACATTTTGTAACATTCCATAAATTCCAACAAATTCAGCAATTTGACTGGCTGCACGTTTAAGTTCAGAAAGTCTTGAATTACCTGTTAAACCACGTACTTGCGCTTCTGAAACAATTTGTCTAAACTCTTTATTGTATTGTGAAAGTTGATCACTCGTAGTTGCCTGTTTTTGCTTTTCTGCAAGTGAACGTAAAACTTCACCATATTCTTTTGCCGCCTTTGTATTATTATTAAGCCAAGTCAAAGTTTTGTTTGAAGCTGTAACAGCATCCATACTACTAATTGGTTTAGATAATCCAACTAATTCATTATTTAAAACTTTTACTTGATTCTTACATTTCTCCAGTATACTTGCATATTCATTATATTTTGCAATATACTCATTGGCATTTAACGTTTTTGATAGACCACCATTGCTGACTCCGGTTTTTAATTCTTTTTGTAAACTTAATAATTTTTCAAGACTAGCTTGTGCGGATTTATACGATTCTGAATCAGAACCAGAAAATTTTCTAAGATTTTTTTGAATAGAAGATGTATCCACATCCAAGAAAGATTGAGAGACACGCTTCTTTATTTCTTGGGCTTTTTCTTCAACAGTTTTCATTTGATTCAAGTATTGATCAAACATAATAAACTGTTGACTTTTCCCATAATTCGCATTAGATTTTTTGGAAAGCTGTTTATTCCACCAATCATCATAATTCTGTTGTGCTTTTGTTAATGTTTTTAATGGTTCAGAAAAAGCGTTTCTTTGTGTTCTGGCAACCGCATTTATTTGCTTTTGCAAGGCGGTGGAATATGATTTCCCTGCGCTTTCTCCAAGATTTTTAAATTGCTTATTAAAATTTAAATCCTTGGAGTTTATACCACTAATGTTAAATTTCAAATTAATATTTTTATTCTTTAAACTATTAATTTGCTGTTCTAAACGGTCAATTTTTTCTGCACCATGTGGACGTATATTAACATCAACATTAAAATTTGTCCCCATTGTTTCCCCTTTCTCAGCAAAAAAATAAACCCTCGAAATGAGAGTTTAAATAAATCTGCTATGTGAAATTATTTTCTAAAGCTTGCCTGATATCTTCTTCAGCTTCAAACCATGTGTCTGCCTTACCGAGTATTCCAGAGCCGTTATGCTGGGCTTCTTGAAATACTGGGAATCCTGGAGTCCCCGTGCTATATGAGTGCTCATTGAGATGGATATTATAATGATAACTACCATTGCCACCAGAAGGGGGAATGGAATCTGGAGAGTTTTCATATGCTTTGGTTCTTTTATATCTCTTTGGACTTCCCTGTGAATAAAAGGATTTAATATCTTCTTTTGTCATATCAAATCCTTCTTGGTAAGCTGCATCGACTCTAGGTTTAATTATTTCTCTGTCGATTGTACTCATTATTTTCCCCATCATATCACTTCCTATTTTTCATGTTCCTGTTTCCAAATTTTTAATGCAGTAATTTCCGCATCTTTTTCTTTAAGTTGTTTTTGCTGTTCGGCAATACGTTCTCTTTGGCCCTCGTAAATTTTAGTGTTTGGAACTTTATGATTTTTAATTACCTTATTCATTGCGTTAGCAATAGTTGTTTCAGTAATATTTTTATCTTTCATATTCTGCATAAATTCTACAGCTAATTTCATATCTTCATTAGATATGTTCTGAATATTCAAATTAGCGATACCAGAAAGAGCATCTACAAAAACATCAAGAAATTCGCCAAGTTTACGCAGTGTATCTGAGCCATGGATAATTTGCTGTTTTTTAAATTTAATAATATCAATGGCATGCTTTTCTATTTCACAAATATCACTATTATGTTCTTTTATATCATCAATTAATACTTTGATCTGTTCATCAGCCATTACTGTATCATATACAGATTCATTTTCCTCGAATGTTATACCGTTAATACAATATAATGCAATAGCAATGGTTAATGAAGATTCATAATAATAAGGAGTATATTCACCATCTGTAAAACATGCGGATACAATATTATCAATCATATTTATTTTGTCAATAAGCGTTAGTTCCCTAATTGCAATTTCATTAGATTTTGTCATATATACATTTCCTCACAATTCTCAAAAAATTAATAAAAAAGGAAGCCTAATATAGACTTCCCTTTTATCATATGAAATTAAGTTTTTATTTCAATAACAACTCTTTGATTTCATCAATAGTCTTGCCAGACTTTACAATCATTTCTACAAGTTCTTCTTTTTCCTTTTCAGCAGCTTTAGCGGCTTTTTGTGCTTCATATTTAGCTTTATCTTTTTTCAGTTGCCTAAGAACTAATCGTTCTGCTTTAGTGTCTTCTACAAGCTTTGCAATTTTTCCCTCTGATGACTTAATCAATGCATCATAGTCTTTTTCAGATACTTTTTTACGTCTACCAGCCATTGGAATACCTCCTATACATATTTATAATTTTGGCTCAAGAATACCACTTTATATATAAATAGTAAAGGGATATTTTGTAAAAATATATATAAAAAAATAATGATGGAATGTGATGATTACACGGATCTAGAATTCGACATATTTTATCAGAAAACACAACATACTTCTAAAAGAAAATTATCAATATTATAACGATAACGAGTACGTTTTTTATCATTTTCTATATTAACGGGATTCATTTGAAGAACATCATTATAATTAATTGATTTTTTTAACAGGGTAGAAGTGTACTGGAGAAAGTCTTTAATGTTTACAAAATATGTAGCGTTATTTTTATTGCGAAAATTTAAAATGAATCCACATATAACATTGCTGTATTTGCTCCATTTTTGTAATCCAACTATCTGATTCTTTTTAATTTGAAAGGTATGTTTTTTACTATTATTTTCAAAATCCTCTCTCCAGAATGAAAACGAAGATTGTGTTGATTTTAATTCGATAGGTAGTAGCTTTTGCCGAGCTGTATCAAAAAGAAGAAAATCGCATTCATTATCAGAAGCAAATCTTGTATTAGTTCCTCCTGAAAATGAAGCAGCATTATCATTTAGTCTTTTAAACCAACAATAATCAGGAATTGATTTTTTAAAGTCATCTTCAAATAATTTACCTTCATTTTTAGATATCAATATCACCAACTTTCTTTGGAATAGAGTAGAAGAGCAGTGATTCAGCATATACTCATCTACCCTAAATATCCTTAGCACATCGCTGAATATCAAGTGCTAAAAATATTTATATATTGGCTTATTATAAGTTTAGATTTTATAGTAATTTCTGCATTCACCAGTTTTAACCAACAATTACGTAAGCAGATTTTACAGCTATGTATCAAACTTTCATTAATTGATGTATATCTATCGTATAACTGGTGAATGCACTATGTGTTAATAGTAAGACTGACATTTATAGTTCTTCTTGTTTCAATTTCGATACTACAGGGATTACTTTTAAATGTTGTTTCACATATTTGTATTTTTCTTCTCGTTTATGATTTCCACCCAACTTTTTATAGGCAGCATAAATTCCTTCAAATTCCTCAACTTCGTTTTCTGGGATGCCATCTAAAGATATATATCTACTAAATCTTTGATCAATTTTATCACCAAGAAGCTCCATACTTCCAAACATTAAGGCTTCAATTTGCTTTTCACGTTTATCACCATTTTGAGCAACGACTTGGATACTATCCACTAATTCTTTTTGTATACGAAAACTTTGTTCTCGATCATGTACACGGTTTTCAGCAAATTGGTTGATTTGTTTTTGTGTTTCGGCAATGCAATCTCGAATTTCTTCTGTGACTTGTTTAATATTATCACGTACTAATTGGTCATGACGTATAGATTGATTGACACTTTCCTTATGCGTGCGCCGAAAATCTTCCATATCATTTGTATGTTGCTGTTGTAAAGAAGAAAGGCTTTCAGCAGTTTTTACAAGTAACTCACGTTCTTTGTCGCGTTTTGTAGTAATACCAAATTTCTTTTTAAATTTTGACCATAATTTTGCAAAACATAAGATACACGAAGCGATAATCGGAGTTGCTATTAATAATGATGTAATTATATAATTCCAGTCTATACTTATTATCGTAACAATATCATCCGGTTTCATTTTTCAATTATCCTTCCGTATGTTCTGTATCCTTATATGTATTCTTCAGTTTTTCAATCATATCCTCAACTTGTTCTACGAGGAGTTCACCGTCTTTAATTCCATCTGTAATCTGTTGTGCAATCTGACTAGGCTTTGACACATTGAAATTGTTATATACACCATACGCAGTAGTTGCAATCAAGAAGATAGTAGATATAATATTAGAAACTTCATCATTTGTAACTGGTAATGTTTGTATTCCAAAAATCTGTAAGATAGCATTAATTAATGCTACTAATAAAACGACAACGCCAATAACATTTTCCTTTGTAAGTCCTTTTAAATTAATATTCTTCATTTTTTTCTCCCTTCTTATTAGGATTTGATTCTAGCCAATATTTCCAAACCATTTTTGTTGAAGGTTTATGAAACCAGCAACAGAGTTTTTCATTATATCCTTTATATACAAAAACTGGTTGCAGCCCATTTTTTGTATAAAAAATGATTTGTTTTGTATTAACAATGCATACAAGATTTTCCTTTCCGTATACTTCTTCAACATCTTGCAAAGTCTTAAACTTTATATTAAACACCTCACTAAGCAAACCGTAAAAAATAGGGATATAAAATACTGTGAATATTCTATATCCCCACATATACAATTCACAATATTATAATTTTAAGATGAAGCCATAATTCCAGAAGTCTTTAAAGCTTCAATAACAGCATTAATCGCTGTTTTATTTGCATCTGCAAGCGTAGCTACCTTTTGTACTTCTGCCTGATTAAATTCGGCACCGACTGTTCCGGCATTCTCTGCTGAGACAACATTAACAACACTGGACTGTTTTACTAAACCTGCCTTTGTTTTAGTAGCAGTAGAAGGGATGCCTTTACTTGCAGATTCAATTCCCGATTCCATGTTATTCAATGCATCTTTTGAAATGACTTCATCATCAACCCATGTTTTTTTTGAATATGCCATTAAAGTAACCTCCATTATTCAGATTTACCAACTTTTGCCTTTCCAACTTTACCCCTGCCAACCAAGGCTAAATCATCAGGGGAAATTATTCCCCCGACTCAGCCTCCTCTGGGAGCAGCATAAGATCCAACATATTACCATCATCATCAACCATCAAGTCACATGTGATAGTCACAGTGCCAGGATCGCCACTATTAGCAAAAGATAATGACATATTAGATTGTGGAACTGCTTTATATGCTTTAAACAAATACGGAAGAATATCATCATCTGTTGTCTTCATATATGTATCACCATAGACAGTGAACGCCTTTGGAAAACTTGTGGATTTAATGTTAATATTATAAACATCAGATACAGCAATAATATAAAATACATCTACATCCGTAACTCCACTTGCTTCAGATACAGTAATAGTATTATTGGACACAGAAGCTACCGTAATTTCTTTATTCATGTTTGCATCTGCCGCATCATATACCCATACTTGTCCTTTTGTAAGTTCAATACCAGATTGAAGAGTAATAGTGGTGTCATCGATTGTTGTTTTCACATGTTTCATAATGTTGGCTTTATTTGATTTTGTACCACCACTAAGCATTTCCCAGAGTTTCGGTGTCTGAATCTGTGTTTCGATAGTTAGTGTACCACCCTTTTCCCCAGAAAAAGACACTTTTTTAGGATGGCCTTTACCACCGTAAGCGAATACAGTTTCACCCGTAAGTTCTTTACTTGATGTATTTGCATAATCTACAAACAAATACGGTTTTTTTGTTTTGTAGTCAACAAAGACCATATCGCATACTTCACGGTTAGCCATTTGTTTTGAAAATACTGCATTATCAGCCATATTTATTTTCCTCCTTAAAAATAGTTAAAATAAAAAACACGGATTACTCCGTGTTTTTGCCATCGTCATATATGTTATTTGTCCATAACCCAAATTTGAATTTATTCTCTTTATCTCCCCATGCGGCAACTTGCGCACTTATAATACCGTATGAATCAATTACCTGAAGTCTTTCAAAAACATCAAATAACTGAAAGATTGTAATATCCCAAATATTACTCCAATTTTGTGACTCACTTTTCGCTGCGACGGAAGCGATAATATTAGGAAGAGTTAAATTTGGATTAGAACCTTTATTTTTCTGAAACTTTTTTCTAACTTCCATCATCCTTTTGTAAATCTTAATTCCACGTTTGTTCTTAGCCTTTTTAATATCATCTATTTCATTTTCATCCGGTGTGATGTGTACGCGTTGCAAAATAATATCGATAATACCTGCATAATTATCTCGGTTAATAATACCAGTTGCTACCAGTTCACCATTATTGTTGGATGTGGAAATGAAAGCTTTATATTCTGGATAAAATTGAAATGTCTCAACAAAAAAGAAATTTAAAGCAGATGTGATGATTTGTCGGAATCTATCATCAGTTAATACTAAATCAAATTTTGTGGTTTGAAATAATTGTTCAAAATTAACCTGCTCACTTTTTAAATAGACATCACAATAGTCTTCAGGCGTCATCCTTAAATGACTAACATATTGTGCATAAACATAGTATGAGATTTTTGCAATATCAATGAGCTTTGGAGATATTATAGAACCGACGTTATGGAGATAAAGTGGGAGAGGAGAGATGCAATCAAAGTAATCTAGTCTCACGATTTTGTCTCCTTAACCTTAAAATCTGGTATATTGTAGATCATTTGTCTTCCGTAGTATTTATTCTGTGGGAAGAAGTAATCTACATTAATAAGTTCTGGTTTTCCGATACCAAATCGATAACAGTTTTCTTCACTAGAAATAATGCGCTCCACTATGTCTGATACAATATCAACTTTAGTCCCAACATAATCTGCAACATGATATTTCATATCTTCTTTGTGTGAATATACCCAAATAATTAACTTTACATCTTTTATTGTTCCGGTAGGTATTCGTGGAACAGAGGTTTCAACACAAATATATGTTAATACTTCTGTTTGGGTTTCATCTACGTATAAATAAGGATAAATTTGACTAAATATAAGTTCAGAAGAATCAGTATAAGTAGAATTATTTTCACAAAGCGCATCGTATATTTCGGAAGAGTTTATTAACATACTTATAAGCTTATTTTTATAAAGTCCGAGGTCTTTTAAAACATTTTTTGTCATAAAACACCCCCTTTAAAAAATGCCTATTATTTTGATTTCTTTACTTGCAACAATTTCTTCATCCACAATAATTTGTAACAAAAAAGAACTACCAATGTAGTTCTCATTGTCAATTTCTATAGTGATTGTGTTATTGGATTCGCTATAATGTATTTTCTTATCAGATACAATATTCCATCTAAAATTATAATCTGTAAGTTCTTCACCTTTTGAATTTTCTAAGATACCCGTATATAATTGCTTAATTCCAAAACGTATATTGTCTTTACCAATAATCCTTGCAACGAAATCAGAATCTTCATCTGGTTTCGGTGGTTCTGATGGAATATCAGAGGTAGACGGAGATATATAATCACATATCATTAGTTCACAATTATCAGTCTCTAAGTTAAGTTCTGTTTTATCTGCAATTAAACTTAATAGCCTACCATGTTCCTCTCCATAATCATACAGCACATCATCACTTCGTGTTATTTTAAATACTTTTCTGGGATTTGATTTGTTGGTATCAATAAAGACACGTTTCCCTTCCAAATTAATAGTTTCATCGTCATATGGTACAAGGATAGTATAGTTATTAGATGTCAAAAATATTGTATTGTTCCCATTTTCACCAACATCATATTTGGAAGCTGAAGTATAATTTGTCCATCTTTCAATAATGTCGCCAGATTTATTTTGCCATCGTAGAAGATATTGACAAACAATTATAGTTGCCTTTTCATAAATAGTATTATTTCCAGGATAACCAGTAATAAGCCAGTAACGATTTTCAAAAAAGATATACATTCCAGCTTTCACTGTTCCAATGGGAAATAAAACAGTGCGCTCTAAAGATTTAAGTTGCGTGTCTGCCCCATTGCCTTGAATAATACATCGTGCTTCTTTACTTACAGATAAATCGTGATTATATAAAATAACGGTTGTTGCAAGTTCTGTTTCTAGTGATTCAGCAAAAGCATCACCCTTGTAGTCAGCAAAAGCATCATTTTCATAACCTCCAGTTATGTTAGGACGTGTTTGCGAGGTCATCAAATACCATTCTTCCATATAAGCCTCCTATACATAAGCCGTAGGCTTTTGATTATGAACCATATTACTTGCTTTTTCACATATATATTCTAAATGTGCTTTCTCGGCTGTCTTTGTACCGTTACTTCCATCTATGCTTAAATCTTTTCCAACTATACTTACACGTTTATTCACTAATGAGACTTGACGTTCTTGATATGACTGCATCATAAATTCAGCAAGAGTATCTATTACATATCGATCCAATAAACAATCAAATTCTTTCAGTTTTTCATCAAAATTCAGTTTATCCAGTTCAACAGAATATCTCCCTATAGCCTTTTTAAGCCATTCTAATTCCAAAGTTTCCGGCAATACTCGCTTATCAGCAAAGGAAGATTCAAAACTCTGGATGACATCATTTGCTGTAGTATTTGCCATGAGTTTTCACCGCCTTAAAAAGTTCTTATACCCGCATGCTTTTCACAAAAAGCAATTTTCTGATAGTCATTAAATCTCATTTCTTTAATCATATCTAATAGATATGTTTTTTCAGCTCTAGTAACAACATTTTTTTGAATATTATCTTCAAAAGACTTCTGTGTTTTTAATTCAAACATTTTTTTGATAGACTCTTTGGTTAAAAATGCTTGTTTCTTAGAACCAAAATCAAATGTTAATTCTTTTCTTGTAAAATCATCTTCGATATACCAAGTAGCATGAGAACCATTTCCATCTGTTCCGGTAATAAGTTTGTTCCCGTTTTGTGCCTGTGCAATAATTTCTTCTCGTGACAGAAGAGTAGTACCGCGTGGAGCAATACTAATATCACCTATAGAAGTTTTTCGTGCGGAACCAGTATTCCATGCGGCTATGCTTCTGACAATAACTTTTTCGTCAAGTCGAACATTCTGAATATCTTTTGATGTTTCGTTTTCCATATTATTTCCTCCATTGCAATTATCATTTTTCTTTCGACTAAAATTTATATTTCACTTCATTATAGAATTGAATGATTTTATCCAGTTGTTTTGATTTTTCAAATATATAATATTTTGTATTTGTATTTTTGTTGAATCCAATAGAAATATATTGAATTCCAAAAGAACGTATGAAATACGACATACGTTTTGAATAGCAGTAAAAGATATTATTCTTTTCCATTGGACTTGTCCTTATATTAATCAAAATAGCAGGCACGCAATTTACGTACCTGCCAATAAAATGCTATTTAAAATTACTCAGTCAGATTATCCAGATTTTTATCATGTAACAAACCAACGGCATATTCGCGCCCAGGAGCTACGATAGAACCAACTGACATATCAAATCTGGAAATAATATTTCCTGTTGCTACATCATTTCCACTAAATGATGTCAGTCCACCACGAGTTAAAGTATAAATTGGAGATTGGATACCTGTTGGGATTACAAATCCAAGTCCAGCCGGAAGCATTGTATCGAAATTATCACCATCTGTATTCAGCGTTGTAAAGTCATAAGGGTTCGGAATTTCAGACAGGATGGCACCATTATACATTCCCATCAAACCTGTATTATGAATTTCATCCATAATAGTACGGGAAATACCATTAATTGTAGGTGTAGTACCTTCATACCCAGCAAATCCATTAAATTGAGAAATTAGTGCGTAGTCTCCTGCGATTGTAGGTTTACCAAGACGTCTTACATTCGCAATTACTTTATCTGTATTTGTCTTAGTAAGTCCAGCATCTTCGGTAAAATATTTAACTCCATCTATATTTTTAATTGCATTATAAATAGTTTCTACAACATATTTAGCAGCCTTGTTTCTAATCTGTACGCGAACCTGTTCCTGAAGTTCATTTTCGTCTGTCATATCACCAACGGCAGCCTTTCTATAATCAACTGCATAACCGCCAGATATAGTTGTCATTGGAACAGATACACGTTTCTTTCTGATTACTGGAAATGTAACATCCTGACCCGGAGCTTGTTCCTTCGCATCAAGATTTACAAAATCAGGAACTTCTACTTCGCATGTATCGTTATATCCAACATTCTTATAGTTACCAAAGATGGATAAAAGTTTGATTTCCTGAATTAACTTCGGCTCCATTGCAAAGCGCCTGATTTCATTCAACTCTGAAATGGACATAAGATCTCCTGCTGAAGCTCTTTGATTCAACTCCTTAATATATTTAGCAGCAACGTCTGCCTTTTTCCCAAACGGTGAAAGATCTTTACCAGCAGCCATTGCGGAAAAGATTTCAACAACAGCAGATTTTGCATTAACTTTGCCGCTAACAAAATTAGCGTCTTTACGTTCATTATTAAGTTCAAATGTATAAGACATAATTATATTCTCCTTCCTGTATGTATAAAACATGTGATTGATTAAGCTTTAGCCGTAATTTCTGCTACGACACCATCATGGTTTCCAATAATTTTCGTCACAGTCAAGTAAACAGCGGCCGTTGGAGAAGCACTAACTTTTAGAGAACCATCTGCCTGAGACTCAAGTTTGTCACCAACATCGACTGTGTCTGGAAGTGGATAATCATAAATCTCAATAAGATTTCTTTTGCTTTTATCTAAATCGAGAACTCTTACATGTGTTCCTTTTGCAATTGGATATTTCGGAAGCCCTTCTTCATCACCACATTCAACCTGCATAATTACTTTTGTTTTGGCCACTCCGACTTTAAAAACGCCATCTTCTACATCACCAAATGCGCCATTAAATGTATCTGCATCCGTTACGGCGTCAATAAACGGTACGCGCTCGTGTTCAATTTGCCCGATACTATGAAATTTTAGTGCCATATTGTTTACCTCCTAAAAATAAATAAAAGCCGGATTTTATCCGACTTCATACATAATTTGTTATACAATTGTGCTTAATTTAAAAAATATTGATATCTTCTTTTTCCTCAACTACTGTTTCAGAACAAATTTCGGAGAAGATATCTTCGATATCAAACTCTTTTTTTGTAGAATTCTGTTCAGAAATTTTTGCATCAGAATTGGCTTTTTTCTGCTTATCAACAATAGCCATACAAATTTTAGACTTAATAGAATTGATTTCAGAAGTTACTTCATTTAATTCTTCCTTTTTCTGGCAAGAATTTATATTTTCTTTAAGCTTGTTAATATCTTCCTCAGCTACCTTTTTTTCTTCCTCATTAAATTCACCAAGAACAGAATCAAGTTCTGCAAGCTTTTCAGCTACCTTTGCTTTTGCAATTTCAGCTTCAAGTATGTCTCTCTCTTTCCAATAGGTTTCTCTTTCATCTTCCATCTTTTTCAGAAGTTTTTGCATGTCCTCAATAGAAGCATTCAACTCAGAAATTTTTTCTTCTTTTTCTGAAATAACACTATCTTTTTCGTCGATTGTAGAGTTCAATTCTTGAATACGAGTATTAAGGTCAGCAACTTCCTTTGCATGCGTGTCAGATTTTTCATTCATCTCTGAAATCGTAGTTCTAACTGCATTTTTGATTTCATCCATATTGAATTCCATCGTCTTCTTTTCCTCCTTATTTTGATTATTAAGTTCTAATAGTGTAGAAGCTGGGTCTGCTGGAAACATAACCATATCCCAACCAGAATGTATATATTCTGTTGGAATTCGTCCTTTTTCAATCCATCCATTCTTATAAACAATTGCATCATTATCTTTTGTTTTATAGATTTCGATACTTCCCTCAACCGAAATACCATTGTTTAGATTTTCTTCGAGCGTAGAAACAAAACTAGGGTAACACATTTCGTCTAAATATCCTTTACCACAAACGCATCTTTTTGTTTCTCCATTAACAACCACATCGTCTATATATCCTTTGGTGAAATGTCCAATTACAGTTGCATTTTCAAAAACTGGAGTATCGTTAATAATACCAGTTTCGCCATGTCCAGCAATTATTGTTCTTTCTTCATCAATAAATTCAACTCGGACACTCATATTCTCGATGCTATCCAAAGCGTTTTTTGCGTACTCTTCTAAAAATGTAATACCATTTTTGTTATATTTAGTTCCAACACCATCAACTACACAATCCGGAGGCTGTAACTCGTATAAGGTAGCAGTAAACATTCTTCGACCACTTTTGTATTTTTTGGACGACAATTCAAATATAGCCATAGTTACCTCCTTCCTGATTTTTATATAATAAAAAAGAACTGCAATTAAGCGGTTCTCTTTGTCTTATTAATATGTGAACCACCCATTAGCTTTAGACAATGGGCTTCCTAGTCAATATCTCTAACGAGACAAGTTTATCTAGGCTATCCCCGTAGTTCCTACGGTTATAATTATTTATTGTGCAATTCTAATTCTCAATCCCTGAATATTAACCTCATATTAATTACTTATTATCACTAGGACTTGGAATATTATTCCCGCCGTTTTCACGACTTTTTATTGTATTTTCAGTAGGTGTATCTGTTACTGGACGTCCTGTGACTGCATCATCTTTTGATATAGTTGAATTAGTAAGATGTGGAAGGTATTTTTTAAAATACCCATTATCGATTTCGTTATCAAGCGTAGATAAATAAGCATCAATATCTACTCCTGTACTTGCAATTAGAAATGAAAGAGAACCACCAACATCGTAAAGTCCTTTCATCATATCGAAAAAATTCTTTCGATTTACGAAAGAAGTGGGGAAGTAGTAAACTTCAACTTTGTTTTTATTATCTTGAATAATATTCTTGTTAATGACATAATTTAATTCAGTCTGCCATTCATACACCCATGTATATAATTGTGCTGTAATCATCTCTAAGTTACTTTGAGATGAACCATAATTTCCTGTAGTCATGGCTCCAATAAGTGAAGCACAAATTCCAAGATCCAGAGAAATTTGATTACTTAAATTTGATTCATTTTTATCATCAAAAATATCTGTAGAGACATCCAAAGAATCAATTTTGGTCCCGGCCGCAACACTAAAGAAATTGACTTTTTTTCTGTCTTGCTTATTTAATACAGCTTGTTTAACTAAATGGTGCTGATCTTCTTGTTGCTTCTTTGATAAGGCACTGGTTCCTTTTTCTTTTCCTTCGGGAAATGTTTCGTAAATAATCTTTGAATTTAATTCATCTAAGACATTTCGTTTTGTATCTATAAAATAATCTTTATATAACACATCTTCAAGAGCAGCAATAATCAAACTTCTGCCCCAAGGCTCTGTATCTTTACATTTTATCTTTTTGCACATAGTCTTGTCATTATTTAATACAACCCAATCGCCGGTTCGGTTTTGTTTTTCTTTATAGGCATTACGTATTTCATCAGGATATTTTTTTAATTTTCTTTCTCGTTTTTCACCAGTATAATCATCAAAATACCTTAAATTAAAAGCTAACACATAGCGCCCATTCTTTTTACCTACGATTTTTGTATACTTCCAAGGAAGAGTAATAATTTTTGCGTTTATACCGGCTTCATTAATTTCTACAATGTTTTCAACTTCATAATCAGTCAGAAATTTTGTTCTATCTGCTGTTGATACTTTAGTTTCAAAATAATAAAATGCAATACCATCAAGCATCTCAGTAAATAATGCGTCTCTAATAAATTGCTTATCATTAATAGATCTCAGTGTGGATATCATCATTTGTTTGTTTTTTTCTATTTTTCTTTGTGTAGACAATTTTAGTTTTGACTTTGGTATCACAATACGGTCAAGACAGGGAAGTGCCGTCATATAATCAACTGAATTTGATACAATGCCGTTTTTTGTATATACAAAATGAGATAATCTAATTGCTGTTTCATGATTCATAATGGGATCTGAAAATACTGAGTTAAGCTCCGACTTTGAAAAATAGTCGTATATACCACATGAGAATAGCGGATCAAATATACTGCCATAAGACCGATAGGAGTTCACTTCGTAATTTGAATTAGATTGATTTGACCTTTCAGTAGAAATAGAAGAGGAGTGAAAGTTGCTTTCAGATAAAGAGGTTTTTTGTGGTCTACCATGTTTCTTTTTTATTTCTTCAGATATATGTATCACCCCTTTCATTAATTGATAAATGTTGCGTACTCATAATCTGATGATGAACAAAATGAATCTAGCTCTAGCTGATCGAAAAAATACGATCCGTACGAACAGCTAGTGTATCTATCTTTTCGTTTTTTCCCTTGTTCATGAATTTTAATAATTCCTGTTTGTGGCATTTTTTCATATTGAAGTTCTGCGCATTCATTGATCATTGCTTGCGTCTCTAAAAACGGACGTTCATATTCAATTTGCACATCTGTATCTGGAGAACTAATATAATCTTGATTAGAAGATAATATTTCTTGTTGCGCTATATTTAAGCTAACAAGAAATTCAATTTTATTTTCAATAAGATTCTTACGAAATGCAATAGCAATATCACTATTTAATACTTGAGTTGCGTTAATAACATAAATACAAGCTGGTGCATTCGGATCGGAACACACTTTTGCATATTCATCGTTATTCATGACCTTTAATGGAGAATATTCTACACCTCGCTCTTCATCATATAAAACCTTCTGTAGAGCGTAAACTACTTGGGAACCTCCAGATCTGGCATCAACAACAATATAGTCTGCGTCAAAATCTTCATAAAGTTGGCGTATTCTAATTGCTTGTAATGTTGTATCACCCATTTGATTAGATTCCATATAAGAAAAAGATCTGCGATATCCGCGTTTTATTTCGACTGTATGGTTTTCATTTTCATAGGTTATTGATTCTGGAATGCCACGTATACAACTATATACAGAGTTATCATTTTGGTTGCCAGCGACAAACGCAAAGTCGTTTGAAATAATTCTAATTTCATTATCTAACTTCGGAATTAAATATTTATTTTTTTTATGTGACTTATAATCCAAAGTAGTTCTTGGATAGAATACATATTTAGATACTTGACAATTCATCAACATAGAATATGTAAAATATGAAGACAATGAATCTCGTACTTTCAAATTAAGGAACTCAATCTTCCATGTTGCCGGGTCTTGTTTCTTTTTTTCTTTTATAAGTTGTTCAATGGTTTTTAATTCATGCTTTATTGCAATGCTTTCATCAAAAGCAAGCATGAGTCCACCCTTATGTTCTTTCATTGCTTTAAGTGCCTGTTCAGAAATATCCCACATCCAGTTTCCATCGTCATACCAACTACTACTAATGTAAATATCAATAGGCTGTTCTTTTAATTGCTTGTTATTTTTATATTCTGGTTTAAACATATATTGTGGCTTGCGAGGTGTTTGAAATGGAGAAATTACAGAATCTTCAACCTTCTTCTTAATTTGTCTACATTCTTCTCTACAAATAGCATTACTTCTTAAGCCTCTTGCATTTTCATTTGCAACAAATACAGTGATTTTAGAACCGTTTCTGAATTTTACGTAAATATCACTACTTCTTATACTATAATCTTTAATTTCCCTTCTTAATATCGGAGACCATTCACACAATTCGTCCATAATTTTTTCGGAAACAATTAATTTTGCCTGTTTTTCAGTTGAAGCCCCTATACGAAATTTTGTACCTTTATACAATAAACACCTTGCCACTGCATATACAGCAACTATAAAAGACTTTGCATCATTTCTACTTGCTATAATACAAATAAAATTACAAATGCCCATCATATATATAGCAATTGCTTGATATTCATATAATTGAATTTTTAAATAATCAATAACAAAACGGTGCATATTTCTTCTAAAAAAAGTTCCCCATGCTAATACATGGAGAACGTTATTACTATTACTGAGAAAATGGGTAGAAGGAAAGTTTTTATACAAATTAAGCTGCATATCATCTGCATACACGGATAATTTATTCATCTTCATATTCATCCTCATTGGGAACGTAAAATTCTTTGTCGCGGATATCTGAACCAGTTTCGAGATTAATCATAGGTCTTGTAATATGTCTATCTATATACTCGCCAATATTATCCCAATCCTCATATAATTTTTTGTCTTTGTAAAATTCTTCAGGTGTATATTCTGAAATAAAACCTAGTGTCATGCAAAAAGTTTCATCATTACTTGAATCTTTTTCTTCCACAGTTTTGAGTCCTGCCTTGGTAAATGTCTTTGAGTATTGCTCTGATAATTTTACATACTTATCAGAATCGCCGTCTTTTAATGCACGCACCATAAGCATATTAAGATTACAAAGAGATTTTATAAAAATCTCCTGATTACTATCACAATTAGGATTATTATTTTTTAGCATACGATAATGGTCATCAAGGTTTTTATAATCAATTTCAGTAAAACCAACACCCCATCTATCAACGGCTGCTCCTGATACAGAATAATTTTCTGATTTCACCTGTTCTTTAGATTGAATGATATTATATTGATTCAGTTTGTAATTATATTTTATGCTATCACAATATGTCTTTCTTCCATCAACATTGAGGTTCTTTTTAGCAGCATAATGCGATATTCGACTTCTATCCCCAGATATTTCTTTTGCCATTTTTAGAACTTCTAATTCATACACCCAATCTGCCTGTTGACAGAAATGACCAATTGCATGTTCTTCATTCCCAGAGTAAAAGGCTGTTAATATATTTACATATTTATCTGTGCATTCCTTACACCATGGTAGAAATCCATCATTTGATTGAAATAGTGGACTATTAGATTTTTGAAAATTTCCCTTTTGTACACTAAATCCTTTTCCACAACAAGTACATTTGAATTTATGCTTTGGGTTTTGAGGATTAAATTGCTGTAGTGCTCTTGGAATTTTAAACTCTACAGATTCATCAATCACTTTGGGAGAATTCATAGATTCTCTAATTCTTGTTTCTCTATCTTGAATATGAATAAATCAGCCCTTCTTTCTGTAATTTATTTTCTAAAAAAGAAGCGGAGAGGGTGGGATTCGAACCCACGCGCCCTTGCGGACAAACGGTTTTCAAGACCGCCTCGTTATGACCACTTCGATACCTCTCCAGTCAATATGTATTTCGCGAACTTCCGATACAGTAAACTAAATTGGATTTCTGATTAGCTTCTTTTAAAATGAGAACTTGTCTTTATTCTCTTTTATTTTCTTTTTATTCTTAGTAAGATAATGCTTGATTGTTGTTTCTGTAGATTCATGATGTAGCAGTTCGGCTATGTCTTCAACCTCCATCCCCAATTCTTTTAAAATATTGCTTCCAGAATGCCTAAGATCATGATTGTGAAGTGTAGGAATACCAATCATTTCGCCGGCCTTTTTGCACCAGTCATTTAATGTCCCGTTTGATATACATTTTTCTTCTGTAACATATGGTGTAATAAATACCCATCCATAATCATTAATATTATTATCGGAACGAAACTGCTTTAGTTTCTGTAGCAATTCAGAAACTTGCTCGGAGAAATATAGATCAACAATTTTTCCTTCTTTTTCTAAAACATCAATACACATTCTCTCATCAAAATTTATTTGTTCCCAACGTAAATGAGCCATTGCATTAACTCTTGCCATTGTAGAAAGCCCAAAGAAGATATAAGTTATTAATTGAATATCGCCATATTCAATTAATTTTTCTCGAAGCATACTTACTTGGTCTAAAGTCAAAAAAGTTTGCTTAACAACAGATTGTCCTTGCTTTGGTCTATCAATAAATTCAACAGGGGACTCCTTAATTATTTTCTTTTTACGAAGGAATTTGTAAAAAGCAGAAATAGAAGACATGATACGTTTTTGACGATTAACATTGTTGCCTTGTTGTTTACGAAAATAATAATATTCTTCAATATCTTCGTCTGTTGCTTCTAATACCGACAAATTGAATTGATTGTCATGCATATATATAAACCATTGCATTAGATCTGAATTATATTGTTTAATACTATTTTCTGATAAATCCCTGATAGACATATCTATTTGATATTTTTGAAATAACTTTAATGTTTCCGGATTAATATCTTTTACTTTGTCCGAATCGTATAACTTAATACGCTTGCTGCGTTCTGCCATCTATTTCTCACTTCCTTCCATATCAAGTAAAAAATGGTCTATATGTATTGCACACATAGACCACAGCTATCTTATCTAAATTTGAATACCAAATAAATCCATTATTTCTTTTAACTCATCAATATTATCATTGAAATACGTGACAGAAGGGTGGTAGAAATTCGCGTTTTCATCTGTATTATTCCATGAGCGAGAAAATCCGTGAATAACACCATCATCCGTTTTATATATTATTGTACTGACCGTATCAACTATACAATCATTTTCAGTAGTATCGCCTGAATTATTATCAATCTCGTTATCTTGATATCCAAATTCTACGATATCGTCGCAATCAATATATTTAATTATTGCACTGTTACAGTCTTCATGAATATAGGTTTTGTCCGCACCTATTATAAGATATGTATCTTTGCTATAGCCATCCTTCTTAAAACCGAAGGCAGGAGAGATACTTATTCCTTCATCGCTAAGATATAGATAGAATTCTTTATCATACCCATTCCAGTCTGAATCATAGAATTCGGCAAACTCAATATCATGACCGTAATGTACTAATTCCCTTAAAACTTCTTTTGCCTTATCATATTTCGCTACGACCAACACATCATCATAATCATTTAAAGTATAATCGTCATGCACACGATCAGCAAAATTATATGCATCTTCAAAAATAATTCTTTTCAAAATAAAATCCTCATTTCAACTAAATTTTTACAATATGAAAATAGGAGAGTAAAAAAACTATTCTCCAGATAAAAATTATATTTTAACACCCACATACCAAAATCGAACAGTAATTTAAGAGTTTGATATAATCCTGGGAATAAGTGTTATATGGGTGTTATAATCATTTACGATAAAAAACTATTATGTTAATATAATAATCGTGGATTCATACCACAATAGTCTGGCTCATTGGTCTTTCCAAAAAGATATGAAAATATTCTTTAAGAAAGGCAGGTGATGTTGCATGTCTAATATGTACTCGATTAAAAGACCTGTACACGTTAATGCTTATTGGCGTTTCCGACTGAATAAGTGGGAACACGTTAATGAGCATTGGCGTAGTCTGCCTAGCCGATAGGTAGATAAAACTTGTTTATCCTGAAGTTGGAATCAAACTCTCGTCAATTTTGATTCTATTTTTCTTGATAAACCAATGAGCCGTTCTTTGTCTGTTTATTCTGTATTCATCAATTAAACTTCACATCATATAAACAATCCAATCCTCTTTCTGTAACAACCGATATTGTTTGTTGGGGCTTATCGTATAGCCTGCGATCCAAACAGTAGTTGTCTATTCCAGACATACATCCGCTTTGAATAACTTTACAATTATATACAGTGGTTAATCCATTTGTATGTCTATGCCCAAGATAAACAATATCTGGACGAATACCAAACAGTAATGTGAATTTTTGCACTACATTGCTCGGAGAATCTTTATCACCGTGACTTGCCATTACAATGCTATTTCTTACTGAAAACATTGCGATAGACTCTTCAATTGTATTTCGATTAAAAAGTATATTTTTAAAATTTTGTAACTTTGCCTCTAAAAATGGAAGAGCAAGATGATCGATATTTTCACCTTTTAATGAATCTTCTTTCTTGGGAGAAATGCGAGAGTGATTTCCGGGACAAATATATGCATTTACTGTATTAAATCTATAACTCAGTTCAGATAAAAATTCTGCAATATAATTTGTAACACAAAGAAATTGTTCAATTAGATTTTGATTATTCTCTATACGAAGAGTGTTATGGATAATTCCGCTTACTAATTCGGAAAGAATTACATAAGCATTTTCTGAACCATGACGTAATTGAATCTCAAAGATTTTATCAAGATACTGATTAAATCTATCTTTCAATACATTTTCATTAAATTTATTAAAATAGTTATCTATTTCTATACCTGCATGAATGTCTGTACAAGAAATAATTAAATCATTGTCAGTTTTTAATATACCTGTAAATTGCTTGTTTTTATCATAATCTAGTGGTATACCATGGTATTCTGATATACTACGCAATATTTGCTCTTTGTAACTTTCTTTCCGAGCTTCTTCTCTGATAATACGCCGTAATTCATTACGCTCATCACGAGTTTTAACACGTTCTTTTTCTAAATCTTGCTTCTGAAGTTGCAACTCTTTGAAATATGCGTCTTCATTCAATTTATTGAATATGCCTGCTTCGTAAAAGCGTTTTGTCTGTTGATACGGCTTTCTATAAGCTGCTTCTGTGCGGTATTCGGTTTCATCCGTTCTAAATTCTTTATTAATGATATTAGCTATTTCATTCCAATCCATATCTAATAATCCGGAATCTTTTGCTTGTCCGATTCGCCATATATATTGTTCCTCGTTTTCATTTGGCAATCTATTGATATCTATAATAAATCACCGCCTATTCATCATACCCATTATTATCATCGTCGTAGAAGCTATCTTCAGGAATTTCGTCATCTTGTTTAATTGTAATAGAAATCCCTTCAACACCATCCCAATCTTTCAATAATTTTTTGAGACTATAGACTCTTGTATCATCCTTGGTAAATTCAGTAATGGTTTCTTCATCTAAATCAATAACAGCATTTTTAAATGTTGTGGATTTTGTAAATTTAGCCAAATATAATTCCTCCAATTTTAACTAATTTATAATACAAAAATAGAAGAGCAGTAGTACTCTTCCTAAATAATCTCATCAACTATGCCAAGCTTTTTCATTTCATCTGCATCCATCCAGTATTCTTTGCGTTCAATTTTTTCATATAAATATTCATCAATATTTGAATGTGATAATATATATTCTTTAATTTTGTCCTCGTAATGCTGTGAAAAATCAAATGTATCTTTTACAGCATGAGCAGTTCCCTCCATATATTGTGAACCAGAGTGTAACAGTCCAACGCTAAATGGGTGACATACTGTTTTGACGTTTGGATTCTTATGACCAGACATAGCAATCAACAATCCCATACTAGCTGCTATTGACATTATATGTATAGTAACAGGTGTTTTTATTTTTTTAATAACATCAACCAAATTAAATCCTGAGTAAATATCCCCACCAACAGTAGCAAGGTAAATTTCGATTGGTTTTCCTGTCCCATCATTATCCATATCAATTAAGGGAATAACCGCTGATTCTATAATTGAATCACTAATTGCCTCATTAATTACAATCTTTCTATTCATAAGCTGTTTGTAATATTGATAATATACAATATCTGGCAATCCAGTTGGTTTTATTGATTCAATAATTTCATTTAATGTAAATTCTATTTTAAACACACCTTTCAATTTGTTTATTATTAATGTTGAAAATAAATGCGGATATCAATTTTTCTATGCGATCAAAATCCCAATATGGAATCCTTAATAACGGAATGCCATGATTGATGCAATAATTATCTTTTAAATCATCGTGTATTTTAATATTTTCAAATCCATCATTTTCATATTGCTTCTTATAATGAAATATTCCGTCATATTCTATAAGTCCTATTAAATTTAATTGATGATTTAATATACCAAAATCAAATCTCAAATTTCCGCCTCTTATCCCAAGTAAATCTGGAAAAATGTATTGGGGTTCATACGCAATATCAATTTTTTCTAATACTGATTTACATCGTTTTTCACCTTTTGATGCATTGCAGGTTGGACATCCATATCCATGTAATAAATTACCTGGCGATGCATAATGAAATTCTCCACAATTTTTACAATAATATTTGATTTTTGTATGAAAATTAATATAATCATCAATAGGAATAATATCGGGAAGAACTATAGAGAGCCTAGTTTTGAAATCGTTATTTGAAATTTTCATGAAATTGTTATGACAATTTTTACAACCATATTTTGATTTTAATACCTTGTATGGAGTTGTACAAAACTCATAACCACATATATTACATTTAAATTGTATTGGATGATCCACACCGGAGTATTCTTCTAATAAAAGAATATTAGGTTTGTTATTCTTTAATTTTAATAAAAAATCACCCTCATGATTTGAAATTCTATTTTTACCACATATTTTACGCGAGCAAACTGGACACCCACGATTATTTAAAAGTTTTGCAGGAGAAACCATCCATTTATTTCCGCATTCCGTACACAAACATTGAATCTTTTCGTGAAACGATTTATATTCTTCCAATGGTATTATTGTATTTGTTACTCTTTTTAATCTTGTAATAAAGTCTGCATTTGAAAGTTTAATAGAATGATTGCAATACGGACAACCTCTTCCATTTAGTATGTTATGTGGTGTTGCTTTCCATACATGTCCACTACTACAACGAAATTTAATTTTTGTAGTTGCATTTATATATTCCTCTAATGGAATATACCCAATATTCTTCTCTTTTAACTCGGAAATAAATTCTTGATTTGTTTTCTTTCTTGCCATTATTTATCACCTATTATTAATCCTTTTACTTATTATTCATATAAAAAGACACCAAAGCCAAAAATAATTCGGGTGTCTTAGTATATTTATACGTTGTTATTCCATTTATTTTTTTTACGAAAGAATAGTTAATTCCTTGCGACTGTAAATACTTCATTTCAGGAACGAATTGGGTACTATATTCTTTATCAAATTTTTTCTTATATATTGTTAATCATCCTTTTATAAATTAAATTTTAAACTAGAATTAGCTATTATAACTCTAGTTGATTTACATTTCTTTGCAAATTCTTTTTCTAGGGCTTTTTTAAGTGTATCTTTTGCTTTACTTGATCCATGATGCAAAACTATCTTGTTACAGTTGATTTCTGTATAGTTTTCTACCAACTGATTAAATGGTGAATGACCAGACATACTCTTGAGGTTATAAACTGCACATCTACAAGGGTATTCTTTCTGATCTATAGTAATAGAAGTACGCGTATCATCTTTGAGGATTGCTCCAAGACTTCCATCTGTGCAAAAACCGACAAATAAGCATGTAGCATTAGGATCAGGAATACATCGTTTTAAATGATGTCTAATTCTTCCAACCTGGCACATACCTGAAGTTGATAAAATAAGGCAAGGTTCATTACTTGCAACAAGGTACTTGCTGTCTTCCGATTCTTTGATAAATGTTAAAAAATTACTTTCCAACATTTCATCAAAGTCTTCCTTGTCTTTGCCGCTTAAACACTTTTGATAATCATTAAAAATTTTAATAGACAATGGAGAATCAATATAAGTTTTAGGTTTCCATTCCGAATCCTTATACATTTGATATACCATTAAAGAAAGCTGCTGAATCCTTGATTGAGCAAAACAGGGAATAATAACCCTGCCGTTTAATTCCTTTATCTGAGTATCGATAATAGATTTAAATTTTTCTAAATCATTTCTACGTTCTTTTTTACCAGTTTTAAGAGTAGGCTTATCTCCATACGTAGCTTCACCAATTACTAAATCAGCAGAACGAACTTGCTGATATTCTCCGACGAATCGATTTTTAACTTGTTTATTTCCAATATCTCCTGTGACGAGTATAGACTTTTTGGCATTATCAATGGTAATATAAAGCATGATTTGGCAACTTCCAAGAAGATGACCACTTGGAACTAATTCAAAAGATAACTCTTCATCAATTTTTATAAGCGAATTTATAGGATACTCGTAGACATAATTCAACATCAATTCCACATTATTCTCAGTATAAAGAGGAGGGTAGTTCTTACTATGTTGATTATTAATTAGTAAAACATCTCTTTGATTGATTTCTGCACAATCCATTGCCATATCTTCTAATACCGCCGCAGATTCACTTGTCATAATAGTTTTTGCACGGCACCCGTCTTTAAACAATTTTGGGAGAAGAAGGGCATGGTCGGCATGGAGATGTGTTATAAAAATATAATCTATTTCTTTAGGTTTAAATTCTTTGAATTTTCGATTATTTACTAGAAAGTCATGATACCGATCATTCGTTTGATGTAGCCCTGCATCAACTAAAATTTTATGATTTGGTGTAGAAACAAAAATAAGACTTCCAGTTACATCTTCGGATGATGGAGAGTCTACAAATGAAACTTTTATATTCTTTTTCTTTTTTGAAGCGATAATAATAACCGCCTTTCTGCCTGAGTTTTAAGCGTTATTTTGTAATTCTTGAATTGCGATATCTTTGTAAAACTTTCATGTTGTATCTCGACTCGCACAGATAATATGAACGTCGATGTCTGCTGTCAGTATGACTGATGCCACCATATCCGAATGTGACACCACGAGATATAAGATAGTCTTTTTCTTGTGTAGATATTTTAACTATTTGAATCTTCCGTTACTGAAAACTTATAAAAAGTTATAAACTTTTTGTAAAATATTTTTAGCTGGCTGTTTCCTTTCAATATACGAATTTCTCCAAATAGGAGAGTAGTGGCAGAAGTGTGAATCGAACCCACGTAACTATGGTTATGAGCCATAGCGGACGACCAACAGTCTTTCTGTAAAACTATACAACCCGACCATTTATATACCACATATCGGTCAGTGGTAAACGGAGCTGAAAGGGCTCGAACTTTTGACCTCGCGATTAACAGTCGCGCGCTACAACCAACTGAGCTACAGCTCCATATTTAAAAACATGATGATATTTTAGCGCCGTGTATAGGACTCGAACCTATAAGCCGGATATCCGGCGACGGATTAGCAATCCGTTCCAATACCATTATGGGAACACGGCAAACGCCACATCAGGGACTCAAACCCCGACACCAGTTCATCACCAGCTACTAGTGGTTGTGAACTACCCATTGTCTAAAGCCAATGGGTTTCTTATCAATTTATTTAAACTATCAGCCTTTAATCCCCATATAAAACCACCATTTTAATGCCCTTTAGGCGCAATACACATGAAATAACGTATACTTCCGGGGATATTCCAGAATCACCGACTACCACTCCTCACGGTCTTTGGTCTTATCTCTCTGGAAAAGTTTTTTCGCAAGGCTTCTTAGTGGGTTGAACCGCCTTGCTCGGTGGAAAAATGACTCCAGCCGGATTTGAACCGACGTTACACCCGTGAAAGGGCGATGTCTTAACCGCTTGACCACGGAGCCAGGTTCCTCCCGTAGCCGCTGCCGTACCTGACAGCCTATAGGGTACTAGCTACTGTGGAATGGGAGAAGGAGGAATTGAACCTCCGATGTTTACCACAAGGGAACAGATTTACAGTCTGCCGACACACAACCAACAGTGACCTTTCTCCCATAAGCCAGTCATCCTGGCTTGCATTGATGTTTTTCGTGCCATGCTTGACACTATCGGATGTCGTTTTTACATCTATCGCTTAATCCGCAAGACCTGATGACACTATTATACCCAGTGCAAGGTGCTGTTTAACCGGCAGCCCCGTACATTGATTATGGCTCAATGCGATAAGCCTTTACCGCCTTTCCACTATATCCACGGATCGCAATTTATGTCCGAAATTCATTAGGAGCGACCTGAATTGCTACTGTTTTCACACCACCTCATTCGTGGTAAGAAGGATTCTTCCTCTCAGTGGTCTCGCATAAAATTGACCGGTTATCATGCGTTAATATTGGCGATTTAAATTTTAAGGATTGCGATATAAGCCCGGCGTCCCGCAAATCATATTGTGCTTTCAATATGATCGTTGTCATATACTTGACACGACTTATACATCGGCTTACTGTCCTATTGGCTGTGCATGGCCCCATTCCCATGATAGGATTGCACACATTTAAGCAGTCTCCCATGCCCTCATGCACCAATACTACGCCTGCAATTACTTCATAGTCCGTAGCCACACTATGAAAACGTGTTTTAGGAGAGTCGGAATCTCCGCATGAACCGCCAAAGCGGTTCAAGAAACCTTTCTACACTTACAAATAGGCAACTTCCCACAACCATTAAAACCTTTTCTGGTACACACCAGAAACATCTAATACCTTGTGGTACTTATAGTGTCAGCTTCCCACGTATAAACTGACTGGGCTTTCGGTAACTATATGAGTCTCGCTTGCTCTTTGCGCTGAACTTCATTTCTCCCAATCGCCACTGTTGTTTTTAGAGCAATTTTAACACGGGTTTTTAATGAAACGAGGCTACTGTCGATTTGCCCTTGTTTCTATTTTTATATAGCGAAAAGACCGACTTCAATTCGCTCTGTAACAATCATTCACAACCAATCTTGTTGCCGATGTGACGTCCATCTGAATTGTTACATATTATCAGAACCGCAACAAGAATGACACGTCTGCCAATTCTGCGCCGCCCGGCAGCGAGCACCATGTTAGAGATTCTGACAACTAGGATATCAGGATTCGAACCTGAGTTATAAGAGTCAAAGTCTTATGTGTTACCATTACACCATATCCCAAAATTCAGTGACGGTGCCAAATTGAATGATACATCCAGAACCGCCACTGATACAATATATGAAAACTCGTATAAGTACTGCGACTTCAGACAATGTGAATATCAAATTATGTGAAATTATTTACTTGGTTATTTCTACCAACTGTTCATTAATATATAATTATACTTTATTGAAACGATTCTCATAGATTGAATGTACGATCATACCGAACGTATTGACAAAATACAGAAATAGGAAATATCACATATAGAAACAAATAACGCAATCATTTAAATCATATCAACATTAAAAGTATATGTACTTTCTTGTTTTACCCATTTTCATTTTGATTTAGCAGCATTATACTTCATCTGCCAAGAAGCGTCCGACAATCACAATATTATATGAGTCTTTCATCTTAGTAATAATGTTATTGTTGCTTTAACATAATATCTTCTAATGTGTCATCAATATCAAATTTAGGTGTAAAATTTATTTCTGTAGTAACTTCAAGCTGGTCTAGTTTCATTGATATTTCATCACATTCTCTCTGCAATTTTTTTGCAAGTTTTCTTACGTTAGTTCTATCGTAGTCAATTGATATAATCTCTTTGATCTTATATACATATTCGATCTGATTTCCGTCATTGTTGAAACAGTAGTCTTTTCCAAATATTTCTTTTTCGGAAGGCTTCTTGGAATACATATTTTGAAGAGTAGCTATAAAAGACTGTTTTAATTTATTGAGTGATATAGAAGAGTCTATACTGATTTCTGTTTCTTTTTTTGCATCATCAATTGCTTTTGAGAGACACTCTTTTTCTGCAATGATTTCCATAACAACATCAATTATTGCAGAAGGAGTATATGATACATCCATTGACTTAGGAACAATTAATGTATCATTTTTGGCGTTTACATTTGCGTCATTTCTATAGTGTTCCTGCTTTTTTATTGTTATAAAATCAGACATTGTAAGCATATGATTTGCTTCGTAAAATAAATCTTTTAAGTGATTCTGGTAACGGTAAGCTTCTTTTAAGATCATAATTAAGCAATCCTCCATTTGAATTTTTAATACTATCTACTATATACTTGTATATTTAGTCAACATACCCATTCAGTTTTTTATTATAATATCGAGACAATTTTGGTTTAGCCCATATTCTATCATCACATATAAAGTTACTAAATGTATGTATTTCCTTTTGAGGAATATAATTGCATTCAATATTTAAACCATTTAAAACTTTTACTGTCATATTTTCAGACGGAGTAGTAGAAGATAAGTGCTCGAAAATTATCTTTTCGGCTGACTTAAAGACCTTGCGAACTAGCACCACATTTATATCTTCTCTTTTCGCTATTTGCTTTATTAAATTTTCTTGTGTTAAAATCAAATAATTGCAACCTCCATTCTGTCAGAAATGAAATTATAGAAAAGTATCATAATTTACATATAATGACTTGAAGCTATTTTGATACGTTTTATCTTTCCATATAGTGTACAAAACTTTCGCCCATTACAAATGGACTATTTCCATTTTTTACGATTTTTTGCCATTTAAAATAGTCCATTAATAGTGGACGAAAAAAATTATCAAGGATCTGTTGAAATTCTACGATTTCGCTCTCTGTGGTAGGTTCTTCGATATTCTTTTTGACAATTTTTACAACGACAAGCATGTGAATAAATATCGACTTCAAACCACTCATCGCAGTCAATGCACTGAATAATTTTTGTTTTCTTAATATCTAAGTTTTTCTCCAAGTTACGCACAATATAATAACCGTACAAAAACCATAAAAGTTGTTTTCTTCTACTATTACCGCCATATATTTTTTGAACTAACATATCTGTAATAGTTTCGTCAGCATATCCCAAATCGTTAAATTGATACCTGATTTTACATGCAAGATAACGCAAATTATCTACAAATTCATCTTTCATATTTACTTGAAAACTATATTCTTTGCTTACTTGAGCATATAAATCTGATACTTCTTTACTACAAACTATTTTGGGATTAGACATCATCATTTTATAATCTAATTTAGGTAAGTGAAGTTTTTTTATATCCATCCGCTTGTTAGGAATTCTATAATAAAGTTTGTTCACAAAACTATTGTTTCGCTTTTGCACTTGTTCTTTAGATTTATCTTTTGCAAACTCAAAAAAGGCAGGAAGCTTTAAAGTGGTGAAAGTTTTGATTTCTTTTGATATTTTTTGAGGAAATTCAGGTTTGTATAAAGTTTTTGCGTAATCAATAACAAAATTATTTTGGCAGCATAATCTTTTTACACAATCAATAGCATGTTGAATTTCTTCTTCAGTTCCATTTATAAACACATTATGATTCCATATTTTTGAAATATTATTACTATATATTCCGATATTTCCACCTACAAATGCTGCATTTAAACCCTCATAAATTGTTTGATTATTAATCAACGTAGGCTTTGCTTTTTTCATTTCATAAAAGAGTGGTACAATTCCATTCATATTACGCTCTGCAATAGAAATGAAAGTTGGGTCTGCTACTACAAGTGATTTGTCTCCATCAAAATCACATTGGAGTATTCTACTTATCAAATCCTTTGTACTTATGTATAACCCATCTGTTGTGAACCATTCTCGTATTCTTTTAGCCCTATCCCCATGTATACTATTAGCAATATTATATCTTACAGCATGTTCCTTATAGAGATGAGGGGAGCGTAAACAATCAAGTTTATCATATCTTTTAAATAACCAACAAAATACTTCTCTATCATTTAAAAGACCGTTTGGAACATCAATATGCCCAAACCAATGTTCACAAGCAGCATAAAAATCTGGAAGTATAAATGTATATTTCCCATTGATTTCAAGCTTTCCACTGCGATATCGTTTGACTAGACTGTTCTTAATGTCTCTTAAAACATCTTTTGCGTATGTGTCATTTAATAACGCTGGATAGATTTTGATTGCTCTTTGAAAAGCAGTCATATGATTATTATAAGGAGTTATACCAAGAACATTCTTTATGGTATCTAAAGATGTGCAAATATTAGATACTTTTTTATAAGATTTAGAAATAATCTTATCTATTTCATCATCGGTTATATTTGTTAATGTTTGTAACATTTGATAATTAATTGTGGCATTTTTAATTCTGTCTTCTTCTGTGTTACATAACCCTGCCTGACAATTAAATTTTTTAAAATTATCCTTATAATCTTGCCAGCTATTATAATACTTCCACATTTTAAATTGACTTTTAGTAAAAATAATTTGAATATCGTCATTTATAACATTCCATTCTTTGCCATAAATATCTTTGATAATAGGAGAGTAATTATGAACTTCAATAAACTTCCTAAAATCAAATACACCCAGAAGTCCCTTAATCCATGGTAAACGTACCATAGTATTTTTTGTCATCACAGAAGGAAGCATCATTCCAGCTCCGTCCGTGTGAGGAATTGGCACATATCCATTACGACGTTCAATCTGGTACGTAACATCATCCACATAATCATATGTTCCCCAAACATGAGTTTCAAAATCATCAATAACAATGCAACGATCAATATCAAAGTCAGTCCATTCATCTGTAGCTGAACTTGTGAGTGCCATGTATGCTAAGTGTTTGTTTACGTTATTTCCGCCATTAGCATTGATTATATCTACAGTCAAACCGCACATAATAGTTTTTTCAATATTATTCCATATAGATTCTTTGATAAATACAGCTTTCTTTTTTCGAATTTGACCCGCTGATGATGTGAAATATTTATATTTTTCTCCACGAAAAGTAAAACCATGAAAAGATAAATCTTTGAATACATCAAAATAATATATTTGTACAACGATTAGAGCATCCGATAATTCATCTTGCTTTATACCAATTGTGCGTGTAATAAATGATTCAAAAACAGAAATAATATTTTTATCATGAATATCTTCTTCGCGAATACACCGGATATGATCTTTCCCGTCTGTGATTTGATTCTGTTTGACACGATTAGCAAGCAATTTTAGTAATTTATCTTTTGATTCATAAGCTTTTTTTCGTTTATGACGTATTAATTTATTCCAATGCATGTATTCATTTATTATACTTGTGATTTCATCAGTTGGAGGTAAACGCTCTAACCCTTCAGTCTTACCCATTTTAAAGTTTGAAATTTCAGAATCATGAAAGCCATAATCTTTTAATGACTTTTCTAAAGGAGGGAGCTTATTCTTAACAAAATTTCTTTCTCTCCGATATTTGCAATTCATATCGTGAAGATATTTTTCATGATTTGAATAAAAACTACCAGTATCAATTGAATAAATATTGATTTGTGAGTCAAGCAATAGAAATTTCCTCCCCAAATTTAATACCTTTTATCAATAAATCATATAAATTATCTAACGTAATCAAATCAAATATTTTACCATCAATCACAATATCTCCATGTTTATAATCTTTTCCCCAATTTAAATCATATATAAAATATGATATCCAATGATTTGTGTCGTTGAATATAATTTCTAATAGAGCAATTGCTTATTCCGTAGCATCCGGTAACATAATATATCCATCTACATTGTACCTTTTGAATAATTTGTTGTAATCCTCATTGAAATCCCATGTCTGCTTTAATTCGTTCATGATTTTTTTGAATTGCTCATTTGGCATTATTTTAATCTCTATATGACTCATAATTCACTTCCTCTTTAATTTCTTTTCCCAACCAGGAAAGTAACCATCTTAATCCCGGAATACAATCAAAATGTACACATTCACCAGTGAGGTTTTCAATATATTTTTCTCCCTCAATGATACCTTCATTACAAATAATACAATGGTGTACTGACTTTGGCGGTATATAGTTTGGGCAGGAACATGTACATGGATCAAATCCACAAATTATACACATGGTTTCTCACCTTTTAATTCTAAAATCTCAAACCCTTTTTCATAGCATTCCATGTCATATTCATACCTGTTAATATAATAATCAAAATATTTTACATTCATTGCCTGCTCAACGATGCGACAGATATTTTCACGGATTGTTTCGCGGGTTCCAGATATGTATTGTGTATCAATTCCTTCTCTTTCGAAGCGGAAGTGTCCGTCAATATCTTTTCGCTGAATCCACATTGTAAGCTGGTATTTGTTTTTCTTTTTATTAAACTGATACTGACAAAATACAGAATAATCTTTATACATTGCTTCTTGACTAAGTTGAGAGAGTGGGATAGTAATACCATATCCTTCCTCTCTGTATTTCATATCTGCCCATCCTGTAACTGTGCTCATAATTCATCTCTCCTTTTTTCTATAAAATTTTACTTGAATGCATATTCTTCATACGTTCAGCCGCTAATTGTTTTTGAGCTTCTGTGAGAACTCGTTTTTTCTTTCTGATTGAAATCATATTTTTGTTTTGACAAAGATAAGTCTTACCCCATCCAGTGTCTTCAATCAATTGATACATTTGTGGATTTTCTTTACACAATTTGTCAAACTTAGTTATCTGAGTAGAGTCTGAAGTATAGATTTTTGCAGTTTTTTCATCACGCATATAATAAATATGAGTTTCCTGCTCGTAGAGTGGTACTGATTTTCTGGGAATTATATCTTTTTCAAGTGTCAATATATCCTTCTCCATTTTTATTTAGACCTCCGCTTGCGACATTCTATATTTTTTCTACATTGTTCATCAAATCTTAAATCACGAATGATTCTATCTGCCATATCTGCTATACTTACTCCATATTCCATCTCGAAATCTGATTTGTAAATGCTGCCGCCATATCGTCTATGGTCTAAATAATTTGAACAATTTATAAAATCTATCATATTGGTTTCTTCTCCTTTTGCTGTTTAAATTCATACGTACATCATCCTTTCTCGTTTTTTTAGAATGAAAACATATTTACTTGGTAATTTTATTTAGCAACTTTGTGTAAGCTGCATTTAGTTCTTCTCTATATCCTTCTCTATTTAATACATAAATGTTTGGAAAATTTTGAAAGGCTGCATTAGATTTATGCCGAGCTTTTACATCCATTTTAATTAATAGAGGATTAGTGCCTTCACAAAGAATTTTTAAATATTGAATAATTGATGGCCGGGACATGCCGGTTTCTAGATTGATAACATTTAATGATTTCCAAAATGCTTCGGGAAATTCTGATATTGGCATATTTTTAGGGCGAGTACCTATATAAGAACAAACATAAAGATAAATGAATAATAATGAATCCTTTGATAAATGTTTAGAATTAGAAGATGTAAGATTCATAATCTTATCATAATCATTCCAACGAATATGCGTATAATTTTGAGTAATATTAAATCTGTCGTAAATCAACCGTATCGTAATCAATGTTTTTCTATCTATAGAATTTTGAAATGTTTGATAATCGCAAATATCAGTTTCAATATAATTACTTTGCTCTAAAAAATATAAGCATTTTATAACTTCATAAAATACAGAAGTCTTTACGTTTCTCGTATATTTATGCCCACTTAAATCAAGTAATTTACCAATACTGATTTGAACGACATGTTCTCTGGTACTATATCTATCTAATAACAAATAAACAGCATATAATATGTTATGTATTCCATGCCTTTTTTTTAGATTGCGCTGAATTAACTCATTAGGTATTCGTGTAAACAATCTGCCGCTACATATATATTCATAATTTGTAGTGTGCTCTATTGGAATGATAGTATTAAATTGAATATCACTCTTCATCAAATATCCCTTCTCCTTTTTATGATTCAAAATTATTTTTGTTTAAAAAATATAATTATAATATTATTCTTGTCGCGGTAAAAATAAATGTATTTTTTGATATTACTTTCCAAAAACCTAGTAAAAGATATATATAATACTGCAACCAAACCTATACTCTAATAATATTAATACACCATATAATAAGAGTAATACTTATTTTACGATTTCATTTTTTCTCACGAAAAAATTTCAACCGTAAAATGCTACGCACCTAAAGGTGCTTCGCTAGGGTGCTAACGCACCCTTGAATCGCTTACGCGATTTTCTTTTGTAATCCCATGAATATGGCTTATTTTTAATTACTCTGTATTTAGAAATGCCATAAGATTCCATCTTAGTACGAATCTTTGGTAATTCATTTGCTTTATGTGTAATCACGTCTACATATAGATTCTTATTTTTTCGATAAAAAGACATTTTCATATTTTCCCTTCTCCTTTTTAATCTTGCAGGTAAGTACGATCTATAAAATCATTACCTCGGATTCGTAATATATCTTCACAGACTTGTATGTATGTTTTTGCTGTGGCATATTGCCGATTATTTCGACTAATGCAAAGAAGATAACGTTGATAGAATTTCCATGTATCTATTATTTGGTTATCTGATTTTTCTAAAATTTCAGCATAGCATTTTTCGTATCTATGATTCATGATTATTGATATTCTCCTTTGTTCAATTATTAGTTGTATTAATTGGATATAAGAGGGGATAGGAAAGTAATGTCCTATTATTATCTTCTCCATGTACATCAAAATTGAATTGAAAATGAATATATCAATATGATTGTTTTTACCATTCTCTTGTAATCGTGACTTTATCAAAGTTAAATATCTCATCCAATGAATCCGTATTTTTTTGGAGCTTATATTTTTTTAATAAGGCGTCTATGATTCCGGTCAAATATGTTCTTGCCTTTTTATTATGCGCAATCGCGGACATTGGATGACAATCTAATAAACCATAAGCGACGCAATAATCCAGTTTTAATTGGTCTACATCTATTTCATATGCCTGCTTTAAGGATATATACAGCTTGCGATATAATTCTGTGCGACTGATATTTAAATGCTTCTCCAAGATTTTGAATTTTGGGAACATTTCAATAAGCCATGCTGATGATGGCTGTTGAATGGAAATAGGGTTGTTTACTTTCTGTTTCAGGGATGTAATATCCTTATGTAGCTCTGTTATTGTATTTGTCAGAGTGGATACGGTTGAAAGCAAAGATGCCATTTCTTTTGTAGTTACTCCATTACCGTGGCGATAATTCTCTATGATATCCCAGCACCAATCCATAAACTGATTTGCTTTGGGCTGTCTTGACCATCTGCATATTTCCATAATCCCACGCTCTGAGTAATATACACGCTCTTGTTCTTCTTTTTTTCTCAGGTTAGCCCCGTTCTGGGTACAATTATTCCCAGTTTGGGGGTAGCCTGTTAATTTTATTCGTACATACAAGGAATCTAATCGGTCTTTATGCTTTAAATGTATCTTTTGGATCGCTTTTGATGGGTTTGCATATTCCAATGCTTGACCTATTTGTTCCCTGGTTAATAGAATGTCATCATTCATGTTTCGGTAAAAATTACATACGATATTCCCGAAAGTTTCAGTTGTCACTAATTTTAAGTTACTCATAATTTTTCTCCTTTATTTTGAATTTGTAGATACATTACTTTCTTCTCCATATGTTTTGAAAATTTTCAAAAAAATAAGGCAAACGATTTTCGTTTACCTTACTTTGATATAATATGCTGTTATATTTATTTGTGAAGTCTTTTAAGGAACTAACCAATTACTTTCGGGTTTTGCGATCAATCGGGCATTGTTATACGCCATTTCCAATGTTAAGCAAGTATGCCCTTGATAGATATTATTTACTCTGGTAACAACTAACGCTAAATCAGGTTTGTTTTCATCAACTAAACATAAAGGAAGCAATAACTGAATCTGTCCATTGAAATATTGTGGTACAGCAATTTTGTAATTTGCCGTTACTTTCTTAATCATTGTGTCAATGGCTCCTTTGAACACGGAGTGAATATTTTTGCTTTCTAAAATCTCCCTGGGCATGCGAGTTCTGTTATCCTCATCGTCATAGATATGTTTAAATTGTACATTAATTTTGTAATTCGGATTGAAGATAAGCAAACTTGGATCTTGAAAATAATTTGCTCTTTCAGGTAATGTAGTAATTCCTAAATTGCCAAGATCATAAGGTGTGGCAAATGATTTAAAAAACCAATCTGGATCTGACGAGGAATAATTTTTTTCAGCATAAATATATATGGGTTCATAATAAGTTGTAAATAGCCCTGTATTTATAATACAGTATTCGTCTGTAGTTAAAATTTTTCCTTCTTCTTCCAACTTCTTTGTTGTATGAGTTAGATAGCGTTTTAGAATTGGATTATTAGTATTATCTTTGGTATTCCAGTTTTCACCTGTCATTTTTGCAAGTGCGGTAATTTTTTGGTCATAATTTCCCCATATCATATAATTATAAATGTCCTCCATATTTTCCTCCTTGACAACAATGATATTTTAATATGTGAATAGTATACCATTGCAGTAAGGACTGTGTGAATCTGTTTTAATTAGTTTCTATAATTATCTTCTCTGTTTTATTACGATTTTGTCTGCTGAATTAAAATATAATGTTTTTTATCATTATTTCACTGGATGGAGCTTAAATTTTATTTTTTATATTTGTCATGAAAAAAATAACTTCTGTTTTATTCTAATGATAACCATAGATTTGGAAAATTAAATGTCATCAGGTGATAACTTTATCATTAAATGATAGTTATAAATTCTACTCTGTTATTAGCGTTAGATTTCTGGGAATAAAATTGATTTTAATATCTAATCATATATTGGTTTTATTATATTTATATTTTTATATCAATTTTTTACGGAGCTGAAATGTTTTTCCGGGATAGTGGTGTAAGCATAAATGTTGTGAATTTTATGATTGAAAGTATTGTTTTTTGAATCTGACAATATAGTTTTCGTTTTTTTTATAGCATTACAATTAGATTTAAAAAATAAATATAACTAGGTAATAAATTGGTAGGGTAATAGTTGTTTTGTTTTATATTCTATGGATAATAATAGAATAGCCGGAATAGAATTGAAATTAGATTGCTTTTATCATGTTGGATGTGTTTGCTGAAGCATATACGTTTCCCGAATCAATTACATGCAATGTTCCGGGTGTATGAGTAATTGTATTTTCCATGTTGCATTTATTTTCTATTGTTATAACTAGATTTAAAAAAATATGGTGCTTATGTGATACTTTTATAGGGTTAGTAGGGTTGTGCTGATTTTTCAATGGTTAGTCATTGCGTAGCAAAAATAAAATTGATTTTAAATTAGTAGGCATTTGTATGATTAAAACAAGGGTGTGGAAATGAGTGGAAGGAATGCTTTTATTTATTTCCTTCTCTTTTTGTATTTTTTTATTTTATAAATTTTATTGACTTCGAGATTTTCATAAGAATTTATATTGTATTTGGGTGGGGGTATATTGGAGAAATGATTGATTTTACTGGGATTTTATAATATGTGGGTGGTGTATATTGTGGGTGATTTTTTTAGGAAAATATGAGAGGGATTAATCCATAATAGGGGATATTTGTGGTAAGTTCGTTTGAGGCGTTGAATTTACTGGAAGTGTTGCGTTGGTGAAGTATGAATTTGAGAAAATCTAGGTAGATTGAATGGTTTTTCTTGGAGTTAAGAACGAAGGGGGATTTGCGTATTTATTGAGGTTTAACGAAGTGGGAAATGGGAGAATATCGAACATATTTTCGAACATTTTTTTGGCTGTGACGTGTGAATAGGTCACATGGGGGTTATTAGCGAGAACTAACTTAAATTTGAAATGTAAAACACCCCCTATGCTACAAACATCCCCTATTATTTACAATAATGGGGGATATTTATTTTTATACTATGATAAGAAAAATCAATAAAATATCTAAAAAATAGCGTATTTATAGGGAATTTTTGGATTTGCTAAAATGAGATTTTTGTTGATGTTTTTTATTGTAAAAGTTCGTTGCAAAATCGAAAAATTATTCACACTAAAAAAGGGAGTTATCCACATTATGCGGATAACTTTTTGAGTAAAAATCCCCACTATACACATAAAAATACATGATAATTTAAAATAAATCCCCACTTATATATAAAAATTAGCGAAAAAACAAATGATAATCCCCACTTTTGACACGTTGTATAAAATGCGATTACAGCGATTAATTTTCTTCTTTACGTGGTACAATATCAATCATTAAATCGCAATCAATAGCATCACATACTTGTAATAATATTTTTAAACTAGGGTTATCCGTTCTATTGTTTAACAAATTGCTTACAGTTCCTTTACTCCACCCGGTACTATTACAAATATCTTTTTGTCTTTTATCTTTATCTAACATAGCATGCTTAATTAATAGTGTTATATCTTCTATGTTTCCCTTATATTTCATATATAACTATAACACTCCTATCGTCATCTACTTAATGTTATTCTCTTGCTTTAATGTCTATAATAAATTCAAGATCTATAGCATTGCATAATTTTTTTAAGTCTATAATATTTAACTGCTTCTTTTTAAAGATATTTTGTAGTTGTTGCGGTGATATATTCATTTTTCTAGCAACGTGCGCATTAGTAATTCCTTTTTCATTAAGATATTTTCTATAGTCATGTAAAAATTGTTCTGTGCTTTTATATTCTAACATCTTTCTACCTCGCTTTTGAATAGTAGATTATTGTATCAAATTTTATTTATAAATATAATTATACATATTTAACAATATAAAGCAAGTGAATAATATTTGTATTTATGTATATTAAACAAAATGGTATAAAAATAAATAAAACTATTTACATAAATAAACTTATATGCTATCATTACATCAAGTCAAGCGACACAACAAACAAAATAAGCGACGCTATAAAGTGTAAGGCTCCGCAAACTCACAAAATGGATAGCTTATAATAATGTCGATCGCAAACTTACATAATTTCTAAAAGTGTACTTTGATAACTTAATAGACTTTATACTCTTGATATGTTATAATCTTATCACATCATACATTGTATATCATATAAAGAGGTGATTCCATGACAGATAATGAATTGTTATTAGCTATATCAGACATGTTGGATAAAAAGTTAAATTCCGAGTTGGCACCAATTCGCAACGATATAACAAGTATTAAATTGACATTAGAAAACAACGTTTTGCCGCGCTTACAAAACATTGAATCATGTTATACTAGTACATATGAGCGATACAAAAATGAAGCTGACAGCATAGATGGCATGAAGGAAGATATAGCACTACTTAAAAAAGTGGTACGTGAGCATAGCGCAAAACTTGAAAAGGTATCATAATATTACATAGCAAATATAAAGGGTGTAAAGTCTATTAAGTTGTTAAAGGCTTTACACTTTTTTGTACTTTGATTAATAAATAAAACAATGCTTTCCAATTTTTTTAGTATCTGCTATACTAATATTACATAATTATAACAGGAGTGTATAACATGACTATACAACAAAAAATTGAAAGTGCATGTGTTATTGCCGGAATCAGTAAAACAGAGCTAGGCCGTCGAATGGGGATGAGTCAACAAAATTTTTCAGGACGTTTGAAAACTGGCAAGTTTAGCGATAAAGATTTCAAGTTGATGTCGCAAGCTCTGGGTTGCAAATATTTTTCCGGGTTTGAATTTCCAGATGGCACGCGCATAGAGTAAAGCATACTATAGATGTATGCTTTTTCTATAAACATAATAACATGAAAAAACTTGTGAAAAACAATAAAAAACTATTGACACAATGAAAAACTTGTGATAAGATTAAGACAAGTTAAAAGAGATAAACAAAACGGTTTAGACAATAAAAACTTTACCTTCTCGCGGTGTCAAAATAGGTTCCGTTTTATGACTGATCTAATACAAACCAGAAATTGTATTGAATGTTTATTTTGCAAAATAACACTAGGGTTTCACTGGTATATATAGCTTTACCTAGAGCGCATAAAAAAGCATATACCACCGGTAATGTGACTACGGTTTTTTCCGTAACGGTTGCAAGTCCGTATAAACACAGAGCACCGGAATCAAGCTGTAAAACGAACTATCTTTGTATAGTCGGCGACATTCCAAAAAAGTTACATATTAAACTTTATAGCGGTTACATTTCCCGAAAAAATGAAAACTACAACTATATAATAAAAGCGTATGAAATGAAGTTCTGCCGTGTCAGTTCTAAAAAGTAAAGCGATTAATAAAAATGTGGGTGTAGTCAGAGCAAAGTTACGAACTCTGTAAAAAAGCTAAACGGTTACAACGTCAATCAGTAGTACAGACAGCTATACAATGCGACTGTATAAAATGCAAGTAGCACAACGCAATAAGTAGAAGGTTATTGTAAACGTCCGTAAAAAACAACGTAAATGAGATATGACGATACATCTTGAAAAGTATAACTTTTCTATACTGTACCGCTGAAAATGTAATACATTTCAAGCGTTTGACTCTCTGCCGGGATTGACACGGCATGAAAAGCAGAAGAGGATGCAAGAAGTGTATTTCATTGAAAACTGGCAGACAATACAATCATTTGTGGATGTGAAAATTAAATTGACGGTTGATAATAACCACCGCACAAACGGGACATAAAACAATCTATAGCAATTTAATAAGTAGCGTGACAGAAGCAAGGGACATTACATGAAACTTTCATAGTCTGAAAAATTGAAAAAGTTGAGCCAGGCAGTACAGAATAGAAAGTAGTACTTAAACTGTGAGACGGTCAGCGGTTTAAAAATATGATGACCGCGATATGTGAAAACAGGTATCACATTTAAAATGATTACCGTTACCGATTAAGCTAGGTAGAATGGGCTTTCCAAAAATTTGAGGTTAAAAATCTGAAAAATCAGAAAAAGGCGCGGGACTACTGAAGAATATAATAACCGCGACGGGCGAACCCCCGACAGGGATGAAAGCATATGCTGTAAACCTAAAAAGCTGCCGTCTGGATGTCTGACGTAAACGACATATAATAAGCCGGAGATTTCCGGCATGGCGTCAATGGTTCACCTTTACGCGGTGACGCTATAAGTACATTTTAAACATGGAAACTAACGAACCGAAACAAATAGATATACAACTAGAAATATGCTATAATAGCCTATATTAAGATTAGGCGGTGAGGATATGATAACATACTATAAACTTTTTGACATGCTGAATAGAAGGCATATGACAGTAGAAGAGTTAAGAACTGCTATAGGTGCATCTAGTTCTACAATGTCAAAAATGCGTCAAAATAAAATCGTTTCATTAGATGTTATAGCACGTATTTGTGATACGCTAGACTGTCAACCTGGAGAAATAATGGAAAATGAAAAAGAAAATCTTTAATATATTAAAGAAAATAGTTGACAAAGCGAAAATCTGGAGTTATGCTTGAAACAAGTTAAAAGACAGGAAGGATGCTATCGCACTGGAAATTAATGGGGAAATGTATTTCATATAGAAAAGAAGGAGGTCAAAAAATGTTAGAAAAACAGGATCTAGAGATGATTCGGACGATAATGAAAGAGGAAATATCAGGCGTCAGGGAAGAGATGAAAGCGGAGTTTACATCGGTTAGAAAAGAGATGAAAGCGGAGTTTACATCAGTCAGAAAAGACATGAGAGCGTTAGAAAATCGAGTTTTAAATGAAATCGACAACGTACAGGAAAGAACAAATGAACATTTTGAAAGAATGGATAAACGCCTTGATAATCTTGAAAGTACAGTAAATACGATTAAACTGGAAAATAGCACGGTAAACCTTTTAATTCGTCAAATGGACACCATGCAGAAAGAAATAGATGAACTGAAAAGGAAAGTATCATAACTCGACTAGGCGAGTATAAATAGCCGTCAAGCCTAGTGCGTGCCCCTCATGGGGCGGTCGGAAAATCATTTTCCGAGTAAAGAATTGAAAAAAGAAAAATCCCCATTCTTTACAGAACAGGGAAATTTCAAGAGTGTTTTAATACTCACTTCTGAACAATTTGAGTATAAATCATTTCTTAAAGAACGTCAAGTATTCACTTGACGGAAATTTCCCAGATAAAAAGAGAATAGTAACAATGAAATCCTTTTTTCTAGTGGAGTGCTGGAATTAAGGCGTAACAAGTGCAACCTTTTTTAGACGCTGCACATGGAGGAATTACATATTCAATGAGAATGTAAGAAGAGAGAGTCACTCTATAACACTACGGGAGAATATACGCCGTAAAACAAGTATATCGTGTTGCCGTACACGCTGACTACATCCGGGACGTATGGGATAACCATACATCAGACGTAGCGGAATACCATCCAAAAACGGAAAATATCAGTGGAATAATAGCTGACCGTGAAATGCGGAAAAATGGCGATGATGAATCATCCAAACGGAAAAGCAAAAAGCGCTTTATCCTTCAAATACATCCTAATAATTTATTGGAAACGGTCAAAAGTGGTGTTGGAAACCGTGGACGAGAGTTTTTGACAACTGTATTGAAAGAGCTTATTCTGGAAAATTTAAGCGTTAGAGGCGGATCGCTGAAAACAGGAACAAGAAAAAACAATACAAAGTATCAGAAAAAACCGCTGTAAATAAATTACATATATGAAGTAGAAAATAAAGGAAATTTATTTTCCAGTACATGAGTACAGACGCAACAAAAGAAAACCTTCTGTATTGATGTACTGGAAAATTTTAATGTAAGGAAAGAGAGGGAGAAAAATGACAGAAATCAAGACAGATTATAGAGGCTATGTCCAACATTGGATTGGAAGCGAAAATGATTTTACATATAATTGTATCGATTATGAAAGAGACAAAGAAAACGGAAGATGTTATATGCTTGTTGAATCTTGCAACCTTCATGATTAGAACATGGATGGAGCACTTGTAAAAAAGAGGATTAAAAAATCTGAATATGAAAAAGCATTGAATGAATGTAAGAAAATATTTGATACAAATAACTGTATTTAGGTTTAAGCTCGGAAAATGCAGAAGATAGAAGTGGAGGTTAATCATATGAGAATAACGAAATATGCAACTTTGCTAGATTATGAAAAACATTGTTTATTAGTTAAAGAAAATGCTGTCAACTATCCAGTTGAAAAATTGGACAATGCAGGGAAAATTTATAAAATGCTTTGTGATGTGTTTAATCACAACAGGCAGACAGAAGAATATGTATATTTACTTTGCTTTAATGAGAAATGTCGTTTGCTTGGAATATTTGAATTATCACATGGAAGTGTCAACGCTTCTTTCTGTAGTCCGAGAGAAATTTTACAGAAAACTTTATTGTGTAATGCAACGAGTTTTGTATTAGCACATAATCATCCATCTGGTGATGTTAGTCCTAGTAGAGAAGATATATTTGTATATCGGAAAATTAAAAAAGTATCTGAACTGATGGATATATCATTTTTAGATAACTTAATTATCGGAGATGACTATTATTCATTTTATGAGCATGACATAAAATAAAAGCATGTATTGAAAAGTTAAAAAAAGAAATCGAGGATATAAACATGATGAAATATATAGAAAAAGTTGGAAATATTAAAGTCTACGCAGAAAAGAACGCAGAAAGAGATTATACAATCACTTTTATAAACTGCACTGACATTGTAGTGCAGGAAGTATATTTCACAAACGATATACAGTTCGCCATTGATGATCTGTTTTTGAAAGCCTTCGACATTTACACAGAAGAATATATTTTTCTTTGTATTCAAGGTGCTGAACAATTAACAAAAAATACATACCGGATAGGTGAAAAAGATTATTTTTGTCGAATTGATGATACAAGATTCTTTAAGCATTTTTGTAAATCTGCTGATGAATTTATAACTGATAAAAACGGGATGCGGATCATTGATAGATAGCCGAAGCGGTCAGAAATGACCGTCCGAAATGTGACGAGGCAGGCGAGAAAGGAGAAAATATGTGGGATTTTTTAAGGAAAGAAATGAAAGGATTTACAATTAATGAAATGGCTGGATATTTGGAAAATTACGGCTTTATTATTAAAACACAGACAAAGCGTTGTATTTCCGCAATCGATAAGTATGGGTTTTTAGAATTTTTCTTTTGTACCAAATAACTGACACAGAGGATGTACGCCCGGATAGATGCCGGATGGATGTTTTACTCGAAAAAGGAATAAATAGAAAAGAGGTTTTGGAAATGAAAAAAATAACATTTGTAATTGATGAATTAAAATATTGTCGGGATATATTAAAAATAGATGATAGCACAGCGAAAGATGTAAAAACTACATTAATCGTAACCGGGAATAATAATCTAGTAGACGATTTTAAAATTTATGATCAAAACAATAATCAGAAAAAATATAACGATTATAATTTTTTTGTCAGGTCTTGTATCTTTTATCAATGTTTCAAATATTTTAGAAATGAGCCTTGTGATCTGTTTGGTGTTGTAGAAATCAAAGAAGAAAATTTTTAAGCAGGCCAGCGAAACCGGGGAGGAATTCTCCGTTTGACAAGGAATCGCATCCCGATGTTAATGATAGCAAGTAAGAAGAAGGAAAAAAGATATGAAAAATATTGCTATTGAAAAGTACAAAAAGACAGCATAGAGTTAGCGAAACAATATAATGTATCGCCATCATGCGTTGTCTGGAGCAGACATGCTTGTAAAGGGAATAAAAGGAAAGGGGAAAAAATATGTTAAAAAGGAACACCATAGATCAATTATACGATATTGCTATTGAGAGAGTTAAAGAAAAAAATCATCAAATAGTGTTGAATGAAAGTCAATTAGACGCAATCTATTACAGCATATATGGAATATTACAACATGAAGGTGAAGATGCAGCTAGAAAATATGTTTTGCATGCTGAAATTAGAATCTAAATGATAACAGGAGGAAAAACAATGTATACACTCGAAACATTATCAACAATCAATTCTAGATTTTTATCAGCACATTATGAATTGATTGAAGCAGATGTTAATAAGGTTAATGAATGCGTAAAAAGTATTGAAACATCAAGAACGGAAATACAACCACAAGCAGGTGATATTGTCCAGTATACGGATGAACAAGGTATATATTATGACAATGCATTTATTGAACATATAAAAGGAAACAATGCGTATATTGCGGAACATGCAAATGTATATTGTGATCTTGGTGAAAAGAAAAACGCTTTATTTTCAGTGTCAGCAGGTGGAGCATTTCATTACATATCATTAGAAAAGTTTACATATATCGGGAAAAATAAGCGTCGTTTTTGGCATTTTGGGCATTGTGGAGCATGCGCGGATGGTGGTATTGATTTTTATGCTACTGTCAATACATGGATATGTGATTGCAATAAAGAAGAATGCTCAACGAAAACACATGATAAACATTATATTATATGTGATTTGGACAATAAAGAAAATGAATATCAATTTATATCTAATACACATTGTGCGTGGAAAAATGAAACAGATTTTCAAGCATGGTTACGAACTGTAAGAGCGAATGTAAAACCTGGAAATTGGGATGATCAGCTTATTGTATGGACTTATAAAACTATAGAACATCATGTATCGCCAGATATATTTGAATCTATTGACGCTTTAGAAGATACTTTTCTAATGAATGGCTCTATTAGGAAATGTAAGCGTATATATGATGATACAAATAGTTTGATAGACTTATATTTCGTGTGGTATTGGGATGAGCCGGAAAAAGAATTTTATCAATGTATGGAAGAACAGAATGAAGTGATTAAGCGGTATGTTGAAAATCAAAAAGAAAATAGAATCGCAAGGGAAGAATTGAAAAGTGGAAAAATAAAACCTATTAATATTATGAAAATATTGAGGAGGGATTAAGTTTGAAAAGAACGAATGACACAATAATGAAGAGATAGATTGGTTATTCAAGGTGGAAAGAGAGGAGGAGTTAAGCAATGGGAATCATCTATAACAAGAACGCACAAGAACAGGAACTTTACATAGCATATGGATTTACAGTCTATGGAAAAATAAATAAATACGAATGGACAATTTACCCAGATAGAGCATTAGAGGATGTACTTATTAGCTTGCGAATTACAGACGAAAATGGAAATGATATTTATAACAAACATCTTGGAAATAACTGCTCATTTATGAAAATATTTAATAATACAATAGATAATTTTTTATATTGGATTAAAAACGATAAGCCGGATGCATATAGTCTTAATAAAGCTGTTTTTGATTGCTTATGCTCAAATAACAGTTTGTTTAATCATAGAATGGAAAATCGAAAATTTAAAGAATTTAAAGAATAAACAGAACGGGGTAAAAAATCAAAACAAAATAGAGAAGAAAGAATAAAACAGATTAAAGAGTACTGCGAAGAAAAATCTTTAATCTGTTTTTTTATGGATCAGAAGTATATCTGATTCAATCTTTACATAAGTGTGAAAAACAGAAAAAGAAAGGAATAATATGATGGGAAATATGGTAAGTCAAAAGGTAAAAGATTTTGCGTACATGGCAAGGAGAATCAAAGAAGTGGGGGCAACAATAGAAGCAGAATATAATTATTCTAGAAATTGTCATTTTAGATATTTCATGTATAAAGGGCAAAAGATAAATATTGATGAGGTAAACGAACATCGCGCAGCGAGCTTCTACTGGACAAGGAAAAATATAGATACACTTTTTGATGAAATTTTATTGAAAATTACTGATGAAAAAAGAAAAGTATATATTGAGTGTCGGGACATGCTTGAAGAGGTTTATACATATCATGAATTTACGTGGGGGCATCGTGAGTATATAGGCACAGGGGATATAAATTATGTATTCACATATGTTGTAAAATAGTAAATTTTTCTCATAGCTTTGCTTATAGAAAAGAAAGGAGAAAAAATGTTCTTTTTAAACAAAAAAGAAAATATGACTCTGGGTGAACTGCTAAACGAGTGGATTGAATTACATCAAATGAGAGTACATGATGGAACTACATATGGATATATAAAAAGTATAAATTTATTAAAAAATTACGATATATATAATAAAAAGATAAAAAACATAAAAGGAGAAGATATACAGAGTATTTACTATGAGTTTAATAAAAAAGAAAAAAAGAGAAATACAATTATAAATTATAGTAAAGTATTGAATATGTCTTTCAAATATGCAGAAGAAAAAGGATATATAGAAGAAACACCTTGTAAGAATTTAGTTATTCCGGCAAAAAATGTGCACATAGTAGATCCGTTCACTGCGGAAGAGGTAGAAAAAATTTTAAAGGTGGAAATGAAAGAGTGGACACGTGATGCTATAGAAATAGCGTTTAGAACAGGATTGAGGAAAGGAGAAATTTTTGCACTAACGAAAGATGCAATAAATTTTGAGGAAAATTTTATTATAGTAAAACAATCACAAAGCCTCGACAAAAAGGGAAAAACAGTGATTGGAAAAACAAAAACGCCGAGTTCAAAGCGGCGTGTAGATTGTGATGAAGCAACAATAAAGATATTACGCAAGTATTACGAAAATAGTAAATCAGAATTCATATTTTCCTGGAATGATGGGCGAATGATAGTTCCGTATAATATTGCTCACACGTTAAAAAAGAAATGCAAAATTGCAGGGGTGCGCCCGCGGCGATTTCATGATCTGCGACATGCTCATGCCACATTTTTGCTATTAAATAACGTGCATATCAAAGTCGTACAAGAACGGCTAGGACATGCGAATATAATAGAAACATTAAAAACATATAGTCATATAATTCCGACTATTCAGAAAACCGCGGTGGAAGCTTTGGATAAATTAAATTTTGATTGAAAAACTTATTAGGTAGAATGGGAAAGGAGAAGTATGAAAGAATTACAGCTTATAAATATAAAACCTAAAAAGACTATACAATTAATTAATATTAATACAAAAGAGAAAAAATGTAAAAAGAAAAAAGAGGATAACTATTTAAGTGTTGAGTTAATAATAATTGGAGCTTATTTTTTTCTCTTTATGTATTCTGTTATATTCTGAATTAACAAAAGGATATATAAAACTTAATAAAGATTTTAAAATATGAAAGCGTTTGACAATAACAATAATTTAAAAGCTTTTATTTTTTTCAAAAATTTAAAATGGAAGGAGAAAATAATATGTCACAACTGAATGATATTTATGAAGAGGTGTATTTGAGAACAGAACATTCGCAGCATGTAGAAGCAATAACTAGAGCAAAAATTGATGAAGATGAATTAGTAAGAGAATATAAAGAAAAATACGAAAATACTTTATCGGAAGAAGAATGGGAAGAGCTAGAAGAAATGGTTATTTGTCCTGTAATGAATATAGCTTTAATCAACGGTTTTAAAGATGGATTTAGATATGCATTGATATTACTTTTTGAAGCATTAACATTTTAATATAAGCATTTTATGAAAGAAAAGGAGAAAGAAAAACAAATAATTAAGTATAGAATAAAATCGTTGAGGACAAGTTGAAATACACTTGTCCTTTTCAGTAGAAAGGAAAACTATTATGAAAATAAAAAATTTATCACAATTAAAGAAAGCAATTAATAATAAAAATGAATTTATAATTGTAGAACATGGAATAAGACCAGAATATGTTGGACAGATCAGAAAACCGAATCTAATCCAAACAAACGGTTTTTATTCAATTGTTGATAATGAACCAAATCATCCTGTTACACTAGCGAATAGTGGAAAAGGTTCATGGATCGAATATGGGAAAGCAAGTGACTGGAAATTTGAAAATGAACTATGTATACAATATATTGGCGACCGTAAAATTTGGACAATTGAATTTCTAGACTGGTGAGAAAGAGGGGTTGCAATGGCAACAACACAAGACATTATTGAAAAAATGAGAAAAGATGGATATCCATACAAGATAATCGGAAATGGAGGATATAAAGCAACATTATATGATATACAACCGTTGAATGGTGGTGAATATATGGCTATTTATCGTTATCCAGGTGGAGTATGTTGTCATGGATTAGAAGAAATTAATCAATGTTTTGGAGTTGTAGAAAGATAACATATAAATCACGAAGTTTATAGGGAAGGTGGGAAAAATTATGACAGTAAAGGAGTTATATGAATTATGTAAAAAGGAAATCGAAGAAGGCAAAGAAAATAACGATATTGTATTATGTGTAAATAGTGATGAATTTCATACATTGGAACATGGATTTTCTTCACCAGTTTACAATGATAGTGCAATATATGATTTTTTAGAGGAGTGGGAAGCGCAGGAAGATAATATCTCGGTATTAAATTAAATAACATTGTAAACAAGAGGAGGAATGCTAATGGCAATTACAATACAAAATATTATTGATGTATTAGAAAAATTTCATAGCAAGTATAAATTATCAGCCGATAAAAAAAGTATTACATTTTTCTTTAATAATGGGGATATAACGAGGATAGAAATTGGTGATGATAACAAATCAATTGCTGTATGTGGAAGAATAATTGGAGATTTAGATGAGCTAGAAACGTGGCTTTATTATAATCGTGGATAAAAACATAAAACGAATATTTTAAGTGTTTAAGTAAGTCAATAAAGGAGAAGTAATGGAAAGTAATATAAAAATAAGAGCAACAGGAAAAGAAATTAATTCTGCTTGTCATGCAGATAATATAGGATGCAGTATTCGATATTATAAAATTACAAATTGTGATTTAGATAATGTCACAGATGAGGAAATTGATAACAATAAGTGGATTTATGAAGTAAGAGTTAGACATCCAGAATTATCAAAAAAATTGAACAGACCACAACCATATACAATTCAATCTATGATTAATACGATAGAAGAATTGAAAAAAAGATAGCATAAAATCGATTTGTTATAAGGAATAAAGATAATGGTGAAGGAAACATAGAAAATTGGATTTATCAATGGTTATCAACGAATATTTAAGGAGAATAAGAGTGAAAAATAAAAAGAGTGAATTTGATAATACGGCAACTAATGAATTAAAGAAACAATATATTTCGCTATGCTTTGGAAAAATGATTTATGGTATCAACACAGATATCAAAAGGAACAAAATAGCAGAAGAAATTGATAAAAGAGAATTTGCGAAAATGGGAAATTTTAGGGAGGGGATTACATTATGAATAAGAAAGAATTTTTAAATTATATAATTGATTGTGCTATATGTTGTGGGTGGGAAGATTGTCATGGTAAAGATCAAATCAGAGCATTATTTACAAGCTGGTGCCTAATTTTTCATATTGATGCGGATACAAAAGAATGTGATGATGCGTTAAGTATACTTTATTTACGCGCAGCAATGGAAGAAGTGATAGAGTATAAAGATTATGAGCAATTTATGATTGAATTTATTGTATAGGAGGAATTTTCTAATGGAAAAGACTAAAATACTTGAAATGTTGAATAACGGACGAATCGAAGAACTTAAAAGAGAAATTCAAGATGAAATTTTTCAAGATGAATTAAAAAAATTAGGCGGTGCTGATGCAAAGAAAAGATATACTGCAATGAAGAGATATTTTAAATATGCAGACTGTTATGATAAGAGGTTGTTTTATCCCTGTAAAAACCTTTCTGTAGAAATCCGTGGTGAAAAGAAATGAATTATTTTCTTAGTAAATATTCATTTGTTCTTACATCAGAAAGTATTGGAACGATGGAAGATTTTAGTAGTGTGGCAGATGAAAAAGAATATTTTAATGTGCAGAAAATGATTGATATGCCTTTTGATTTTCAAGAGTTTGATCCGAATAAAGCATTATCTATTGTAAAAGCTAGAGGATATAAATATAAAGGCTCAGAACTGGATATTTGTAAATTTACATACGCTTGGCATTATAAAGATGCTTATTATAAAGTCGGGATTTTAGATTAGGCATATAGCATTATCAATGACGGAAAGAACGCAAAAGTTTATTATACAAATGGGAAATCAGCACTGTATATTGAAACAAGTGTTGGATTGGCAGTTATACTTCCTATGAGTTGGGATACATATGTTGGAAAAATTGTAATAGAAGTAGAAGAATAGTCCGTAAAAAATAATGTTTTTTTATAAAATTGGAGAGAAAAATATGGTAGTAAAAGTGAACGAAATTATTAATTGGTTTTATAGTAATTATAGGGATAAGTTAGTACAGGTGCATGAGTTTCATGGGACGAAAGAGGAATGTTTTAAAAGAATATACGCATTGCGTCGAAGCGGAAGATATGATAGTGCAAGGCGTTATGAGTTCCAGGATAAAATATTGGAATCAGAATATCAGAAGTGGAAAGATAAGAATGAAACTATAGAAATGTTTTATGGTAGCGGTGTAATAGATTGACGAGGTGACAAAATTATGAATGAGAAATTTAATTGGGTTTGTGATAATATTGGACTATTAGAGACATGGTTAAAAAATGCTAGAAATAATGTTTTCCCTGATAACGACGATTTTATAACACATATTAGAGTAGGAGTATTATGTTTGGATTTAATTAATAAAAATATTGATGACATTGAGTATCTGTGTGCAGATTTATATGTTGGTGGTATTGATACGGGGTATGGATATGCAAATTTAGAAGGTGAAAGCTATCCATATGACTATTGTGATGAAATTGGGCATTGTTGGAAAGTTGATGATATTAAAAATGAAGATTCTGACAGCGTTTTAAAAATTGTTGCAGAAGAGATAGAAAATCAGATTGTTAAAAATGAACAGAAATATCCATATTGTTCATTAATAGGAAAGGCAATGGAAAGTTGAAAGTATGGTAATAAATTCGATATAAGAAAGGAAAGTATACTATGGAAAGATTAATTGATAAATTTGCGGAGAAAGTATTAAAAACAACAGAATCATTTATGGTTGAGTCTGGAAATTGTGATACTGATAAAAGGTATCACTTTTTTATTCAGTGCAATGTGGGAAAAGCAAGATATGTGTATGGAGAACATTCATATAGAGACGAAAAATTTCATACTGATTTAGATTTAAATCCGAAATTGGTTGCTATTGTAGCAGATGACAAAATTTATATTGTAGATGAGTTTGAACTTGATATATACAGAGGAGAAACTGAATTGCCGGAAAATATTTTCAAACTCATAGATATTGTTATAAAGGAAAATGAGTATGTTAAATCTGTTATCTTTGCGGATTTCTACAAGTCTTTGAAGGAAAATGATATTACAGGTGAGGAGTTATTAAAGGAATGCAAGGATGAAGCAAGAAGAATTTTATTTGTAAAAAATCCGGTAGTAAATGAATCAACAATTGAATCTATGTTTAATCAACAGGATATAGCGAACTCTTTATGTGGAGTAATTAATCTGGAATTAGAGGCGGTTAAAAGACTAGAATCAAAGAAGGAGAATTGGATTTATAAAAAGTCTTATAACAAAAAAGTGAAAGAATTGGTGGAAAATCGCTCAGTGGTAAAAGATTATGAAGTTAAAATTGCGGAGGGAATTAGAAGTGTAGACGCTAAGACCGTTTCTGTTGAATTTGAATTGAATGGGAGAAAAGAGTTCGCAAAAATGAATCCTCATAGAGTCATTAGGTGTATGATGGACAACGATTATTTTAGTGCATATGATTTTGAAACTACTAAACGTGGTTACGAACTCATTAGAAAGTTAGATGCTGCTACATGGAGAGGGAATAATAATGGCAAAGAAGTTCTTACTTGTAGGAATATCACTAAAATTACATATAAAAAGAAAGAACTGTATATAAGGAAATAATCATATAAAATACTGATTTTAAAGGAGAGGTAATTATGAAATTACCATATGATGGAACGACAGAAAGTATAAGAGCTCACATTATGGGTGATTGCTGCTCTTATGCTGTTAATAAATATTAAATCTATTGAAGGCAATTTCTGGTTTATTAAAAATTAAAAAGGTTATTTACATGCACTAAAACCATGTAGATGCACAATGAATGGTGTATTCAGTCATTATGAAAGTGTAGATTATCTATTAACAAAAGATAATATGTGGCGAGAAACAAAATGCACTGGATGTTATAAACCCAGAAAAGATGCAATTAGAGAAATTGAAAATTATATGTAGAAAAGGATGATAAGAGGAATATAGATATGGCAAAATATTTAGTTGCATATTATGAATGTTATTCCAGAGAATATGAAGTAGAAGCAAATAGCAAAGGGTAGGAGGACAAAAGAATGAGTAAATATGCTATTAGAGTAAGGGAAATATTTTCACGTACAGTGATTGTGGATAATGTGGAATCTATAGATGAGGCATTGAATGAGGTTGGAAAGGCAGTAGAAGCTGGAAGAATAAATCTTGATTATGATGATTATGATGATCGAGATATAGAACCGTCTCCATATTTCGATGGTGAAATTTCAGATGATGAAGATGTAAGCTACTATCAGCATATCAATGAGAAATAGAATTCACATTTTAGAGAGAATCTAATGTAGAAGATGAGAATATGATGTAAAGCTTTCGTGTTAAGTTATTTAACATCCTTTTAAGTTCAAAAAAAAGAATTATGGAATTTTAAGAAGCATTTGGAGAATAAATATTCAGATGCTTTTTTATTATATTTTTGAAGGGAGACGGGCGGATGCAGAGATTCACTATTGAAACTATTATTGAGAATGGACAAGGACATTACGAAATTACTGATAATACAAATGGAAATACTGTACATTGTGATTTTTCCGAACTTAATGAAACATTGTATGAGCTTATAAGTGAATAATAAAAATATAAAAGAGGAGATTCAAATTATGAAAAATAATGTAAGTGTAATTAATAATACAGGGAAAGATATTATAGTAATCGTTAATAAAATAAATGGAAGTATGCAGATCAGAATTGATGAAGGTGGAAAATTAGTTAGACTATTTACGTTAAAACCTGGTAATGTGTTTAGAGATAGTGATGGAGTTGAGTATATAGTATGTGAGCATTTTATAAATGATACAACGGCAGTAGTAACAAAAAAGTTATTAGAGAAGAAATGGGAATTCGGCTTAACAAATAATTGGGGAAATAGCTATATCCGTGCATATTTTAATGGAGAATATTTTAAAGAACTTGAAAATAAATTTGGAACAGAAAGTATTATTGGACATGAGGTAGACCTTTTATCTATGGATGGATATGATGATTATGGAACATGTGTTGACAAAGTAAGCCTGATGACGTTCGATCAGTACCGCAAATATAGTAAGATTATCGGAAAAGTAGATTCTTGGTGGTGGCTTGCAACACCCAATCAAACACCTTCAAGAAATGATTCTTCTTACGTCCGGTTTGTTTGTTCCGATGGCGGCGTGAGCTGCAACGGTTGTGGGTATGACGGCGGGGGCGTGCGTCCGTTTTTTATCCTTCCATCTTCAATTTTTGTATTTCCTGATGCAGAGTAGAGCGTAGGCAATTCAATAAACATGGAATGTGGAAATAGATTATAATATGAAGGAGGAAATATCTATGTTATTACCAGGAATTATTGTATCAGTTGTTGGATGGTATTTATTGCAAATCATTAAGGATTGGATCGATCAGCAGAATTTAAAGTAAGAAAAAATATGAATAAAATTAATCTTATAAAGAAAAAATGAAATTGGCACATGTACTATTTGCGTAGTATAATATATACGAAAATCATTAAAGGAGATGTTAATATGCGTGATACAGCAATTGAAATGGCAAAAAGGCTATTAATAGATAGCATTTGGAAAAGCGCTAATTTAGAGGGATTAGGCACGACATTTCCAAAAACAGAGGCAATTATAGCTAACGCACCGACAACAACAAAAACAGAAGAAGTTTTATTTGTTATTAATATGAAACGAGCATGGCAATTTTTATTAGATAATATTGAGTATAAGAATTGTATCGCACTATTAAGAGAGTATGATAAAATTGTTGGTGAATTGCTTTTTAGCTATGCTGGAGAAATAAGAACTATACCCGTACAGATAGGTGGAACATCATGGGAACCTGAAATACCACAAACAGGAGTTATCATAGAGTGTGTAAATAAAATAGAACAGATAGAAGATATTGAATTAAAGGCACTGAAATACTTTTGTTATATTGCCAGAACACAAATGTTTATTGATGGAAATAAGCGCGTAGCACAACTTATGGCGAACAAAGTATTGATTGAAAATAATATTGGCATTTTTCAAATACCAATTGACAAGTTAGAAGAATTTAAGGGATTGCTTATTTCTTTTTATGAGAGTGGAGAAGATGGTGCAATTATTGAATTTATGAGTGAATTTTGTATAAGAAGAATAAGATGAAATTTAACTTTCATGTAGAGAGGTGAGAATATAAATGCGTGAAATAATGGAATACGAATTGGAAATAAAGCGGGAGCGACTTAAAAAGCTACAAGAGTATTTTAAAGTCGATCTGAAAGATATGGATTCTATGAATTATGAAGATAATGCGATTAATTCTCTATTGGAAATGAAGAAGATTAAAACAGAGATTGCACAGATAGAATATTATTTACAGTTAAAAGAATAGTTTTATGTAATGAGGTGACATTATGGAGAGATCATGGCATTATTTTATTGTTTTAAATGATAAAGAACGATTAGGAAGTTTGGTTGAAGATGCTGAAGTGCCAGAAGATGGATTGCCGATTTGTGTTGACTTGAATGTGGCGATATCTTTTCCAACTCCCGAAGAATTAAATGAATGGGTAAAAGATAATACGTCGTTGTCTTTAAGCGCTGGAGATTATCATATTGAAGGACATTATTTGTAAAACAAATAAACAAAGTATCTTATTATTACATATCTAAAATTATGATTTGAAAAGCATTGGAAAGCCAGTGCTTTTTTCTTTGCGCAATATGCAAAATAGAGAAAGGGATAAACAGGAGGTGGCAATATGTATAAAGATGAAGTTAGAAAAAAAGAAAATGAGCAGTTAAACAGGAAATTTGAAGAAGCTAAGATACCGGAATTTATTACACGCTTTTTTATTCGATTAAATAGCACTAAATCAAAACGTGATTATTATACTACGATTAGGGATTTTTTAAATGATTGTATTGCTCGTAAAATTATTAAAAAATTGAACATTTCAGATATTGAACCAGGAGACATGATGGAAGTAGAAGCTGAAGATATTAAACAATATCTTACGGATTTAGAAGAGAAAAGAGGATACAGTCCTACATCAGTGGAAGTATATAAGAATCGTTTGCAAAGTTTTTGGGGATATTTAGTAGATACAAATAAATGTCCAGTTATAACAAATGTTGTATCAAAATCTGGATACAAAGGGATTTCTGGAAATATTAATATTGCGGTTGTGCCTGATGTTGCAGAATTAAATTTAATTGAAGAAAAAATGTCTAAGAAAAAAGATGAAATGGTAAGAGAGCGAAATTTATCTATCTTTAATTTATTAAAGGGAACTGGAATTAGGGAAACTGAACTTGCTAATCTTGACTTAGATGATGTTTTTTTAAATGGTGATGATAATGAGAAACGTGCATTCATTCTGATATTAGGTAAGGGGAAGAATCGTGAGTGTGAAAAAAGACGTGTGTTACTAACTGGAAAGTCCGTTAAAGCAATTGAGCGTTGGCTAGAAATAAGGAATAAGATTCCATATATCAATGAAGAGTCGAAAAATGCATTATATATTACCAGGCGTGGTGGACGTGTAACGGAAGGAACTATCAAGGATATATTTAAAACATATGGCAATGGGATTACGCCACATATGTTGCGACACTGGTATGCTTCTACAATGTCAAAAAATTTTGGTGCAGTCTTTGCACAGCAACAGATGGGACAATCTAGTGTAGATACAACGAAAAAGTGGTATATTCAAGGAAGCTATGGGATAGATTTGAGTGAAATCTAATACAGTATATGGTATAATATCTTCTATAATATATAGAAGGAGAGACTAAATTAATGCGCGAAATGGATTTTACTACTGAAAATATAGATTGCTGTGAAATAGGAGATATTATGGAGGTTACTGAATATAAATTGCCGGCAAGCTATTGGTATCTTTTAGAAAATTCATATGGAGCAAGTGGCAATTATAAAAATGCTGAAAGACTTAAATCTAAATTCGGTAAGGTTGTTCGGAAATGGAAAGACAAGAAGTTTAACTATATAACATTGGAATTTGATGAATAGGAGATGATATAATGTTTAAGAAAGATGATATATGCTATATTCTTGAAAACAACATGAATGTAAGAAAGGCACGTGTTTCCGCAAGACAAGGAAAATTCTATGTGATACAATTGGTAGGATCGTGTGGAGCAATTAGATTGCCGGAATCCAGACTATTTAAAACAGAACAAGAAGCATGGGATAGTCAAAAAAGAGAGCCGGTTCATGTTTCGAATGATTATGGTTATATTGATGTATTCAATGGTAAAAGAACAAATCGTGCGCCAAAACGAGATATTTAAAAAATAATGTAAGAATGATGCTGGAGCATTGTCCCCTCATCATTCTTTTTTTGTATAGAAATAGATGAAAGGAGGATTCGATTAGTGAAACAAACCTTAAAGCAATATGATGTTGTAATCGTAGATTTTGGGAAAGATGTAATCGATTCTGAACAGGGTGGTAAACGCCCAGCGGTTATTATACAAAATAATATTGGAAATTTATATAGTCCAACAACGTTAGTTATGCCATTAAGTACAAAAAATAAGAATCCGAATCAACCTACGCATACTCTAATTAGAAAAGATAATGATAACAAATTGGATAGGGACTCAATAGTTCTTGGTGAATGTTTACGACAGATTTCTAAAAAGAGAATACTAAAGCATATAGGATATATATCAGATTATTCTAACCAAAAAAATATCAAGAAAGTATATGATGCAAATTTTCAGATTAGATAATAAAATAGAACATACGTTTTGAATTGGATTGACTAGAACATTTGTTTGTGATAACATGTAAACATAAAAAAAGAGAAGACGTATTTTGTCACTGGTGTTGCCGCACCTAAAAATATGTCTTCTCAAACACAACATAATTGCAGAAACAACTATGCATATTATATATTACACATTTTCGAGATATTGTTCAAGCGTTTCTGCAAAATTTTCAAATTTTTTAACAATTAAATATAGAAATATGTAATGAGCTATTGCCAAAAGGTAAGGCACATGACTTTGATTCATGTATTTATCGGTTCGAATCCGATTAGCTCAATTGGGATTTTGCGACCATTTTTACGAAATTATGTATGAAAGAAGGGATATTTTATGGATTATGCTATATGTAATCAACAAAAAGATGTGTATATCAAACTCAAAGATGGGAAAGTGGAGACATGTCCAAAAAATCAAATGCAAAGATTTGAATATTCAAAAGCAAAAAACTTAGTTGATAATTTGCCAAAAACGTTAAAACGATTTCATTTCACGGTTATTCCGATACCTGAAATTTCTTCGGCAGAAAGAAAAGCAAAGAACGAAAATAAAATAATTGTTTGTAAAGACTATCAGGTTCCCCAATCTGTTACAGAATGGATGAAAAAAGTAGAAGGATTAAATATGTTAGCAATTGACGCAAACAAGCGGAAAAATCAATTGCTTGCGAATTTATCTAATGTAGATAAACAACTCAGTAATTGTTTACATGATATTGAACTAGATAAAAATAAAAATGCATGTGCTGGTTATATGTCGTATAAAACAGTCAGAGAGATTATGAAAAGGAGAAGAAGTATTAAAGATGAATTAAGTGTAGTGCAATCATTGTTAGATTTAAACTTGGCTGGTATCGCTGAAAATAAATTGCAGAAAACAGTACAACGTTTAGAGGAAAGAACATTTAATATTCGGGATGTGGATGAGATTTTACTTTAGGTCAATGTGGAGGATAATATGGATTATACAGAGATTTATTACAAAAACAATGCGAAAAAATTACATAAGTTAGTAGATCAAATATTAAAGAAATTCGGTGGGATTAGTCAAAAAGATATGGATGATTTTTATTCATTGGCCAATGAAGTATTTGTTGATGTACTAAAAAGATATGATAGAGAACAAAAATTCGAAGCTTTTTTATATTCATGTCTATATAAAAAGATTATGACAGAAATAACAAGAAGAAATAGGCAGAAAAGAAAAGCGGATAGAATTGCATGCTCAATTGATCAAACAATTTGTGTGACGGAAGGTAAAGATATTAGTTTAGTAGAGATGATACAAGATAATAAAACATTAGAAAACGATATATTTGAGCAAATGTATAGTGACAATATCGCAGCTTATATGGAAAAATTGTCTACTACACAACAGGCAGTATTAAGATTGCTGGTATATCAATATAAACCTAATGAGATATTAAATCAACTTAAAATAACAAGAAAAGAATATGTGAATTGTTTGCAAGTCATCAAATCGTATGAAAATATACGAATATTAATGTAAGAAATAGTAGGAGGAAGAAAACAATGGATATAAAGGTAAAAGAGATTAATGTACCTGTGAGTGCATATTTAGCTGATGTTAAAGGTGGAGACATTAGTGAGAATCAGGATGTACAACGTAAATTTTGTGCAGATAATTCATTTGTAGATGGAATTGCCGTAACGTTACTAAATGGTGGGTATCTTCCTCCAATTGTTCTTGGAGAAATCCCATATACAGATGGTATTGTACAGCAATATATTGTGGATGGCATGCAACGAACAGCGGCTATGCGTATTATTCGTTACGGAAATCATAAATTTTCGAGAACGATGGAAGATGCAGAAATTGAATATCAAGAAAAGAAGCGTGATGAACATGGAAAGGTTATGAAACAGGAAGATGGAAGTATCGAATGGGAAAGGAAGATCTTCAAGCTAAGTGGAAAAACTTTTGACGAGCTTCCAAATGAATTAAAAAAGCGATTCGATATGTTTCAAGTACGTATTGTCATTCATCCTAATTGTGCAATGAAGGAGATTAGCAAATTAGTTAGATGATATAACAATCATAAAGGTATGAATACAAATCAGAAAGCCTTGACATATCTTGACATACATGCAAGAGAAGTTAAAAATATTGCCAATTCAAAATTTTTCCTTGATACTATACACCCATCATCATCTGAACCAAAAAACGGAACGTATGAAAGAATTGTATGTGAATCAGTAATGGCAACATTCCATTTAGACAATTGGACAAGCACTGCAAGGAATATGTATAAATATTTGAACAATAAACAGTACGAAGATGAATTTAAGAAGATATCAGAATATATGAATCGTATTGAAACGGTATGCGCAAATAAATACCAAGATATTTTTATAAGCAAAAATATATATGCATGGATCGCTACTTTTGATTATTTTACTACTTTTAACTTAGACGATGCGAGGTTCTTAGAGTTTCTGGATGCATTTAAAGAAGAGTTAATTAATAAGCCTGTAGATGGATTGAAATTTGAGGACACAGAATTAAATGCAGAAAATGAAAAACGTCGTGGTACAAAAGATAAAATCGTTGTTACAACAAAAATATCCATATTAAAAACATTAATGAAAGAGTTCTTTCATAAAGATGATGAACCTGAAGAAGAATTAATATCTGATTATGATTTCGTACGGGAAGTATTAGATTATGATTTACGAGATGACCAGATTGAATTTTGCGAAGAACTATTGGATGACCTAACGATTAACGTAGACAATAATTCTAAATTAATGGATGAAAAAAATAGAAAATCATTATTAGCAATAGTTACATATGCTACAGAAAATGATATGGATTTAGATGATTGGATTGTAGACTACTTTAAGAGAAATCATATCTACATGAATGACCAGAGACAAAATTTTAGAATTATGAAACAAGATGTAGAAAACTATATGCGACAAAAGGAGAAGATAGCTGTATGAAAATGATTTTGTTGAGGGATAAAGGCGGGTAAAGTATGAGAAATATTATGCTATATGTAAATCTAACAGAAGCAATTGGTATTTAGTGGCTAAAAAATGAACTTGTAATTAAAAAATTTTGGATTTAAGAAAAGGAGAATAATAATTATGTGTAATTTTTTATCAGGTATTATCTTTAAAAACGAAGTGTATCTTGCGCCGATGTATAATCAGAGTCATTCAGCGTTACTAAGAAAATTAAATGTGAGAGACAGCTTTATTGTAAAGGCAAATTGGGTAAAGGTAGAGTTGATTCCACATGAAAATAATCTTCTTTCTGATATTACAAAATGGAAATACATAGTTGACCAAGATATTATTCCGGAATGGTATGAAGAGAAAAAAGAGAAATATGAATCAGATTTTCGTAACACTGCAAAAAGATGGGTAAAACAAAATATTGTTGAGATATGTGGACAACCATGTACGAAACTTAAAACAGAGAATGGTAATACATATCTTCATACATGCTATCCATTGTTTTATTCCGAGTTTGGTTGCACAACTAATTATGCTGAATCAAGTATTAGGGAAAGGGTTGTTAATAGCGATTTTGCTAAAGCACTTGAAGAAAAATATGGAGAAAATCTGGTTCCTGTATCAATTGATTTAACATCTCTTGATGGGTTAAAAGATTACGGCATTTTAAACGAAGATATTTTAGGAATTCCAGACATTAATTTATATAGGGAATGCAGAGAAAATATTTTTGTTGGTAATTCTTGGTGGTGGCTTGTAACACCAAATTCAACGCCGGCAGTCTATGATTCTTCTTTTGTCCAGTATGTCGACTACGGTGGCCGCGTGAGCTGCAACGGTTGTGGGTATGACGGCGGGGGCGTGCGTCCGTTTTTTATCCTTCCATCTTCAATTTTTGTATTTCCTGATGCAAAGTAAATCATAGTCAGTAAACCAGGCGAGGGGCGTAAGTCCCTTGCCGAAAGCTGGAACAAGCGACTGAAAGGAGCGAAGATGGACAAGCTGATTAATATTGATGATGAAAGATTATGGAATATTCTGCATGATGAAGCGTGTGTCGAAGGACAACAGGCTGACAGAATTTATAAGGCGTTGGAGGATATTGCCAAGTCAGTCGCTTTTGACAAGGAAAAGGTGATTGAGGAATTGGAAGAAGCAGGTCAAGCATGTAATGAATGTGATGATACCTGTGGGGTAGAAGCTATAGAATATGCAATAGAAATTGTCGAGAAGGGAGGGATTTAAGCATGGGAGAAATCAAAATAAAAGTTGAGCATTTAGTATCTCCTGAAATTGACACTTGCACATATGGAGGAGATTTCTGGGGGAAGGATGTGTGCCAATATCATACGCATAGAAATAGGACACATGGCAGAAAAGCACAAATGGAACGGAACGTACCGAAATGTGCGCTGTTTAACGTGTGGTTAGATAAATCGTATAAAAAATGCGCTGAATGCCAAAAGGCTTGTAAAGAAGCGTGGAACAAACGAGCAGGAGAGGACGGTGCAGAGGAATGACTGATAAAGAAAGAAGAATGACATACAAGAATTTTATATCTGGAAAGCCAGAAAAAAGTGGAAATTATGTAGTAAAAAACAAATACGGAATGGTTGGAACGGACGATTATACAATTTCGGGCGGCGGTCATTGGTGGAACGAATCGAACGATGGAACTACATTATATGACCCTACATCATTTAAAGAGTTGGGAGCATGATATATATAACGAGAAAGGCGGTGTTTAAGCATGGGAGAAATTAAATTAAAGCCGTGTCCGATATGCGGAACAGATGTATACTCCGAATTTAAGCATATTGGAAGTAATTGTACGACTGCAATATATGACTTGCGAATTAAATGTAATAACTCTAATTGCGGGTTGGTAAAACATCACAGGGTGGAATTAGACAATGAAGCGTTTGACATTGTTTTAAAAGAAATTAAATTTGCAGTGGACGATTGGAATCAACGGGCAGGAGAGGACGGTGCAGAGGAATGACAGAGAAAGAAGCGATTGAAATATTAGAGAATCGTACAAAGTATTATATACAAGCGCAAGACATAGTTGCATTTGGCATGGCAATCAAAGCTTTAAAGGAAATCCAGCAGTACAGGGGAATTGGAACGGCGGAAGAGTGCAGGGAGGCGGTGGAGAAGCAGAAAGCGAAGAAGCCTGACTATGAAGGAGACGGTTACGATAATAAAGGCGAATTAGTATATGACACATGGATTTGTCCGTGCTGTAGTGAAAGATACGAAGTAGATTATGACGATTATGAACATTGTCCGAAATGCGGACAGGAGATAGATTGGAGTGAGGAAGATGAGATGAAATCACAGGAAAGCCCGGACGGAAAACGTCTGAGGGAACGGGAAGAGTTCTTTAAGGAGGGGTAAAAGATGAATCTACTTGACGGCTTCAAAGACAATTCAGGGAATACAAACATAGAATATGTGGTTGCATATTGGAACAAGGTGAGGGGGATATGGTTTCCACGAGGAACATATGAAGAAATTGAAAAGGCAGAGGAGTGTTACGCTCAATACAGGAAAATGAACCCAACTGCTACATTCGCAATATTTGAGCATATAAAGAGCGAAACTATAGTGCAGATATGCGCAGCGGAGGAATAAAACATGAACAGAATAAAGTCGATATTATTTAACACCGACATGGTTCGGGCGAGTTTGGACGGGAGAAAGTCGGTTATAAGGCGAGTGATTAAACCTCAGCCTATATACAGCGTACAAGACGGATTTAGTTGGAAAGGTTTTGCTTATGGAACGGACTTGCCTTCAACAGTTAAAGGGGCAGCACACAATTTTGTATGTGCGTGTCCATACAAGCCGGGAGATATTTTGTATGTGCGTGAAACGTGGAATTACGGATATATTGAGTGTTCGGATATTTCAGACAGTAGCGAGGTTTGGTTTGAACCTGTTTACAAAAGTGATGGACATGGAAGTTATATTGAAGCGTTAAGCCATTATTTTTACAAGGCAGACGAAGATGCACCCGGTTCGGATATTGGAATGGTCTGGCGTCCATCAATCTACATGCCAAAAGAAGCCGCCCGTATCTGGCTGAAAGTTACGGATGTGAGAGTGGAACAGTTGCAGGATATAACGAACAAAGATGTTGAAAAAGAGGGCGTTGAAAAGAAGTGTATTGATAGCTATATACGGCAAATGCCTTATGAAACAGAAGAATACATTAGACTTGCTCACATTATTGCTCTTCAAGATATATGGGACTCCACCATCAAAAAGAAAGACTTGCAGCTCTATGGTTGGAACGCAAATCCGTGGGTATGGGTAATAGAGTTTGAGCAGTGCGAGAAACCGGAGGAATAGATAATGAAATTGATGATAATATGGCTTAGAAAAGACGGAATGTGCAGAACTTGGACAAACGCAGAACCGCATGAACACGCTTGCATGGCATTGACTACATATACCGATTCGACTAAGCGGTTGAGTAAGATATGGAAGTGTTCAACACAGGAAGTAGTGGGGAGGATAAACAGAATGTTAAATAAAAAGAAAAATCAGACCAACGCCGACAGAATCAGGAGCATGACGGATGAGGAACTGGCGGAATATATAGCTGGTATATGCACTTACGGATTTGGTAAAGAGAGATTTTTGAAATACCTGAAAAGCCCGGCAGAAAGTGAGAAATGAATATGATGTCTTATGACAGCGAAAGCGGGAGTTTTCCGTTTTCAAAAAATGAATTAAATATTTTAAATATGATTGCATGTGAAAGACTTGGCGAAATGAGGAACGATTTTGAGAACAAAGACCCGCACAAGTTTGTTGAGTTATGCCAAATAGAAGCAAAATTATCGGCGTACATTTTTGCGATGAATAATAAGGGGATTGCAAGTGAAGTGTATGAAAGCGAGGAGGCGGACTAATGGCAAAAGGAACTGTTGTGGTAGATGATATACCTGTAATATGCGCTGAGTGCAGGAGGGCGTCAATCAAAGGAGATAACTTGTTTTGTGAGGAGAAACAGAGAACGATTTATAATGCAAAGCCAGATTGGTGTCCGATAAAGCCAATACCGCAAAGAAAGGATTACAGAGGGCCGGAGGCGCTAGACGGAATGTTTATGAGTACGAGAGCAAGACAAGCTATTGATAAAGCAGGGAAAATTGGTTGAAACGCCTGCGTTGATGAAATTCTGGAGAAGGAGTGAAAATGATTTTTTATTCAGACAGCGGAAAGCGTGCTGTAAAGAAAACAGTTGTTGTACTTAAAATTTCTATGAGTATATATACTCCACTAATAACTTTTATAGGCGCTGTGGCTATCAAAAACGCAAGCGTGGCAATGGGGTTATTGTCAATAATAGCTTTGACAGTTCCGGTTTTTATGAAGCATATACTCATTCCTAAAATTGAAGAAGGAGATAAAAATGAAAATTAAAGCTCAAGACGGAAATGTATATGAGGCATATAACATTGAAATGAATATGTGTGTACTTAAATGTCAAAATGTAAAAGACAGAAGGAAGAAACATATACTTGGAAAATATAAGGACTTAGAACGCGCCTGTAAAGTGATGGCAGAAGCGGTATGTTGCGAGAGTGAATATTATGAAATGCCGGAGGAATGAGGATGGATAGATTAACAGAAAGAAAAACTTCCTGTTGGATAAAAACAAAATCCAAAAAGGATTATACGAATTATACACAAGATTGGGAGGCTATAAACAAACTGGCACATTATGAAGATTTGGAAGAACAGCTTAAAAAAGTGTACGGCGAATGTGACGGACTTCTTGAAACTGTCGCAAAACATCTCATAGAGCATCCAGAGGTGGAGATTGGCAATCCGCAAAAGGCGAGACTTCTGACCGACGAAGATGTAGACAAGTGGGAACGGTGGAAGGAAGCGGATAAAGAGGGGAGACTGTTGGAGTTTTTATGCTGTGTAGGAGATATTCTCTACAAACCAACACGAAATTTTATTTCAGAATATAGAGTTGTTTTCATAGAGGTATCAACGTGTAATTGTATATTTTTTCATACGAGTCTTATCGAAGGAATCAATGATACAGGAGAAATATTTAACGAAGATTGTATCGGCAAAACCGTATTCCTTACCCACGAAGAAGCCGAAGCGAAGTTGAAAGAAATGGAGAAAAAATAAATGAAAGTTTGGATAACTAAATATGCGCTGACAGATGGGATTATTGAAGCTGAATCCGATACTCAAACGCAAGATAAAGAAAAAATATTTGCCTTTTGGAATAATGATGAATTTGGTATTTTTTATCCAAAAAAAGAGGAAGTATTTTTTGACAAGCAATCCGCAATCAAGAAAGCCGAAGAAATGTGCCGAAATAAAATTGCCAGTCTGAAAAAGCAGATCGAGAAATTGGAGGGAATGAAATTTGAGTGAAGATAAAACATATTGCTGTAGAAATTGTGAGTATCTTATGTGTGAAAGAAATAAAAAACATATAGAATTGCCTATTCTGCATAGCTTTGCGAATTTTGAGGGTACGCAAGAGTGTTATAAAACTATGGACAGAGTAAAAAGTATGTTTGACGAGGAGCAAGGAGATGAAGAATTTGAGCAGAGAAATCTTATTCAAAACAAAGCGTAAGAATTGGCGGGAGTTGCCGAAAGAGGAATGGTGGGTAGAGGGATATTATTGCAAATGGCAACAAATAAGGAGACCATTGTGCATAATAGAAGAAAAAGAAGTTGATTGTATTATTACTTGGATGTCTGATGGTGGAATGTCAAGATATGAAATTGACCCCGAAACCCTCTGCCAGTACACGGGGCTGACTGACAAGAACGGTAAGCGGATTTGGGAGAATGGCATTGTAATGAGTAAAGCCTCTGAGGATGAGAGGGATTGGAAATTATGGAAAGTTGTGTTTGTGGACGGTGCATTTGTTTTTGTCCCGCTCAGATATGCTAAAAAGACAAGAAAGAAAATCAGATGTGAGGATGAATTGCTTTGTGAGGATAACATAAATTTGTATGGATTGGAATGTGTCGGCAACATTTTCGACAATACAGAATTATCAGGAGGTGCAGAGTAACATGCGGAAATACATTTGCCCGAATTGCGGATTTAGATACTCTTTCCAGACGCATAAAGATGGGAAAAGCGATCATGTAAAAATTGTGGGTGCAAACAGGTATATAGTAGCAAAGTAGTGTTAGAGTCGATAATGAGAATGAATGTGATAAAGGAGATAAGCAGGAAATGAGCAATCTTAAAATCACACAATGCAAAGGAGAGGGACAAGGAAGTTGCAAGAGGTGTACAGACAACGGTATATGGAATAGGAACTGGATGCGCTTTTTATATAAGGTAGAAGGATATGAGGGGTGCTATTGTTCGAATTGTGTCAAAGAGATAGTGCAGGAGGTGCAGAATGAGCGAGATTAAATTAAAACCGTGTCCGCATTGTAAAAATAAAAATTTGGAATTTACAGACGTACATAGTTTAGAAGAGTGTGGAAATTTTGATACAGATTTATGCCTTTGTAACAAATATGAACATCCGGGGCATTGCATATATAAAAGCGTTGTTTGTAGCGTTCAAAGAGGTGGATGTGGTGCTTCATCGGGATACTATCTGACGGAAGAAGAAGCGGCAAAAGCATGGAACAGGAGATACACAGATGAATGAAACATTAGCAATAATTGTTCTATGTGTTAATTTTTTATTTTTTATAGAGGGAATTGATACAGCGTTCACAAAAAAAGCAAATAAGGTATATAAGATAACACATATTTTATATCCGGCGATTGCAATTATTATAATGCTTTATTTTATAGCGATTGGATTATACAAATAAACAGGAAATATACTAATGAAGAAGCGAAAGAATAAGCCCGCGGCGATAAAGCTAATCCGTGCGCAGGGAGAGCAAATGCAACGGGAAAACGCGGAGAAGTGGCTGAAACGGAAAGGTGTTAAGGTGGAGGGCAATAAAATATGAATAAGTGGAACATATATGTGGCATTGCATAAATCATTTTGTAAAGAATTAGATTCGCCAGAATTTTATTTTAAGAATGTTGAAATCGAAGATACAGCAAATTATCTAACTTTATATGATGAAGACGGTACACTTGCCTTTAGATGCCACCTTAATGATGTGGCGAAGTTTGTAAAATATAAATAAGGAAGGAACAGGACTTATGAGATGGCTAATTAGCTACATACGGAGTTGCTTTTGTAAACATAAGTGGGAACTAATATTTGAGAACACTGTGTGGGATTCATCGAAAGACAAAAGGTATCCTAACAATTATACAAAAGTATATCGCTGTAAAAAATGTGGAGTTTCGAAGAAGTATAAAGCGCAATGAAACTTTACTTTCATCGGAGAATATATAAATATAAGAAATAAAAAGGAGAGAAAACATGAATACAATGCTTAACAAAATGTTCGGAAAAGTACAGCCGGGAATGTGCAAAATATCTATGAATGGAGGTATTGCGGTAAAGACAAGTGGTGGATACAAAAGTTATAACATGAAAACGGGAAGACTCACTAACTGTGACAATTTTGCTTTTGATATTGGAGAAGAGTTTTTCTTTGTAATTCCTACGAACAAAGCAGAACCAGGAGACATTATTCTCGTTAGTGGCAAACCGAAATGTGTGATTGAGTCTGAAAAAAATAAATTGACAGTGATCAATTATGAAGATTCGACGGTTGAAACAATTCTTCCAGAACGTCATGTATTTATGGGTAATACATATTTTTATGGAAAGATTGTATCAATGTTTGGAAACGACATTGTTAAAGGTAAAAAAGGCACGAATAAAATTATGCAGTATATGATGCTTTCTGAAATGATGAAAGACAATACTGGTTCTAATACATCGGGAAGCTTAAATACAGTGTTACCATTTATGATGATGGGTGGTAACATGGGTGGACTTTTTGATGGTATTTTCGATATGGACGATGATGACGATGATGAAGAATTAATCGGAGAAAGTGAGGATAAATAATTTATGGGAAGTGGAACATGGACAAGGGAAGCATATGCTACATATTCGGTAACGAAGGGAATGTCAGTTGATTCGCTTGGAGAAATAACCGGATCTTATTCTAATCAAGAAATGTTTAAATCAAGACATTTAGACGTTGCTTTAGATCCATGCAATGTGATTAGGGAGTGCTGTGATTCAGACGAGCATCCTAATACTCTCCCTGTGATTTTGGCACTGGATGTTACGGGCAGTATGGGACAGACAGCGGTAGAAGTTGCAAAAAAATTAAATACTATAATGACAGAATTATACAAGAAAGTAACAGATGTTGAATTTATGATTATGGGAATTGGTGATTTGGCTTATGACGCTTCACCAATACAGGCGTCGCAATTTGAATCAGATATTCGCATTGCTGAACAGTTAGACAAGTTATATTTTGAATTTGGTGGTGGTGGTAATAATTACGAATCATACACTGCTGCGTGGTATTTTGGAGCAAGACATACAAAACTTGATTGCTGGAACAGAGGAAAACGTGGAATTATTATCACTATGGGGGATGAGAGATTGAATCCATACCTTCCGATAAGAGGAACCCGTTCAGGACTTGAAGCCTCAACAGGTGATAAACTACAATCAGATGTTGAAACAAAAGATCTATATGAAGAGACGATTCAAAAATTTGATATCTATCATTTGGATGTTAATCATCGGTCTGGTTGGGACAGTGAGGGAATCGAAGCGTCATTCAAGGAGTATTTGGATGATAAGCATTTTCGTAGAGTTAATCTAAATAATATAGCTGATGAGATTATTGATATTATTATCTCTGCTTCTGATACATCCGATTCAAATACTGTTTTAGATATTAAGGAAGAAAATTGTATCGCATGGTAAATAGAAGGGGTGTTGTTGTATGACGAATATAAAAATTGTTATTGGTGCTAATTTTGGCGACGAGGGAAAGGGATTTATGACAGATTATTTTTCTAACCAGGCAGCTATGCAAAATGAAAATTGCATTGTTGTGTGTAGCAATGGAGAAGCGCAAAGAGGTCATACAGTAACAACTCCTGATAATATAAGGCATGTTTTCCATCATTTTGGCTCTGGAATATTTAATAATGCTCATACATATCTTTCTAAATATTTTATTTTAAATCCTATGATATTTTGCCAAGAGTGGAAAGAGCTTAATGAAATCGGATTCATTCCAAAAGTATATGTGCATCCTTTATGTAAGATTTCCACACCATTTGATATGATTTTAAATCAAATGATTGAAGAGAAGCGGTCTGAAGATAGACACGGTAGTTGTGGTGTTGGGATTTATGAAACTTTAAAACGATGTCATTATCCAAAATATAATCTTTGTCTATCACAGTTATTCGTATTAGGTAGCGATGATATACGAAATCTATTATATAGAATTAGAGATGAATACTTTTTAGAAAAGCTAAAAGAAGAAAATATAGATATCAACAAATCGGAATGGGATGAAATTGTTTATAGTATAGGATTAATTGACAGATATATAGATGATATTTATTTCATGAAGGACTGTATAAATAAGTGCGGAGATGAAATATTATGCCATTATGCCAATATTATCTTTGAAAATGGACAGGGATTGCTTCTTGACCAGAATAATGGAACATATTATCCCCATCTTACGCCAAGTAACACAGGTGTCAAAAATCCGTTAGAAATTATTGGAAATACTTTTCCAAAAGAGAAGATTAATATAGAAACATGCTATGTCACAAGAACATATATAACACGTCATGGAGTTGGACGTCTGGAGGATGAGTGTGAAAAAGCAGATATTAATAGAGATATGGTTGATTATACAAATGTCCCAAATCCACATCAAGGAACATTGAGATATGGATTCATTGATATTGAAAGATTAATACAAAGAGTATTAGAAGATTTTCAATTAATAGCAGAACAGCCATATCCTTATACAAACTGTTCACTTGCTATAACACACATGAATGAATACTTGAATGATGATGTATGGGGTATGAATTATGATTTTGATAAGACGTATTTTAGTTATGGGGAAACACGTGAGAAAGTACGGGAGAGAGAAAAAATGAAGTATTGATTGTCTTGGAGATACCAGTTATAAAATCTGAAATTCAAAAGTAATCAAGAAATGGTGTGAGTTAGGACTGTTCGTATAGATTTAAATATCTATGGAGTTGATTTCATTTGAAAAGGAGTAAATATGTTAGGTAAAATATTAAAAATTGAAGAAGTCACAAATGTTTGTCTTACTAATACCGGGACATTAAATGGTTCTGGTGGACGATTAGGTATCATGGAAATGCCTAGTGCCTTATGTACATACGAAGAATACGATGGATATAGAATTACCACTGATAAGCATGAATTCAATATCCTTATTTCGAATGGACAGAATTGTTGTGAACATTGGGGATATTTCTATTCTAATGATAATGAGCAAGATTTTGTTGGCGCGGATCTGTTAGAGGTAAATTTAACTGATAAGGAACTAAATAAAGAAGTTGTTAATAAAAGCGGCTACTATGATGATTGTGGTGGCATACAATTTGTTGATTTTGTGACTACAAAAGGGATTCTTCAGATAGCCGTATATAATGCCCATAATGGATATTATGGGCATCCGATTATCTTTGCGAAGGATAAAGAAATATTTTGTAGTGATACACTTTAAAGTAATTTGCATGTATGTGGGTGAAAATTGTTTTGATGTAAATGAATGTAAATATATTAAGTTTAAAGGCTATGATGAATACAGAGAATATATTCTTGCAACGAAGAAAATTAAAGAGGACAGAGAGGCTTAGATAAAGACATGGTTTATATAACGGGTGACACACATGGAGACTGGATGGGGAGGCTAAATAAGAGAGCATTCCCAGAACAAGATGAAATGACAAAAGACGATTACGTGATTATCTGCGGTGACTTCGGTATCTGGGATGATTCTAAGAGAGAGAAATATAATCTGGATTGGCTAGAAGATAAACTATTTACTACATTATTTGTGGACGGAAATCACGAAAATTACGACATACTTGATAATCTCCCTGTATCCGAATGGCATAACGGGAAGGTACATTTTCTCAGACCGTCAGTAATCCATTTGATGAGAGGTAAGATTTATGACATATCCGGGAAAACATTTTTCACTTTTGGTGGTGCAAGTAGCCATGATATTCGAGATGGCGTTTTAGAAATAGGCGATCCACGTATTAAAAAATGGCGATATGACTATAGTAAGCAGTTTAGAATTAATCATGTGTCATGGTGGGAAAGAGAACTGCCAAGCGAAGAGGAAATGCAAAATGGATGGGATAATCTGGAGAAATCAAATAATAAAGTTGATTTTATTGTGACACATTCTCCATGTACATCACTTTTAAGAATGATGGATAGTAATCCGACAATATATCAGACAGATAGATTAACAGACTATCTACAAAAGATTAAAGAAGCTATTGATTATAGAAAATGGTTCTTTGGACATATGCATGTAAATCAAAATTTTGATTCTGAAAAATCAATTTGTTTATATGAACAGATTATTAGAATCTTATGAGGTTGTTATTTATGAGATATTATATTGCAGACAATCATTTCTTTCATACTAACATGAATACTAGAATGGATAAGCGAGGGTTTAAAAGCATGGAAGAAATGAATGAATTCATGCTTCAACAATGGAATTCAAGAGTAAGGAAAAAAGAAGAAGTCATTATTTTGGGAGATCTATCAATTGGTAATGTAGAAGAAACGAATAGGTTGATAGATAAGTTGAACGGTCGCTTATGGTTGTGTATTGGAAATCATGATAAAGCTGTGCTAAAAAGAGAATTTAATAAAGATAGGTTTGAACGGATCGACTATTATATGGAGTTGAATGATAATGGAAGAAAGGTTATATGCTGCCATTACCCAGTGATGTGCTATAATGGACAATTTCGACGAGATAAAAATGGAAATCCAAAAACATATATGCTTCATGGCCATATCCACAAGACTCCAGATGTAGTTGGCGTAGAACATTATAAGGAGTTTGTAAGAGGTTTTCCGAGAATAAGTAGAAGTTCTGATAATCCGTCCCCGGCACCGATTAATATGATTAATTGTTTTTGTATGTATTCAAATTATATTCCTTTAACTTTAGATGAATGGATTAAGATAGAAGAATCTGGGATATCTATTAAAAGTGTACAAAATGATTGGAGACATGATGGGTGAAAACACAAACATTTCTACTAGAATGAAACTGGCTCTTTTGGAATGTAGGATATCTAGTAATTACTGTAAACTACATGGTGGTTTTGCGTTACGAGAAAATATGATACAAAAATGGAGAAGAAAATATGGAAGACCTTATTAAGACACAACACTATAGTTCTGTGGAAGAATATTTACTTGAAAGAATTGCATTGCTCGAAAACGAGAATCAATTACTGTGCAAACAGGTGTGTGAAAGTAACACATATGCAGACAAAAATGTAAGATATCTATATGCAGTGAAGGATCTTGCAACAGGTGATATTATTATGAATAGCAGAGGCGGATTTTATAAGGAATATGAATACGCTGAAAAGAAAACCAAGGTTCTTAATATGAAAAACAATATTAACAAGACATGTAGATATATTGTAATGAGATATAAATTCATTGAAGAAAATACAATGAAAAGTTAATGTTAAATTATAAATAAAATAATAGTAAAAAATCTATTAGCAGAAAGGAAAGTATTAAACAATGTCAATTTTGAAATCGAATAATGGAAAAGAATTAATTGTATCATGCGATTGTGGATGTGATGATGGTGTACATATTAGAATAGAAAAAGATTGTTATGAAGGACTTCCTGATGATACAGATACATACGCATATGTTACTTGCATTGGAGCTAATTGGTATAGAGACCAAGATGAAAAGGTTCATAGTATTATCTGGAAAAAATTAAAAAAGATTTGGGCTATTATTAGAAATAAAGATTTTTACTATTCTGAAGTATGTATGACAAAAGAAGATTTTGATATATTTAAAGAATATATCAACAGTATTGAGTAATGGAGGCAAATAAAACCGTATATGAAATTAAATATTACAACTTTATATTGGAGTAATTGGTATGGGACTTAATATAGGATATCTTTCTTCTGATAGAAGTGATAATGAGCTTTATACGCCATATTATGCTGTCGATGCCATTATTAAATATATTCCAAAAGATAAAATAATATGGTGTCCGTTTGATGAGGAATGGAGTGCTTATTATAATCGATTAAAAGAAAAAGGCTATAGTGTGATTAGGAGTTCTTTGTTAGAAGGAAAAGACTTTTTAAATTATGCACCTGATAAATGGGATATTATTGTAAGTAATCCACCATTTTCTAATAAAGATAAAATATTAAAGAGATTATATTTTTTTAAAAAACCTTTTGCAATATTACTGCCACTAAATTCGTTACAAGGTATTTCAAGGTATAAATATTTTAAACAAGGTATACAACTACTTAGTTTTGACAAAAGAATATCATATCATAATAGCAAAAATATGGGTACACCTGCAAAGGGAAGTCCATTTGCTTCAGCCTACTTCTGTAGGAATTTATTACCCAAAGATTTAATAATTGAAAAGTTAAATGTTTATGAACGTTCATTGTATGATTTTAAAATAACATAGAATAAACTTTTTAAACTTCTAAACAAATATAGATTCTCAGTTGTCAAAGACTAAAATCTAGTCTAAAAATCCATATAATTCAAAATTTAAAGATATGTATATTAAATAATAAAATGAAAGGATTATAAGTAACCAGCTATTTGTATCAGTGTACTTATATAAAAAATAGATGAATAATCAGAATTTGATGAGGAATGGAGGAGGAGATAACATATATTATTCCAACAGTAACAAAAAGAAATTAAAATTTATAGACTTTTTTGCCGGAATCGGCGGTTTCCGGCGTGGAATGGAACTGGCAGGACATGAATGCGTTGGATTTTGCGAGTGGGATAAGTTCGCAACGGCAAGTTACACATCTATGCACTTGATAACCGATGAACAGAGAGAATATTTAAAGACATTACCATTAAAGAAAAGACAAAAAGAAATTTTAAAGGAGGAATACCGTAATGGAGAATGGTACGCAAATGACATTAGAGCAGTACGAGTCAAAGATCTTCCGGCAGTAGACTGCTGGTGCTTCGGAGCGCCTTGTTTTGTAAAAGGGACATTAATCACCACTCATAGGGGAAAAATACCGATAGAAGAAATCCAAAGCGGCGATATGGTTCTCACTCATAAGAATAGATGGCAGCGTGTTATAAAACCAATGGTTAATGTCAAAAGGGGAATATATACTCTAAAAGTGCAAGGAAGTCCGATAACAGAAGTGACTGGGAATCATAGGTTTTATGTAAGAGACAAAATAAAAACATGGAATAATGAACTACGAAAATATGAAATAAAAATTTCCGATCCGTATTGGAAAGAAGTACAAAAATTTGATGGAAATGAACTTATTCAGTTTACTGTCAATAACAACAATAAGAATATTTATGATTTAACAGAAGATGAGTGTTGGATTCTTGGTAGGTATGTTGCTGATGGATATTTAAGAGACAGTAAAAGGAATGACAGACCATCGAGTGATAGAAGAGTTATTTTCTGCATAGGGGACGGAAAGGAAGATGAGTTTAAATCTCGTAGTAAATCGTTCAAGATGCATATATCTATTGGAAAATCAGTTACAAAATATATTATAAAAGACAATAGGTTATTTTCTTTGTGTTTGAAATGCGGACGTGGCGCAGAGAATAAAACAATTCCACAGTTTATTATGGATTTGGACACCGATCATTTAAAGTATTTCCTTAATGGATATTTAAGCGGAGATGGAAGTTACTCATGCGGCGTATGGAAAGCGACGACTATAAGTAAAAAACTTGCATATCAATTGGGCGAATGCGTTTCTAAAGTGCATCATGTTGGATATAGCATTTATTACACAGAGAAGCTAAAACAGCATATTATAGAAAATCGCATTGTAAATCAGAAAGATACATGGCGGATTATTTTCAGACCGAATAGCATAAAAAGCCTATCTTATTTTATTGATGGGTGTTTATGGCAACCAGTAAAAAATATTGAATATAATCCAAAAAGAAAAGAAATTGTGTACAACATGGAGGTAGAAAATGACAACAGCTACACAGCCAACAATATGGGAGTCCACAACTGTCAGGACTTCTCCATCGCCGGAAAACGAGCAGGGCTTGAAGGTGACAGATCAAGCCTTATACGAGAAATTTTTAGACTGCTGGAAGAACAAAAAGAAGAAAACAGACCTGAATGGCTTATCTATGAAAATGTTAAAGGAATGCTTTCTAGCAACAGAGGACTCGACTATCTGTCAATCCTCTCTGAATTGGACAGACTTGGGTATGATATCGAATGGCAAAATATACATAGCGAGTGGTACGTCCCGCAGCACCGGGAGCGGATATACACTGTCGGACATCTTAGAAGATTCGGTAGAGCAAAAATACTTCCTGTCACGGGAGCGGATGGAGAAAATAGTATTCGCCAGATAGGAATGATGGAAAGTAAAAGGAAAAATCCAAATGCTTACAGAGTTTACGACAAAGACGGAATAAGTCCTGCATTAGGAACTATGCAGGGCGGTGGCAGAGAGCCGAGTGTGGGGATAAAAATAAGCGAAGACTTTGAATTGCCAGGCAACAATTATAATCAACACAAAGTTGTTCATGGGAATGGTAGCATTTCAAGAACTATTATTGGTTGCGGACATTCAGGGAATGAGCCGAAGGTTGCGATCCCGGTCCTCACACCAGATAGAGCAGAAAAACGCCAGAATGGACGTAGATTTAAAGAAAATGGAGAACCGATGTTTACGCTGACGGCACAGGATAGGCATGGCGTAGCTATATCACCTTTGGGGTGTCTGAGGACTACAAGAAATGAGTATGGGAAGAAAATAAGAAAAGATTATGAATCAGGGAAATTAAAAGTCAGTAGGCATACATTTCTTGAACACGAAGTAAGAGCAGATGGATGTTCAAACACGATTGATTCGGTGCAAAAGGACAATCTATTTGCATTGAAATGTGATACACATGGTGACTACGGTGATGGAATCTATATTCAGCTTCCGAATGGAGATATCTGTTACGCCGTTTGGTACGAAAAATACCAGTGCTATATAGCAATCCGCCGCTTAACGCCTCGCGAATGTTTCCGCCTGCAAGGATGGACAGATGATTATTTTGAACGCGCAGCGTTTGTGAATAGTGACAGTCAATTGTATAAACAGGCAGGGAATGGTGTGACGGTTCCGGTAGTAGAAATAATTGGTAAAAAAATGAGTGTGCCTACAGAGAATATATAAAATGAATCTTTCATTGTATCTAAAGAAAGGAGTAACTTAATGGCTGAAAGAGCATTAGCACATATTGAAAAAATTGAATGGGTAAAACCGATTGAAGGTGCAGATAACATTGAATTAATTGGTGTATTAGGTTGGGTATGTATCGCAAAGAAAGGCGAATTTAAGCCGGATGATAAGGCTGTTTATATTGAAATTGATAGCAAGTGTCCTGAAAGTGATGAAAGATTCAGTTTTTTGAAATCGAAGCATTACAAAGTAAAGACCATGAAACTTGGCAAATTTAAGGTTATCAGTCAGGGATTGGCACTTCCTATTACATCATTTCCAGAATTATTAGATAAACCAATAGGAACAGATGTAACAACAGATTTGAAAATTATATATTCTTCCTTAGAAGATGTCAGAAGGAAATCCAATAAAGTTGATCCTGAAGCAAAATACAAGTCTATGGCAGTAAGACATAAGGAACTGTTTAAGAATCCAGTGATTAAAAAAATGATGAAGTATAAATCTGGAAGAAAAATTCTATTTCTTTTCTTTGGTAGTCGTAAAAAAGATAATCCTAAAAAGTTCCCAGAATGGATAAAAAAGACAGATGAAAATCGAATTGAAAATTGTCCATTTTATTTACAGTCTGAAGAACCGTGGGTAAAGACAGAAAAATTAGATGGCACAAGTTGTACATTTGCCGTGAATAGACTAAAGAAAGGGAAGGATAAGTTTGAATATATCGTGTGTTCTCGGAATGTGCGCCAAGCAGATCGCAATCAGGAATGCTATCATGAATCAAATATTTATTGGGAGCTTTCTGACAAGTATGATATTGAAAACAAATTAAAAGAGATTGCAATTAAAAATAATTATAATCGTGTTGTAATACAGGGGGAAGGTGTTGGCAATGTACAAGGAAATCCATATAAGTTAAAAGAAAATGACTTATATGTCTTCAATATTGTTATTGATGGAGTTCGTATTGATAACGCATTAATGGAGTACATTTGTAAATTATATGAATTTAAGACAGTTCCAATTATTGATACCAATTATTATCTTCCTAAAACAATGGAAGAGATAAAGTTGGAAGCAGATGGATTTAGCAAGATCAATCCCAAAGTAAGGAGAGAAGGATTTGTATATCGTGATTTATATGGACAACAGAGTTTTAAAAACGTAAGCAGGGAATATCTGCTTAGACATAATAGTTAAGTATATTTTGATTTTAGGAGATGTGATGATATGGAAATAGAAAATATTATTGTTGCAGCTATTTGTGGTTGTATTGCAGGTATAATATTCGTAATATTCAATCCTTTAATGCAGAAATTGTATGAAAAAGCGGATAATTATATTCTTTTACACCTTGATGAAAAACAGAAGAAAATATATATTTTGAGTTCTTTTGTATTTTATGTAATTATGGTCATTATAGGAGTGGCTGTACTGATGAAAAGTTTATTGATTGTATTATAAAATATTTTAATGGATGATGTAACATATATTGTGAGTGAGTTATTAGATTATGCACGAATGATGAATACAATCAGTCCAAAATATGACAAATATCCGAGAAACTTTTTAACAACTCATAAAATTGCATGTCGCAATTATACTCGATTACAACAGCAGTTCTCAGAAAAATTATTCCAGACAAGAATTAAAACAGAGTGAAGATAAATTATACGGATCTAGAATATCAAAAATTTATTGAATATTTTTATTACGATGAAGGATTTAATAAAACATTTAATAATTGGATTGCGGAAAATAAAGTAAATAATGCAAAGCCATCATTAGAACACGCAATTCCAATATCTAAAGGTGGAAGTTGGGAAATTAGCAATTTAAGGATTATCCCTTGGTGTGTAAATAGAGATAAGTTTAATTTCATGCCTGACGAATGGGAGCACATTAGAAATAGTTATTTGACGAAAGAGTGGTGATTAAATATTACGGAAGTTAAAGCGAATAATTTATACAATGGTGACTGTTTAGAGATAATGAAATACATTTCTGACAAATCAATAGATGCGATAATTACAGACCTTCCGTATGGTTAGCCAGACAAAGAGAAACAAATGGGATACAGTGATCCCGTTTAATGATTATGTGATACTTGGCAATAAAATATATTATGAAAAAGATATTATTTCGTTGTTGAAATGTTTCAATCAAGCAGGAGAATATACATTAGAATATGTGCTAGATTGGTTTTATAAAAATAAAAAAGCAGGTCTTTGGACTGAGTATAAACGAATAATAAAAAGTAATGGTGTAATAGTTTTATTTGCAAATGGAATGTTCACGTCAGACTTGATGCAAAGTAACCGTAAATTATGGAGATATAATCTGATTTGGGAGAAATCCCAACCAACTGGTTTTCTAAATGCAAAGCGAATGCCCCTTCGGGCTCATGAAGATATCTGTATTTTCTATAAAACCCCCCCAACATATAATCCACAAAAGACAACAGGTCATGTAAGAAAAATTAGTAAAGCTGAACATAAGGTTGGTTGCAAAGAGACAACCGATTACGGAACTCATGGATTGACTACTTATGATTCGACTGAAAGGTATCCTAGAAGTGTATTGAAATTTCCAAAAGATAGTCAAAAATGTGCCATTCATTCTACACAAAAACCAGTTGCTTTGATTGAGTGGCTGATTAAAACGTATACAAATCCAGGAGAAATTGTGTTGGATAGTTGTGCGGGTAGTATGACATTAGCTATTGCTAGTATGAACACAGGAAGGAAGTATATTTGTATTGAAAAAGATCCAGATATATTTGAAATTGGAAAAAAGAGAGTAGATAGTTATAGGAAAATGAAATGTTGTGTGGAGAAAAAATAAAAGTAATATACTTAATAAATTAGTAAAAGAAATCTTAATTTATTAATTAAAATATTACAATAGAAAATTTGGTAAAGCATAAAGATTAAGATAAGTGATTGGTGGTAGGAAATATGGTAGATAAATTTGTTTTATTGGATGACGTAATAAAAGCGATCGACAAACATACAAATGAAGATGGAATTTTGGATGATGATATTACATGTATTTTAGAAAGCGATGTTAAGCCAGCTATGACATTTGATGTTCCAGGTTCAGATTGCAATAGTTGTATGAAAAAGAGAGTATGTAAGTATTATGATGACTCTAATATTAGAAAAATTATTGATAATCATAACTCGATTATATCAATTAGATGCAAAGAATATTGTAGTGATACAGATATATCAGACACAAAGAATTATAACAATAAGAGAACATGTCTTACATGCAAATATGGCATTCCATATCCACCTCCGCATACATGTGATATATGTACTAGTTTAGATAATGATGAGGAATATTCTATGTGGGAACCAAAGTAGCATTATTGAGCGAGGAATAAATGATACGTAAATAAGGAAAATCACGTAGAAGGGTAGGCGATAAATATATCAGGTACAAATAATTTTGACAATATTTTTGGAGATTTATTTAATAATTATCAGCAACAAAGTTATTCAAAAACAGGTTGATGAAATTAAAAAAAGTGGGATGTAAAGTATTAAGAAATGGAGAAGGGGAACACAAAATTAAGTGAGTGCTTATTGGAATTAATTAATAATATCAACAGAAAAGGAGAGGCGCATGAAGGTAAAAAATACATGGATTAATGGGGACTGTTTAAAAGAACTGAAAAAGATGGATGACGGGTGCGTCGATTTGATTATTACAAGTCCACCGTATCATAATCTTCGAGTATATAGTAATGATCCGAGTGATCTAAGTAACTGTGAATCGTATGAGGAATATTATTACCTGCTCGGTTTAGTTATTGCCGAGTGTCAGAGGGTTCTAAAGCCAGGCGGTAAGTTCTGTATGCAGTATGAAGATTATAATTATACGATTGGTCGAGATGGTCGGAGAGGTAAAGAATCTATTACTGGTGCAATTAATAAAATGTTTACAGATAATGGATTTTGTTTGTGGAGTGAAATCTGTTGGGAAAAATATACGCCACAAAGAGCAATGATTTCAGACGGTTCTCTTTGGTACAGAAACCTTAAGGTTAGAGATACAATCATTGCCGCCAATTTTGGATATGTATATGTATATAAGAAGTCAACAGATGGTCTTATGAGTAGGGAAAGTGGTAGTGATATTACACTGGAAGAATGGGCGACATGGGCTTCTGGCGTGTGGAAGATTCCGAATAGTTCTATCGGTGGTGCAAATCATATGACACCGTTTGCTTATGAACTTTGTCGAAGATTAATTAAGTTATACTCTTGCCCTGGCGATACGATTCTTGATCCGTTTGCTGGTTCTGGAACTTGTAACCGTGCAGCTATTGAAAACCATAGAAATGCAATTGGAATTGAGCTGAAGAAAGAATTTTACGATGCAGCACAGGAAATCTTCAATAAGTGGGATGAGGCAGTATTTGAATCCGATGACTCATATGAAAAAATGTTAGAGCGTTTTAAAGAACAACTTCAGATTGGCGAACTGAACAAAGAAAAGGGAAAAGCTGAAAAAGAAGAAATGAAAGAAATGCGTGATAGGAAAAAGGAACTGTGTGCCGAAATCAAATTGCTTGAAGCACAATTAAATGAGCTGGGTATGAAGAAATCTGAAATAAAAAAACTGAAAGATTCAGTAGGTGATGTAATTGATTGAAATTGAAGTGCCAGTGGAGAAGATACCATATATAAGAACAATAGAGGGAAGACGGTTCAGGGATGGACATTGGTTCTTCCCGGATTCTTCAGCAAAGATTCTAAAACAAGTCGGATTAATAGATAGTCAATTTGAGATTCCAGAGAAACAGACAAGTAAATATGAAACCTCAAAATTTCTGCGAAAGTATCAAGCGGATATTGTGAATGAAGCGTTAAATCATGAGGGATATGGTATCTTTATGGATACGGGGACAGGAAAGACTATAACGGCTTTAGAAATTGCTAAACATATCGGTAAGACATTAGTTCTATGTCCATTATCTGTGATTGAAACTGCCTGGATAGATGATTGTCGTAAGTTCTATCCAGAAATAAAGATTATAAATTGTTGGGGAAATAGTCAAAGTAAACGAATCGAAGCGCTTCATGCAAAAGTAGATGTATACGTAATGAACTATGATACATACAAAATCCTAAAAAATGAAATACGCAAATCTGATTTTCAATGCATGATTGTAGATGAAAGTTCTGTGATGAAAAATATGAAATCACAGATTACAACAGATATTCTATCTATGATTGATGTTATTCCCAGACGCTATGTTCTTAGCGGAACTCCAAACCCAAATTCTAATTTAGAATTATATCCACAAATGAAGTTTGTGCTGCCAGACTTATTCGGTAATTCGTATTACGGATGGCAGGCTACATATTTTCATCAGGATATGGCAAATCCACATGTATGGTATCAAACCCAGGATGATAAAGATAGATTATTTGCGCGATTATCTGAAGGTGCTGTTTTTTTAAAAAAAGAAGATTGCGTTGATTTGCCTCCAAAGGTTTTTGAAATTAAACAATTTGAGATGGGAAAAGAACAAAGTTTGTATTATGACAATATAATGCAAGATATAAAAGACAATATAAATCAGTGGTCGAAATTTGAATTTACAGCTAAGTTAATGAAAATAAGAGAAGTTTTTAGTGGGTTTGTTATTAATAAAGACGCAACAATTTCTACGTTTAAGACAAATAAAGAAGATTTATTAAAACAAACTTTGGAAGAGATAGGGGACAAGCAAGTAATTGTATGGTGTCAGTTTACACATGAAATTGAATCTCTTTCGGAGAAGTTTAAAGGTGTAGGACTTACATCAAAAACAAAGAATCGTGATGAGATCATTCGCGAATTTAAAGAGGGTAATATCAGATTACTTTTTGCTCATCCTAAATTGCTGGGGAAAGGAGTAACCTTTACAAAATGCACCTATAACATTTATTATTCGCTAAGTTTCAGTTATGAAGAATATCGTCAAAGCCAAGATAGAATTCACCGTATCGGACAGGAAAACAAATGTACATATATTATTTTACAAGCGAAGCATACGATTGACGAGACAAAAATCTATAAATGTTTGGAACGAAAAGAGAATATAGTAGATGAACTATATTTAGAGATGGGATTAAAAGTAAAAGAGAAGGAAAAAAATAATGGGTAAGAATAAAAGTAAAAAGAAACAAGTAACGCATTATCAGAAGATGATTAGCAATATGAAAAAATTGGATAATTATTTGAAAGCGGAAATGCTAGTTGCGAAAAAGAAAAAGAGTAATAATAACGATAAACAGAAAGAGAAGTAATTTATGAGAGATTTTCAAAATGTTAATCATAATGATTATTATTCTAATTTTGACAGGAAATATGCTTGCTGGGCTAATAATCATAACGGTTGGAGCAAAGAAGAAGTGGCATAAAATTGCAAAGAAAATTATCAGAAACCAAGTGAGAAAAGAAATTGAAAAGGAACTATTATGACAGAAGAACGGTTAAAACAAGGAAATGAAATAACGACAGAAATAAACGAGTTGGAATGTTTTTTAATAGCTTTTAATGATAAATGTGGTGCAAACGTAATTAAGGCTAAATATGTAAAATGGCGCGATGAATTTTCTGGGAATCAAATGTACGATAAGATATTGGATTTAAGAAAATATACTGAATTATCAAATATGATTATTGATTCCATATCTAATCATATTAAAGAACTGAAAAAACAGTTGAAAGAATTGTGATGAAGCTAATATAGAAGAAATCTACATTCGCTTTAATATTGTATAAAACTGAAAGAATGTATCTCTCACAATTTTCTTAAAAATCATGGTGGCTTCTAAAGCACGATAAATATTTTGAGAAAAAGAATATTGTTTTAAAGGTGGTTCAAAAAGTAAAGAGTGGTGAGTAAATTATGGGAAGATTTTTATTGTTTGTTGGCTTAGTGTTAATTCTTAGTCTAGCGGGATTATTAGTGTATTGGGTGTGGAGCAAAATTGACATATCCATACAGAGAAGAAATAGTTTATTTGAAATTGAAAAAGAGACACATGAAAAAATAAAAGAAGATATCAAGGAGGAAATGTAAAGTATGAAAGCAAAAGTGGTTGGTGTAATTATTGGACTGGCAGTTGTCGGTGCCGCTGCATGGGCTGTTACGGCAGGTACATATGTTGGACAAGGTGAAGTAGGAGTTGTGTATTCAATGAAGAACGGAGTAAAAGAAGAAACTCTTACTCCAGGTTTTCACTTTGTGAGTCCATTTGATAAGGTAAAAGATTATCCAATTGCACAGCAGCAGTTGGTTCTTAGTAACAATCCAGAAGATTACAATGAGGACGAACATGCTGATTGGCATGTAGATGCACCGGCAGATGGTGGTATGGTAAAGCTAAATATGACGGTTAATTATAACTTTATGGCTGATCGGGTGACAAAGCTTTATGAAAAATTTAATGGTATGGACGGGGATCAGATTGTTGATTCTATGGTACAGAATTCGATTATTGCTTATATCAAGGAAGTAACGCCTCAGTTTAGTGTTATGGATATTTATTCTGATAAAAGATCTGAAGTCAGTCAGGCAATTACGGAATATCTCAACTCTAAGTTAAACGACGAATATGGAATTGAAATTTCTTCGGCATTGATTATTGATGTTCAGCTTGATGAAGAACTACAGGCGAAAGTTCAGGCAAAGGAACAGGCAAAGCAGGATGCTGAAAAAGCGGAACTAGATAAGCAGACGGCAATTGCACAGGGAGATGCTGCAAAAGCTAAAGCTGAAGCAGATGCAGCCGTTACAATTACAAATGCACAGGCAGAAGCTGAAGCAAATAGACTTATTTCTGAGTCCATTACTCAGGAACTGATTGATATGAAAGAGGCGGAAGCTCGCATGGAACATGGTTGGGTAACTGTAAATGGAGGCGATGCAGTTGTAACCGATACAAAAGGTGAATAATATGGAAAGTTTAATTCTGGTATTATTGGGATTGATTGTTATTCTGTTATTTTTGTCCTGTATTGGTTTTATAGTTTTTTATATAGTTGCATTTGTTTTTAATGCTATTAGTATAATTACCAGTAGAGAGAATTGGGCATCCAAATGGTTTCATAAAAGATAAACAGTATTGGTTTTCTATACGTAGTATTAAAGCTACGTATAGAATTAGAGAAAGGTGATAAGAGGACAACACAAAACGCATAAATATTTAATAGACTATTGGTATAATTTTTTGTTCGGTATGGCGAATATTCTTTATGGGCTTACCAATTATTCGCCGGTATTATGTGCTTTCAATATGATAATTGGGATTTCAAATTTGATTATTCCATTTTTATTATATTTCTTAAATAAGGTATCAAATAAATACATAAATGCAGATATCAAAAATAAATGAAACATATCTTATATAAGAGATAAAGCAGACGCTGTTATTATTACGGACAGACAGACTGGAGATGTTATTTGTTTTAATAGGTCGGACAAAAGAGAAGATAATAATACAAACTTGTAGTATAAAGAAGAGGATAATAGAATGAAGTAATATTCAGGTAGAGTATCATACTGATGTTATGTCAAATTCTAATGGTTTCATGAACATATCATGTTAAATTGAGTAGTCTTATTCATATAAGTGAGAAGTAATAATTGTGAATAAAATTTGGAGGAAAAAAGAGGTTTGCGCGCGCTTAAAACTATAGTTTACTCCAAAATAGAAAATGAAAGTAGATATTTTTAACGCGAACAAAAAGTATAACATAATTTACACCGACCCGCCGTGGCAACAATCAAAAGGAAATCTTAGAAAATGCCGACCAAATCAAGGGAAAAAGCTGGATTATCCCACAATGACGCTAGGAGAGATAAAAGACATCCACGAGAAGGTATTTAATCTGGCATGCGAGAAGAAACATAATGTATTTATATGGTCGATTGACAAGTACCTTCTCGAAACCGAACAGATGATGCAGGAATTAGGCTACACGCTCCATGCACGCATGATATGGGACAAAGAAAATGGGATTGCGCCTGCGTTTACAGTTCGGTTTTCGCATGAGTATTTACTTTGGTTTTATAAAAAAGGAAATATGCTAATGCCCGCCAGAGACCAACGTGGCGTGTGGACAACGGTATTCAGGGAACAAAGTACTATGCATAGTCGTAAGCCCGTTGTAGCGAGGATGATGTTGGAGAAAATGTTTCCAGGGTCGGAAAAGCTGGAATTGTTCGCCCGGCAGCAGGCGGAAGGCTGGGATTGCTGGGGAAATGAAATATAAATATAGAGAATCGTATAGGTGGATTGAAAAGATTTAGAAACGTTTTAGTAAAAATATAATGCATATCTTTAGGTGCAGTTTTGGGAATGATTGCGTATGTTTCTATTTTATTTTGTACAGTTATCGTGATGAGTAAAACTTTCATTTAAATGGAGAAATTATATGGTAAACAACGATTTTTTAAATGATATGTTTAAGGCATATGATTCATCTTATAGGGCAAAGGATCAAAGAAAGATGGATATAGCTATACGTAAAAAAGAGTTTGAAAATACATTGGATAAAATGTGGAAGATTTATGTAGTAAATCCAAATCAGATTATTGAGTATAACAAACAAGTTGTAAGTATTAAAGAATGTGGGTGTAAGATATATAGAAATAGTGACGGAAAACATAAAATAGTGATTGGATAAGGAGAGATATGCTAGTTACTCAAGAAAGAGATAATTTCTGGATGCTGAATTGGCTTGATGAATTTATGATAGGACACCATGGATTTATTTGTGGAGGCTGTTTTAAGAACATATTTAATAAGGAAAAAATTAAGGATTTAGATATTTTCTTTAAAAGTCGATCGGATTATGACGAAGCGGTTCAGTATTTCGACTCTATGACTCCTGGTTATGAGGGCGACGATAAAGGAGACGAGGAATACATTTTTTGCTATGAAAATGACAATGTAAAGGCTTATAAACATAAAAAAACAGGAGTTAGGATTGAACTGTGTTGCAAGATTTTTGGGGCGGCAGAAGAAATTTTAAATCAGTTTGATTTTACTATTACGAAATTTGCTTACTATAAGGCAGAGGTTGAAGATGAAACTGGCGCAGAAGTTGAGCATGAACCGTTTGCAATCGAATCTGTAGGCGACGAAGAAAAGCCAGAGACACATATTGAATACAGAGTCATGTACGATGACAAGTTTTTTGAGCATTTACATTTAAAGAGACTTGTCACGGACAATGAAATTCCATATCCAATGAGTACATTTGAAAGAATGTTAAGGTATGCGAAGTACGGGTATTTTCCATGTCGAGAAACAAAGATGAAGATAATCAAGGCGATAAGAAAGCTTGATGATAGGCAAGTTGAATTATCGGAAAGCCTTTACGATGGAATGGATTAAGAGAAGGAATACACTGTTCAGTTTGATACGGTGTGAAAAGATTGATGGGAAAGTGGAGGAAGTATGAGTTATAGCAGTTTGTGGGTAATGGATAAAAAATTTTACGGAGAAGTGCTGGCAGAATTTAAAAATTCATGGTTGTTTTCTCCTATCATATGGGATGTTTTATCTGATAAATATCTCCCAAAAAAATTCGGATATATACAGTCTATTATTGGATCTGATGGCAATAATGTATGGGAACAAATCAACGATTTGATGAATCATTCAGACAATACATGCGAGCGAATTTGTTGGGAAATGTCAAATCAATGCGTGTATTTTACAAAAGACAAAGAGTGTATAGCCGATAGTATTTTGGAATTTGCCAAAACGCATAAAGAGTATCTCAAAGACAAAGAAGATAATGTAGGCGCTTTGGAACGAGAGCATATTATCGAAAGATTTACAGAAATATCTGATACGATTCGTTCCATTGACGAAAACGCATATCCCTATTTTATCTTCAAAAATACGTCTGTTGATGATGGTGTAGAAAGATGGTTTGAAACATACAACGAAGAAACGGACGAATATGAACCGAGCAGTTTGAAAGACTTTTCAGAATTTGCAACAGAATTTGTTGTTATAGAAAATGGGGGAATTAAAGATTTTATAAGTAATATAGATTATGATTATTATGTTAAGGAATGATTTTTAAGAAAGATGTGTTTTTATGAATATTAAACAGATTTATGAAACTGTAGCAAAATCAGATTATGATTTTCTAAGAGAAGACAGACATCTCGGAAATAATATTATTCTACTAGGTCTTGGCGGAAGTCATGCGTATGGGACAAACACTGAGAGTAGTGATTTAGATATCCGTGGATGCGCTTTAAATAGCAAGCGTGAATTACTTACAAATGAGAATTTTGAGCAATTTGTAAATGAAGCAACAGATACGACTATCTATTCATTCAATAAACTTATCTCTCTTCTTATTAATGTAAACCCAAATACAATTGAATTGCTTGGATTAAGACCAGATCACTATTTATCCGTATCAGGCATTGGAAAAGAATTGCTTGATAATGCACATATGTTTTTATCCAAGAAAGCTGTTTGCTCTTTTGGTGGGTATGCCAATCAACAATTGCGACGTCTGGACAATAAAGTTGTTCGTCTGGTAAATCAAGAGCAGAGAGAGCAGCATATCTTGAATAGTATCAATAATGCTTATTATACGTTTCCGGAAAGATATTCTTCGTTCCCTGAAGACAGTATCAAACTTTATATTGATAAGTCTAACCAGGAAGAATATGATACAGAAATTTTTATGGATGTGAATCTGCATCATTATCCATTACGAGATTACAAGTCCATGTGGTCAGAAATGAATAATATTGTAAAAGATTATTCTAAGATTGGCAAAAGAAATAAGAATGCGATAGAGAAGAATAAATTAGGAAAGCATATGATGCACTTAGTTCGTTTGTATTATATGTGCTTTGATATTCTCGAAAAAGAACAGATTATTACTTATCGTGAAAAAGAACACGATCTTTTGATGGGTATTCGTAACGGGAAGTATTTGGACAGTAATCGACAGCCGATTCCTGAGTTCTTTGAAATGGTAGGCAAACTTGAAAAGCGATTAGAATACGATAAAGAAAATACATCATTGCCTGATAAGCCTGATTATAATAAAATCAATGAGTTTGTAATGAGCGTAAATGAAAGAGTAGTGAAGGAAGAAACCTAAAACACAATACGATAAGGAGTCGAAAATGAATAAGAAAATTAAAAAAGTTCTTGATTGGACTATATTGGTACTTTTATTAATCTGGTTTATTGTTTGTTGTGCTTTGACAATTATAGATCAAGGAGTTGTTCATTTTTTAATAACACAGACTATTGTACTGGCTATTGTACTGGGCATTTATTCGTTGGGCTTGCTTGCAGCATATTGGATATTTAATTAAAACTGAGATTTTATAGGAGAAAAATAATGTATATTTACGAATCGCATATGGGCGGATTATTTACATCTGATCAAGAATTAGACGTTGAGGAATGTCACTGCGAAACATGCGGAGATTATGACTGGCTTATTGGTGAAGCTGATACCAAAGAAGAAGCGTGGGAATTATTAAAGGACGATACGAATATTAATGACTCTGGTGGATGGGATTATGAGTATATACAGAATTTTTTAAATGATAACTTCGAGGAGTGAAAAGAAAAAGTGAAAGGATACAAGTTATATCTTGAAGACTACTGCGATTACTGTCCGAGTTTTAAACCAGAAATAGAACAAGTTGACTGTACATCGGTGCTTAGTGCTCCCCTACGATATACTAATATTATCCGGTGCGTACACAGGCAACAATGTGAGAGAATTGTAGAAAATTTAAAGGATAGAATTAAAGAAGAAATAGAATGAGTATCACAGACGCAATTAAAGACATGGAGAAGTACATGGGATTAGAAAAAGACTTTTCGGAATATATGAACGCACCGTTACCCAACAACGGACATGCGTACATACAGATGGATTATAAGACGGGTAAACAGTGGGTTCATTGTCCGTATTGCGGGAAGAAGAACTTCCCTGTTGAGGAATATACTAAAATTTCACGATTGCCATATCAGTGCAAAGGTTCAAATTGCAGAGAGATTTTTGAGGTGAATGTATGAATTGCGAATTTATGAGCAGGTATTTAGGCATCCCTTATCAGAAAGGTGAAGTGGAATCAGTATATGAAAAAAATGGTATGTTTTTATCAGGCTAAGTGTGAGATATATGATAGAAGCCTGACTGATTTGAGGAGTCCTTATGATAAGACAGAAGCATTTATTGTTGGGGAAGCAAAAAAATATTCAACGCATTATGCCGAATCATTGAAAAAAAGATTTTTAAATGGTATGGAGGAATTGAAATTGAAAGATAGAATAAAGTAAACAATGATTTGTGTAGAATGTCAGCACAATATCCGATTGATGTGCACTTACATTTGTTGAATGATAAAGATGAAATTATATGCGAACTTGATGAATTGTTTTGAGGTTAATATATGAAAATATTATCAAGAAAACAGCAGGACGAAATTTTAAAACGGATAGTAAATAAGGAGGGTTGGATGAAAAAATTATTTATTTCACAGCCTATGAAAGATAAAACGGATGAAGAAATTCTTAAAGTAAGAGAGTGCGCTATCGAAAAAGCAAGGGAGTATATTGGCAAAAATTAAGAAATAGAAGTTATAGATTCTTTCTTTCAAAATGCCCCAGCGGGTGCAAGACCACTTTGGTTTTTTGGAAGGTCTTTGGAACTGTTATCTACTGCCGATATAGCTTATTTCGTTCAGGGATGAAATGAAGAACGCGGGTGCAAGATTGAGCATATGTGTGCTACTGAACACGGAATAACAGTAATCGAAAATTATTCAGATTAAGGAGTGGCATTATGAGATACATAGAAAATATTGTTATTGGAAAACCATTAGTTTCGCCTGAAGAAATGTTTTCTACTGGAACTACTGATTGGATAAGAATGGAATGTGATAAAACATATTATACTGAAGAACGATTTCTTCCAAGAATATTAGTTAACATTAGTGTTTATCCGTCAATAAGTGAAATTAGAAGAAATAAACCCGAGCTCATGGTTAGTTTCGATAATTTTGATTTTATTGATGGTATTAAGGTATCAAAGAAAAGAAAATTATGGATTTTGGTTGGAGAATAATTAATATAGGAGAATATGAATGGAATTATATCCAGGGAAAATGGTGAAAATAAAAGACTATAATGAACTTCCACGTCACTGGATGATGTCAGGAAGAACACATGAGTGGATGGGGAAGATTGTTACAATTGCTATGTGTTACGGAAAAAAGGTGAAAATAAAAGAGGATAATTTGTTTTGGGCATGGAATGTGGAGGAGTTTGAAGATATTGAATGAAAAAAGAAAATTATATTTAAATGATGAAATAAATAGGGGATGTAAAATAATGGACGCAAAAGACTTGGACAGTGTTTCAAGAGAAGAACAGAAGGCAACTTTAAGTAATATCATTTTACAATGTATGATTGAAAATCGAATGACATTAGAAAATTTGGATGAAGCATGTGAGATCATACGAGAAGCTTACAGGAAGAATGCTACAATGAAAGGCTGACGATTATATAATTTTCCTCACAAGTCACAAGATTATTTGTTTCAAGAGGAGGAGATAGTGTGACGGTGGATGAGGATAAGACAACTAATAATGAGGAATGGAATTTGCGCAACGATTTATGGTTTTTATGGGAAATATTGACAAAAGTCTGTTTTTTTTACCTTTTTTCGAATGGTTTTTCTAACTCTAAGAAATAAACCAGTCAGATATTATAATGCACAGGGAGGTGAATACTCTGAATATTATTAATGATTTGATTGACATTATCAAAAATAATAAACGGCATAATGTAAAAATTACTATAGATACATCGGGTGTGACTGTATATTTGGATGATGACCCAGATGAAACATATGAAGAAAAGTATGTGATACCAGTCAAGTACGATACCCTGTATGAATGTTGTCATATACCCCATGATGAATATATAGAAAGTATGTCAAATGACACAGCAATTGGAATTGACAAAGAAGAAATTGAGCTGATTCAAAAAATCATGGAGTATTTAGAGAATAATAAAAGCGAAGTACAAAATATATGTAACATATTAAGTGTAAGATATAGAAAAGATTTAGATAACAAATAAGAGTTCAAAAAATAATTTAAAACGTCTTTAACCTTTTTAGGCAAGAACCCACCTCTATGCACAGCATAGGCAGTGGGAGTATGTCACCGTCTTAATAATCTATTTTCAATAATTTATTTCCCAATTTAATCAATTGAATAATTTTACTTTTTTGTAGGTGAAATCAGCTACCTTGGATTTTTGTACCCTAAAAGCTGTTGACATAGTTGATCGTATAGAGTTCTTCTATGTTCCGTCTGTATGGGCGTTTATATAGAAAAAAATACCATTTGGAGGATATTATATGGCAAAAGAAAGAATTTTTAATCTGCCGGAAACAAAAGGAACTTTTCAACTTAGAGGTAAGATTACTGGTCATGATAAGGATAATTTTTATAAAGAATCCACGACAAAAACAGGAAAGTTAATGAGACGTACATCATTTGGAGTCACGTATGAAGACAAAAAAACAATGTATGTAAGTATGCAGGGGATGACACAGGATAATGTTTACTTCAGTAAACCTGGTGCTACTAAGGGAGAAAAAGCGGAAATAAAGAAGGTTCCTTGGGCTGAAAGATTTAATTTTAAAGAAGATGGTTTTCAACTTATTGGTAATAATATTGGAGTTACAAAGGCAGTCAACAGTAAAGGAGATATGGAGAATGTAAGGCAGAGACTTACAGATTTCGATTCTATCAAGGCTATAACAGATAATCTAAAAGATGATGATAGCGTATTTATTAAAGGTAACATTGAATATAGTAGTTTCACTAATGATGAAGGTGAAAGAAGAAATAGTGTAAAACTCGTACCGAATCAGGTTTCTCTATGCAAATCAGCATTAGATTTTTCCAAAGAAGATTTTGAACCCAGACATGAATTTAGTCAGGTTATTGTATTTGATTCCATAGAACAAGAGAAAGAAGATGACAAGCCAACTGGCAGATTTGTTGTAAATGCGAACATTATTAACTATGCAAGTATTGAAGATGCAGAGTTTATTGTAACAGATTCTAATCTAGCAAAGATAATGAAAAAGAATTTATCACCGTATTTTGCAATCAAAGTGTGGGGAAATATTGTGATGACAGAACAGGTCGAAGAAGTGCAGACAGATAATGTTTGGGGTGAATCAAATAAAATGGAGAGACAAGGAACTCCAGTAAAACGTGAATTTATCATTACTGGTGCTGACCCTAGTTCTATTGACAAAGATACATACTCTGAAATTAGTATTGCAGAAGCGAAGCTAAAGGTACAGAAAGCACAGGCTGCGAAGGATGACTTTGGTTCATCTACAAATGAGAGTTCAGCTTCTAGTGCTTGGGGAAGTGTACCAAATGGTGATGAAGGTATTGATGAAGATATTCCCTGGTAAACCTTGGTGGTTCACCAGATTTGGACTAAATAATTAAAAATACAAAACAAAAAGGAGACAAATTAATATATGGCAAAAGCAAGAAAAGGTAAAGCGATTCAGAGTAAATTAATGATGGTTCTTTATGGAGAACCCTTTACCGGAAAAAGTACATTGGCTTCGCAGCTTGTGTACTTTAAAAGACCGGATGGGAAACCATTTAGAGTTTTGTACCTTGATCCAGAATCCGGCTCAATTGATGATTATGTAGCGGACATGGAAGCGAATGGAGTTGATCCGGAGAATCTTTATATTGTATATACACAGTCATTGGGAGAAGTAAGGCAATATATTGCAAAAGTAAAAAATAATGAAGATTTTTATGTTTTGGATGATGATGGAGATGAAACAGAAGAGGTTGTACGTGACGCCGATGGACAGCCATTCAGAGCAGATGCAATTGTTGTAGATGGTACAACCATTTTGAATTTAACTACAAAACAGGGATTGATTGAATTTTCAAAAAAGAGAAATAAAGTAAAAGCGGAAAAAGATGGACTGATTGGGGATGCCAAACTTGTGAAAGTTGAAGGCGCCGGCCTAGAATTGAAAGACTATCAGACTGTAAACTTTAAGGGACAAGATCTTATTCTTGATTTAATGGCTTCTGGTGTTCATTGTATTGTAACTGCTAGAGAAAAGTCAGAAACGGAAAATCGTTTAATTGATGGTAAAAGGGAATCTGTAGAAACAGGTCGTAAAATTCCAGATGGATTCAGAGGAATTGATTATAACGCGAAAACAGTTATCCGTACATTCAGAGACTCAGAAACTGGCATGGTATGTGCTCATATCGTGAAAGATAGAACTGGTGTGCATGGAGAGAATGAAATTGTGGAAGATCCGACGTTACTTGATTATCAAGCGGTTATTGATAAAACAGCGAAGAATCAGTCTTTTGTACTGAAGAATGATCTAACTAAAGCTGTTGACGTTGAGAAAGATATTTACAAGAAAGAAATTATGGGCGAACTTGGACAGCCAGCAGAGGATGATAACTCTGAAAATAATACTGTTGATAGTGATTCTGCCGATGCATTAAGAAGCGAAATCATCTCAACTCTAAAAGACCTTCCCGTACCAAAAAAAGCACAGATTAAAGCGGCAGTTGAAAAAGCGGGATTACCGACATCATATAAAAATGTGACAGACATAGAGGTTTTGAAGCAGGTCATGGAATTAATAAATGCAAATAAATAATTATTGAAGTGGGGCATAGGAATGAAAATTCAAATTGATGATAACGGAATTGAATATTTTAATCGCGTATGTCCTTACTGTAAAGAAGATGTGCGTATAAATCGAAGTAACAATAAAGCAGTTATGTTTGATAATAAAGTATATCATTTTGAATGCTTTTCTAGGATGAAGCAGATACATAAAAAATGTAAAAACTGCAATAAAATTTTTTCGTTTCAGAATGAAGAAGAAATTAATATGCTGCGCTATCAGAATGGATTTTACTGTGCCGAATGTTTTAAAAAATTATGCGATGATGGAATTGTAAAGAAATCTAAAAAGTGGATGAATGCACATGATAATATAGAAATTTATCGTAAAAATGCCAGAGATAATATATGCGAAGCATTAAAGAAAAAAAGAAATTCTGCTTCATTGATTTCTACAATGAGAGATTCTCTCACATCATATGCCGCAACTATATTTGCAGAATATGATGTCAATAATCTTATTCGAGCGAATTACAACTTACAGGATGTAAGCGTCTTCTACATGCGTTATCTCCAGCCACTATATAAAGGCGAATCTAAGAAATATGTATCTGTTAAAATCCCACCAGTTCATTTGCTAGAAATGTGGAGAACAAAATTACCATATCTAACCAAACTTTATCAGAAACAAGTCGCAAAGGGAAAGGAGTTTAGCGAAGTTGGAAGGGTTGTATATGACCTTTCCATCCTCGTTAATAAATATGAAGATTTTTTGGAATGGAAAGAAAAGCAACGTGCGTTAGAATATGAAAAAACAATCATAGAAAATACGCCGATAAACGTAAAAAATATAAAACCGAGTGTATCAGCAGAAGGGAATAATGACGTAAGTGAAGTGTTAGATGATATTTTTAGTTGAGAGTAGGTGGTGATGGCGGTATTTGAATGAACTAGAAATAAAATCAGTGAATAATATACAAGCAGAAATTATGCTGGTAGGTAGTTTTTATAAGCAACCAGACTTATATGTTTCCTATGGCAATTTCATGCGCAGCAAATATGATTTTTCAGATGAGGCAACAAAATTTTTTTATGATAATTTTGAGTTAATGTATACGACATTTTCACAGAATATGGAAGAAAACCAAGTTAATATCTTTATGTCATCAGACATAGACAGGCTTAAAATTTATAAAAAATATAAGGGATGGAAGACTATTTCAGAATGGGTGAATCTTGCTAATATTGAAGATGTCAAAAACTATTATGGCTTGGTTAAAAAATATTCTTTGATTAGAGAGTATGAAAAAAATGGATATCCGGTACAACGTATTTTAAATCACCGTAATTTTAATCAATGGACTGCAAGGGATATATATAAAATTATTCGCTCACAGGCAGATAAGATAAATACAGTTATCAATGCAAATGAAGAAAGTGTAATTCTTACTGATAAAATGACAAAACAGGTTGAATCGCTTTTGATTATGCCAGATATGGGTTTGCCATTACCATGGGATATCTTAACTGAAATGTTCAGAGGCTGTAGGCTTGGAAAAGTTATATTTAATGGATTCCTGTCAAATGAAGGTAAATCTCGAAATATGATGATGTTAATTGCATATATTGTATTAGTTTTAGATGAGAAATTTTTGCTCTTAAGTAATGAGATGGACGAGGCAGATTTACGAAATTGCTTGATAACTACCGTTATTAATAATGATTGTTTCAAACCTTATCATGGAGTAGAAATTAAAAAATGTGAACGCGAGATAGTTCTTGGAATGTATCGAGATGATAATGGTAATTTTATTGAACGACGTGAAGATGCAGATGGGCACTACATAGAATCTGAAGATGATTTTATTGCGAGAGTGGCTAGAGAATCTGAGGAATATAGAAAAGTTCAGAAAGTAGCTGCATGGGTTGATGAAAAGAGAAATGGGAAGCTATTCTTTAAGGATGTTGGCATGGACTATTCTGATGAAGCTGTAGAATTTGAATTAAAAAAACATAAGATGGTCTATGGTGTAAACTATTGCGGTTATGATACGTTAAAAGGGTATCGAATTGATGATTGGCAAACAGTAAAACAAACAGCAACGAAGATTAAGGAGCTAATGAAAGAAATGCATATGTTCTGTTTTGCTGTATTCCAATTAACTGATGATACAGTATTTACAGATGTATTTCAGTTATCCAGTAACAATATTGCTAATGCGAAACAGATTAAACATGTCGCTGATATCCTAATGCTTGGAAAGCGAATAGACAAAGAAGAATATCATAAGTATCAATATATGGCAGAAACAGATTGGGGAGTAGCTACGCCGCATGATTTGGATTTCGCACGACAATACTTTGCAATTAAAGTAGACAAAAATAGAGGTGGTAATAAAGCAAGAATGCCATTGTTTGAAATTGACTTGGACTTAAATGTTTGGAAAGAAGTTGGGTATTTAATTAAAAGAAATAAAGCGAAGGATGGTGACTAATGATGGATGTGGGGCAGCTTAAGACATATATTTATGATGAAAATCACGTGGAAGAAATATTATCTTCCATTGGCTGTCATCACATCTATTACCATTCATCTGGCTATTGGACATGTGCAAACAAAGATGGTGACAACAAGCAAGCAATTGTAATTCGGAATAATGAGTATCTTCCTTGTATAAATTATACAAGACAAATCGTAGAAGTAGATAGAAAAACAGACTTAATTGATTTAGTTTGTTATAATAATAGATTTACGTTTCCAGAAGGATTGAAATATTTGTGTGAACTTTTGGGGTTAGATTATTATCATGATTTTAATGATGATATTCCAGAGAGTCTACAGATAACAGATTTAATATTGAAAATGAAGAGAAACGACAATAACAATTCACTTGATATATCATTAAAACCAATCTCCGAGAAAATTCTTACTTATTATCATAACAGGGTTAATGACCTTTTCTATAACGATAATATCTCCTATGAGACTCAACAAGATTTTCAAATAGGATATGACGCAGAATCAAATCGAATCACTATCCCAATTTTTTCGGAGGTTGGAGATTTAGTAGGGGTTAAAGGAAGATTATTTAAAAAAGAATTAAACAATTATGATTTAAAGTATTTATACCTAGAGCCTTGCCCGCGTAACAGGGTAATTTACGGATTAAATAAATCCATGCCTTATGTAAAACGTGTAGGGAGAATTTATGTTACTGAGGCAGAAAAGGGAGTTATGCAATTGTGGACTTATGGAGATAAAAATGCTGGTGCCACGGGTGGAAAAGAACTATCCGTTCAACAAATAGAACTATTAACCAGATTAAGCGTAGAAATAGTATTCGTGCAAGACAAAGACGTATCAAAAGATGAGTTGTCGTCTCTTGCGAATAAATTTGCGGATGGTATTCCGATCTATGCAGTATATGACACTGACAATATTTTAAATGAGAAAGAATCTCCAACAGATAGTCCGCAGAAATGGGAGTATTTAAAAAAGAATAATATATACAGAATCAAATAGACAGGAAGTGATGAAGTATTAAATATAGATTAATAAAAAGCAGCGATAATAATATTCATGGTAACATTGAAAAAAATTTTTTTAAAAATAGAGGAATTGATGATTATATCACATACAAAAATCTTGATGAAACATGTTTGATACCATATAAGAAACTAAAAAATATAGAAAAAGCAGTACAAATGTTTGCAAAGCATTTTGAAAATCGGAATAAAATCGGGATTTTAATTGATGAGGATGTGGACGGTTTTACATCGGCGGCAATGATGTATTCCTATATTCAAGACATGAAAGAAGATTATCCTGTAAAATATATTATGCACGATAGAGCAAAAGCACATGGATTATCTAGTGATGTAGTAATTCCAGAAGATATTAAACTTTTAATTATTCCGGATGCTTCCACAAATGATTGTAAACAATGCAACGAACTTCATGAAAAATATAATACGGACATTATTATTCTTGATCATCATCAGCAAGAAGATACAAAAGAAAAACATGAGTATGCTGTTTTAGTGAATAATCAAATAAGTGATGATTATAGTAATAAAAACTTATGTGGAGCAGGAGTGGTTTATAAATTTCTCCAGGCGTTAGATGATTATTATTGGAATGACTATGCTGAAGATTATATTGATTTGTGTGCACTAGCAAATATTAGTGATGTGATGGATATGCGATCATTTGAAACACGATATATAGCCATACAAGGATTACATCATATTAAAAATAAATGTTTTCAAGCATTAATTGACGCTCAGAGTTATAGCATGAACAATCATATTAATATTCATAATATTCAATGGTACATTACCAGTGTTATTAATGGGTGTATACGATTTGGCTCAAGCGAAGAAAAGGAGTTATTATTTCGTGCATTTATAGAAACGGATGAGAGTTTCGAATATAAAAAACGAGCAACAAAGGACAAGCCTGCCGAAGTAATTCAAGAGAGCATTTATGACAGGGCTGCCAGATTATGCAAAAATGCAAAATCCAGACAGGATAAAGCAAGAGAAAAGAGTACATCAGAGATTATGGAATGTCTTAGAACATACGACAAAGATAATAAAATTGTAGTGTGCGATGCCTCTAATATTGTGGATACATCACTAACAGGTGTTGTTGCAATGAAAGTGGCAGATATTATGAATCGTCCATGCATCCTTCTGCAAAAACACGTTGATGATAACAATAAAGTTATTTATGGTGGTAGTGCAAGAAATATTAATCATAGCCCTATAGAAAGTTTAAAAGATGTAGTGAATCAAACCGGAATTGCTACATTACAGGGGCATGATAATGCAGCCGGATTAGTAGATTTACAATTTGAACAAAAAGACGAGTTTATTAAAAAACTTAATGAATTACTCCAAGATGTTGAATATGATGCTACATATACATGCGATTATATTATAGATGATATTGAGAATATAAATCCAGAATTCATTTCAATACTTGCTGGTTTTCAGGATTTCATTGGTCAAGGAATTGAGAATCCCATTATAGCAGTATCTAACGTTACACTTTGCAAAGATGATTTTCAATTGTTAGGAAAAAATAGTGATACATATAAATTTACGTATAATGATATTGAATATGTCAAATTCAAGTGTAAAGACGAAGATCCAGTTCTCAGTTGGATAAAAGATTGTTGGAATGATGAGGAAAAAATTGAAATTGAGTTAGTAGGTAAACCGGGTATAAATATATTTAATGGAATACGCACTATGCAAGTGATTATCGAATCTACGAATATTATTAACACTACACATTGTATGAATGATTCTGATGATATATGGAATAGTACAATTAATTCGGATAATGAAGAGATGGCATGGTAGAACAGTGAAGGGGGATGATTGATATTTGAGCAGTGCATTACACACACATAGTATGTATAGTCTTTTAGATGGATATGCTACACCCGAAGAAAATTTAAAACGTGCAAGTGAATTGGGATTAAAAGCATTAGCTGTTACGGAGCATGGAAATCTTTATAGCGCCTGTTATTATGATAAATTAAAGCAAAAATATCCTGATGTTAAAATTATTTATGGGGTAGAATTTTATGAATGTTTTGATATGCATGTCCAAGACAAAGATAGTAAATATTTTCACCTCATTGTATTAGCAAGAAATGAGAATGGCAGAAAAGCCATTAATAAACTGATTACAAAAAGTAATTTTGAAGGTTTCTACTATAAACCACGAATTGACTTGGAGGCAATGAAACCATATGGAAAAGACTTAGTTGTTTCTTCAGCATGTTTAGCGTCAAAGTTAGCAAAAGAACCAGATATTGACAAATGCATTCAGTATATCAACGAATACAAATCTATTTTCCCTTATTTCTATCTTGAAATGCAGTCGCATAATCACCCAGAACAAGCAGAATATAATCAAAAAATATTAAAGCTTTCACAGATAACAAATACCCCATATATTATCACATGTGATAGTCATGCCGCTACCAAAGAAGATCTAAAATATCAGAGCCGGTATGTGCAGATTGCTCATGATAGCGAAACTGCAAGTGAAGTATACGAAGGATGTTGTATCCAAAGCGATGAAGAAATTCATGAAATAATGGATGGCCAAATTGGACAAGAAGCAGTTAATGTTGGGTTGTTAAGGACGGATGAAATTGCTGACTTAATTGCCGACGTAAAAATGCCATTTCAGTCTCCGCAACTACCTACGTTCCCTCTTCCAAAAGGCTTTGACAATAATTATGACTACTTAAAATATTTGGTAGCGGAAGGGTGGAAATATCGTGGATTAGATAAGCTTAATAAAGAAGTACAGGAAAAATATAAACAACGTATAGAGTATGAGTTAGGCATAATTCATCAAATGGGATTTGACGGATACTTTCTTATTGTATGGGATTTCATAAATTATGCAAAGGATAATGGAATTGCTGTGGGACCTGGTCGTGGTTCGGCAGCAGGCAGTATGGTATGTTATACTCTAAAAATTTCTGAGCTTGATCCAATCAAGTATGGATTAATTTTCGAGCGATTCTTAAATCCTGAAAGAGTATCAATGCCGGATATTGATGTGGATTTCTCTGACAGAGGGCTTGTCATAGATTATTTAACCCGTAAATATGGTGAAAGTAATGTATGCCAAATTATTAATTTCTCTTTTATTACCCCTGTTGTCGCAATCAAAGATGTAGGTAAAATACTTGGATTCCAATATAAAGAAATGGACAAACTGAGTAAAAAATTTACCTATGATACATTTGAAGAATGTCTTGATAATAATAAAGAGCTTGTCAATAATAACCCACAATACCAAGAATTATTTGATATAGCATTACATTTGAGTGGACGAGTTAAAACCGTATCATGTCACGCTGGAGGTGTTGGTATTGTGGATACAGATATTAACGATTATATGCCGATGAAATTAGGAGAGAAGGGTGAACATGTTATTCAAGTTGACAAGCGCATTGTGGAAGAAATAGGGATTATTAAATTTGATTTATTGGGTGTTCAAACACTAACAATGATACAGGAAATCATAAATGATACTGGAATAGATCCATATGAGATTAATATCAATAATCCTCGTTTTTACAATGATACTAAGCCATATATTATTTTGAACAAAGGATTGACTAATGGAGTCTTCCAAGTAGAAAGTGCTGGAATGAAAGATTTGTTAATAAGACTTCAGGCGTCGAATATGGAAGATTTATCCGCAGTATTAGCTTTATATAGACCAGATTCAATGGGAGCATTAGATGAATATATTGAATGCAAACATAACCCAGAGAAAGTGCATTATATTCATCCAGATATGGAAAGTATATTAAAAGATACATACGGTCAGTTGATATATCAGGAAGAAATATTAGATATTGTACGCAAATTTGGTGGTAGAACGTATGGCGGTGCGGATCTTTATCGTAAGGCGATCGGGAAAAAGAATATTGAATTAGTCAAGAAGGAATCGGAAAAGTTATATCAAGAGATCATAGATACAGGATATAGTGCAGAATTAGCAAAAATAATTAGTGATGAAATGTCTGCTAAGGGTGGGTATTGTTTTAATAAATCCCATAGCTATTCTTACGCTGTAGTTTGTTTCCAAACGGCATATCTAAAAACTTATTATACAATCTATTTTTTTAAAGCATTATTTAACCTGAACAAAGATAAGGCAGGTATGATTAATAAATATATTATTGATGCGAAGGACTTTGGTATTAATGTGACACCACCTAATATTAATAAGTCAGAAATGAATTTTTCGATTAGCAATAATAAAATATTGTTTGGATTATCTGCTATCAGTGGCATTGGAGAAAATGTTGCAAATGCAATTATTAGCGAACGAAATATAAATGGCGCATATATGGGATTACAAGATTTTATCGAACGTACAGGTGTTACAAAAGCACAAGTTATTTCTTTGATTAAAGCTGGAGCAATACCCACAAAGGATAAAAAAATATGTTTAATCCGATATTTGAAAAGCCTATATAAACCACTGAAATTTAAATCCGTAGCAAAAGCACCTTCATATGCGACATTGATTGCGGAGTGGGATATTGATCCAGAAAAATATCGAATTGGTCTAAAAAAATATGATTACGATAAAGAAAAAATCTTAGAAGTATACAATCGAAAGAGACAAGAAGCCTTTGATAAACAGCAATCAGAGCGATTTCAAAAATATATCCGAGAAAATAATAAATATCTTGAAAATGAAGAATTTTGGGAATTTGAAGCACTGCAAATTTTTATCAATGACAATCCATTCTGTGACGCATATCGGTATCTTTCTAGAGCATTTGAGGATGTGGAAGAAGGAGAGTTATGCACAATTGTAGGAATCATTGCAAAAGTACAAAAGAAAAAAGACCGTCATGGAAAGACATTTGCATACATTAATATTTATTCGTCATTTGGATTAACAGAAGGAATCGTATGGCACAGTAAATTAAAGGAATACGAAGATTTGATTGCAAAAGGAAATCAAGTAGCAATATATTGCCAGAAAGATTCAGACGATAAAGTAATCGTCAAAGAGATGAAATCATACTACACATGGTTAAATGAAATTAAAAAAAGAAAGGCGGTGAAAGTGATACATGGATAATATGGAAATATTAGAATTTAAAATGGTTCCTGTGAGTGAGCGATATTACAACGAAGACACTTCTTGGGGTGTATTTAATTTTACTACAAAAGATAAGATCCCAGAATACTTAGAATATAAAGATCCACTTGACGATAAAGCGGTTACGCAAAAAATGAGTACAATAGCTGGTAAAATGCAACAGTTATATGTAGGTTCGGAATATCTCGTAAAAGCGAGATGTGAGTATAATGAAAAATTCCATCAATATCAATATGTACCCATATCCATTATCGCGATAATACCGCAATCTCAAGAAGAACAGAAACTATTTTTAAAATCATTAGTATCTTCTGAATCCATCGCTGATAATATCTTATACGAATATCCCAATGTGATTGAAGATGTTATGAATGGTGGGCTGATAGATTTAGAGTATGATAAAATTCGTGGGGTTGGGAAAAAAACTTGGGATAAAATCAGAGAGTCTATTATAAAAAATTATATCATTTCGGACATTATTACTCTATTGCAACCAATGGGTGTGACCTTCAATATGATTAAAAGACTTCTTGACGCAGAACCAAATCCATCATTGCTTAAACAAAAGTTAAAAGAAAATCCTTATATCATGGTTAAAGCAATCAAAGGTCTTGGATTTAAAAGAATTGATGATATGGCATTAAAAATCAAACCAGATTTACGGGTGTCGAACCATCGGTTGACTGCCTTTATTATGTTTTACTTAAAAGAGTGCGGAGAGAGCGGTGGACATACATGGGTGTATATAAATAATTTAAAAAATGCTATTAGTGATACAATTCCAGAGTGTTACAATTTATTAGATGATTTGTTAGAACATAATACTTTCTTATATATAGAAGAAGATAAAGTTGGATCAAAAGAATATAGACATATTGAAGAAAAAATATTTAATATCCTAGTATCAAAGCAAAACTTGGATAATCATATAGTTGTGATAGAAGATGATAATAAAGTTGATGAATATATCAAAGAAGCTGAGAAAGAACAGGGGTTTCAATATACCGAAGAACAAAAAAATGTTATTACACAGTCAATACAATCCAACCTCATTATAATTTCAGGAAAAGCTGGGACAGGGAAAAGTTCAATATCAAGAGGCATCCTCAAAGTCTATCAAGGGTTTAATTATAGAATTTCTACTTGTGCCTTATCAGCAAAGGCAGCGCAGAGAATTACAGAAGCAACAGGATTTGCTTCATCCACGATTCATCGCTTACTTGGTTCACAGGGGCTAAATGAATTCACATATAATTTCCAAAATCCATTGCCTACAGATGTTCTGCTTATTGACGAAGGAAGTATGATTAACGCAGGATTGTTTCTTTCTTTATTGGAGGCTGTTAATGATACAACCAGAATAATTATATGTGGAGATCATATGCAACTACCACCAATTGGATATGGCAATGTATTTTCTGACATTATACACAGATCTGAATTCAATTCTTATCAACTTACCAAACCAATGCGACAGGCAGAATTATCAGGTATTTTATCTGATGCAAATCTCATAAGAGACGGTATCAGTCCTTTGAGTGAACCTTCATTAAAAATTATACGTGGAAAATTAAAAGATATGTACTATATGTTCCGAGACAATAGAGAAGCATTACAGAATATTGCAATTCAAACTTTTTTAAAATCTATTGAAACAGAAGATATAGGAGAGGTCGTCATTATTACTCCAAGAAAACAGAATTGTATAAATAGTTCCATAGAATTAAATAAAATTATTCAAGAAAAATTATTAGGCAGTGAGTCTAAATTTATCTCATATGGAGAAACAGTTTTTAAACTTGGAGCAAAAGTTATGCAGATAACTAACAACTATGAAAAAAATATTTTTAATGGAGAAATAGGTTATATAACGTATATTGGAGAAAAAAATGAAGAAAAGAAAAAAGTGAAGTATTGTGAAGTTGAGTATAATGATTTAGCCGTATCATTTGACAGAAAGAAGATAGTCGAATATAAGATGAATGAACTTTCTGAAATTGAACTAGCATATGCTATGACATGCCATAAGTGCGTTACAGAAGACACAATGTTATTTAGCACAAATGGTATCATAGAATTAAATGAACTGAATAATAATGCAGGTAAATATGAATCAAAAATATTAAATGATGATGTTCCATATGTTTATAATGGATATGAGTTAGAAAAACCAAAAGCATTTTATAATGCCGGTATATCAGAGTGTCTTATTATTTCTTCTCAACGTGGGTATTCACTAACGGCGACTCCAGACCATAAAATAAATGTCTTAGGTAAGGACGGATATATTATTCCTAAATATGCTAAAGATATCACTAATGATGATTATGTTGTGATTATAAAAAATTCTAATATATACGGAGATAAGATATCATTACCAGATAATTGGAAGGTTGATTTAAGTACGCTTGATATTAGAACTTCAATTTATGAAATCCCAACGTATTTAACAAAAGAATTTGCTAGGTTTTTAGGTTATATGGTTGCAGATGGAGTAGTGTCAAACCACGGAATTAAATACGGAAAAAACCATAAAAACGTAGTTCTGGATTTTAATAATGTAATATATCAAATATTTGGGTATAAAGCGAAGGAACCACGCAATGTACTTCCTGGTGGTACAATGGGAGGAATGTATCTAAGTGAAATTTCATCAAAACACATTAAGGCTTTTTGCGAAAACATTGACGGGATACAACCAAACAATAAATTTGTACCACATGTAATAATGTCAGCACCAAAAGAGATTCAAATTGAATTTTTGCGTGGAGTGTTTGAAGACGGAAGTGTGTGTGTGAAAAATAATAAATTCGAACATATATCGTTTACGTCTGCATGTGAGAAATTGGTTAATCAAATACAAATGTTGTTATTAAATATGGGAATTATATCAACCAAATTGAAACGTAGCACTTGTTGTCCAAATGGAACAAATGCAATAAGTTATAACCTCTTTTTATATGGTACTGATTGCGATAAATTTATAAAAACAATTGGATTTATTAGCAACGAGAAAGAGAAAAAATCCTATAAATATTACGAACAAACTGGAAAGACTTCTAGTAATTATGCTATCCCATACATCAAAAATATAATAGAAAAAATTGTTAAAGATTATAACATTCCAAGAAATAAAATCTCATATAAAATAATGCGAAAAGACAGAAGAAATATTAGTTACGCATCTTTAAAATTATTCTTGCAATTCTGTAATGAAAATAATATTTACAATAACGATGTAAAATATTTAGACTATTTATATCATAATACAAGTATCCAAAAGGTTAAAGATATACACACTACAATAGCACAAACATATTGTATTGAAATGCCAAAAACACATCAATTTGTACAAAATGGATTTAGCGCATGGAATTGCCAAGGATCGGGCTTTAGAACAGTAATAGGTATTATTGATAAACAACATTATACGCTTTTAGACAACTGTATGTTATATACATTATTAACACGGGCAAAGACAAGATGTCTTTTACTAGCTGAGCCACAAGCGTTCATGAGATGTATTCGTACAAATCATAATACTTCAAGACAAACGTGGATGTCTTTGCCAGATTCAATTAAGGAGAATCAAGTATGAGTTGTATAATGATGATTATTGCAGCATTGATTGTTACGGTGATTTTATTTGTAGTAACAGGTTGGCGTGTAGAATTGAGCGATATTCCATATGCGATTATTACCTTCGGATTTGTTGTGGCTATGTTATATAGTTTCAGATGTATGATTCCAGTTTGATAGGGAGTTTTTAATATGCCAAAAATAGAAACGATAAATATGTCAATTCCTGCTTACATGGCTCTGAAAGGGCATGATATTAACGATATTAATGAATTATCACTATGTAAATCAGATGAAATGCTGAAATGGAATATTGAAAAAAGAACATCAAAAGAAATTATTGAGATTATGAAGGAATATGGAGTGGTATTCAGAGAGGAGGAGACTACTTGAACGCAAGAGATAAACTACAAGAAATTACCAATAAATTAAATTATTATCGTTATGAATATTATAATAACTCAAATTCTGTGATATCAGATAAAGAATACGATGATTTATATGATGAATTGCTTGCATTAGAAAATAAACTTGGAATATCATATGTAAATTCGCCTACAAAGACAGTGGGGTATGAAGCGGTATCAAAGCTTGAAAAAGTAAAGCATTCTCATCCAATGTTATCTCTTAATAAAACAAAAAATATAGATGACTTGCTTGCTTTTATGGGAGAAAATGACTGTGTTCTAATGCATAAACTTGATGGATTAACAGTGCTTTTGACATATGATAAGGGTGAATTGATTCAAGCTGAAACGCGAGGTGACGGTGAGACTGGAGAAATTATTACACATAACGCCAGAGTGTTTACAAACATCCCACTCCAGATTCCATATAAACATCGCCTTGAAATTGAGGGAGAAGCAATTATCACATACGATGATTTTGAAAAAATTAATTCAGAATTAACTGAAAATGAAAAATATAAGAATCCAAGGAACTTAGTGAGTGGTTCCGTAAGGCAGTTAGATAGTAATATTGCAGCGAAAAGGCATATTAAATTTGTAGCATGGAAGGTTCCGTATATCGAAAATGAAGCAGAATTAGTTTCCCTTTGTGGTGCCAATGACCTTGTTACTTATTATAGAAATCATTTTATGGCACGTTTAAACACAACGAGTATATTAGGCTTTGATACTGTAAGTGCGTTACAGTTGAAGATGTCAACAAAAGATAGTATAGAAAAACGAATTGAGATTTTAAAACGCATGGCGCAGATAACTCATACACCTATAGATGGACTTGTAATCACATACGATGATATCGAATATGGATTGTCACTTGGTTCTACAGGACATCACCCTAAACATTCACTTGCATTTAAATTTTATGAGGAAGAAGAGGAAACTATTATCAGAGGGTTTGATTGGACAATGGGTAAAACAGGTACGCTTACGCCGACTGCTATCTTTGATTCAGTTGAATTTTGCGGGACAAAAGTATCAAGAGCTTCACTACATAATGTAAGTATTTTGAAAAATCTTCAGATTGGAGTAGGGGATAGGGTTACAGTATATAAAAGTAATGAAATTATTCCCCAGATTCGAGACAATATTACTAAAAGTAATTCCTATGAAATTCCAGTTTCATGTCCTATCTGTGGTAGTAAAACAGAGGTTATAAAAGAAAAAGATAGTGAAGCTTTGAAATGTACTAATCCATATTGCAAAGGAAAACTACTTGGAAGGGTATCTCATTTTGTATCCCGGAAAGGAATGGATATTGATGGCTTATCAGATGAAACTCTTTCAAAATTTATTGAACTTGGTTGGGTTAAGAATCTATCAGATATCTATGAGCTTACCTGTCATTTTCAAGAACTTATTAGCATGGAGGGATTTGGTACAAAGTCTGTAGCTAAATTATCCAAAGCAATAGAAAAGAGTAAAAATGTTGCATTATCAAAATTTATTTGCGCATTAAGCATTCCTGGTATTGGATCATCTCAATCTAAAGAGCTAACTAAAGTATTTAAAACATGGGATAATTTGAATATGCAGGATTTAATAATTTTGACTTTTCAAGTATTAATGGTTTCGGAGAAATACTTAGTCAGAATATCCATAATTGGTTTATGACAATGTATGGTGAAGATAGGGTATATCAGATTATTCGCAATATACACTTTGTTACAAATGAAAGCTCTGAATCCAAAAACAAAAACTTGTCTGGTCAAACATTTGTTATTACAGGCTCTTTAGAACATTTCTCGAATAGAGACGACCTAAAATCGAAACTAGAATTTCTTGGGGCAAAAGTGTCTAGTTCTGTCAGTGCAAAGACATCATATCTAATTAATAATGACATCAATTCAAATAGTTCCAAAAATAAAAAAGCAAAACAATTAAATATTCCCATTATCACAGAGGATGAAGTGATAGCAATGATAAGGAAGTAAGGGGAGGGAAGTAACATTACGTGATAGTAACAAGTAGACAGATGATTAAAGAATTATCTCTAATTAAAGATGATTTTATCCTTGCAGAACTAGAGGGAAAAGAATATGTGATTGATTGCATTGGTCATTCATTAGCTGATTCTGACTGCGCTTCACACATAGTATTAAGATTACGCAATGGAGGAGAAGGATATATTAAACGATGATAAGTTAGGAGGTATGACAATGGTATCAGTAAAACTACAATTTAAGACAGCAAAGAATGCAGCATTATTTATTGCGACATGTCAAGATTATAATTGTGATATTGATTTAATTTGTGGACGATATACAGTGGACGCAAAATCTACACTAGGCGTCATGAGTATTTCACCAGATCATATATGTACAGCAATAATTCATACATGTGATAAAAAAGTGATAGCTAGATTTATAAATGATATGAAGCTTTGGAAAATAGAAGGAGACTAATGAAATGAAAATTAATTTAAATAATATCACTGACATTAATTGTTTTGTAAAAGGTATTGCATATTATGAAGGTGATATTGTAGTTACACAAGGTAGACATGTTATTAATGGTAGAAGTTTTTTGGGACTGCACAGCCTTAATTTAGTTGAACCGATTGAAGTGATTATACATAGTGACAGAACTGATGTGGAAGAAAATTTTTACAATTTTATAAGGAAATGGAAAATTGAGAAGTAAAAAATTTAAAAAGAGAAGGTTTAAATTTTATAAATAAAGGTGATATCTCTTAATATGAATAGATTAAATAATGATGATTTAATAAGCAATGATAATTTTGTAAAATATTTGATCGAATCTTGTGATATTTCTAAAGTTAATTTTGATAATTGTCCATATCCATGTTGCAAAAATTTAACTATATGTCTTGGGAAAACTCAAGGATACTGTAGGAAACATATTTTGAAGAAATGGAAAAAAGGTGTATGCCCAATGCATACAAAAGTAAATAAAGAAAAATTAAAAAAGGAAAATGGTGAATTCAGTGAGCAAACCAATTAAATTTTTGGTTCTTGGGCGTACCGCATCTGGGAAGTCTAGTATTGCAAAAGAAGTTTGTAAAAGGTTAAACCTAATATCAGTTATGTCATATACAACACGACCACAACGTAAATCGGAAAAAAGTGGAGCAGATCACATTTTTATTACTGAAAAAGAAGTAAAACAATACAAAAATGATATTGTTGCTTATACGGAAATCAACGGATATAAATATTTTACAACATTTAATATGTTGGATAAGTCTGATGTGTATGTAATAGATCCTATGGGTTTGGATAATTTGAAAGTTAAGTGTGGCGACCGATATAAATTTATTGAAATTTATATTCGCACACCAATTAAATTGACTGAAGAAAGAGCAAAAAAACGTGGAGATGATATTAAAGATTTTAAAAGGCGATATGTAGACGAAAATTTACAATTTACAGAATATGAAAATAGACATACTTTTCACTATCATCTACGAAATGATAGACCTTTTGATGAGTCTGTGGATAAAGTATGTGAATGGGTCAAGAATGAACTGGGAAAGGAGTGATATCATCGTAAAACCAAAATTGTTCTTAGATTTTGATGGTGTTATTGTTGATACTATTACTGCTATTGTAGATTTATATAATGAAGATTTTCTAAAATATTCTGGGTTCAAAAAAGTTCTACCATCTGAAATAAATTCCTGGTCATTTGAAGAATGTAAATGTGCCTCGTCAGAAATATTCGATTTTTATTTCAACACACCGCGTTTTTTCAATCATCTCAAATTCATGGAAAATGCAGAATCATTATTGTGGTTACTTATGTATGATTTTGATGTCTATGTAGTATCTCACGGTCATACCCCTAATTTAAATTTAAAGAGTGAATGGATTTATAACCATATTAGTAAGGATATTAAATTTATTGGTGTTGATTTAGATAAACATAAAGATAAATCATGTGTAGACATGACAGACGGTATTTTTATAGATGATTGTGCGAATAATTTGAAAACAAGTAATGCGACTTATAAATTTGTTTTTGGAGAAGAATATCCATGGAATAAAGAATATGGATATATACGTTGCATATCATGGATTGATTTGTACAAGGAACTCATTTACTTGAATTCAATGGTATATCAGAAAGAATAATAAGATGAAGCAAAGTAGATTAATAGGAGGTCAATTTATTGCTAAAAGTTATTAAGAAGGATAATACGCTGCAAGATTATGATGAGCAAAAGATAATTAATGCCGTGACAAAAGCTGCAAAAAGAGCATTGATAACCTTGACAGATCATGATTATGCAATTATATGTAATAGAGTTTATGAAGAAATAGAAGCTGAAAATTTTGATGATGAGGAAGTTCCGATTGGTTTTGTACATAATGTAGTAGAGCAAACATTGCTTAATATGTATCCAGAGGTAGGAAAATCATATCAAGAATACAGAAATTATAAATTGGATTTTGTAAAAATGATGGATGATGTATATGAAAAAAGTCAATCTATTATGTATATAGGTGATAAAGACAATGCCAATACTGATTCTGCTTTAGTAGCTACAAAACGAAGTCTTGTATTTAATGTTTTAAATAAAGCATTGTATCAGAAATTCTTTATGACAACGGATGAAAAGCAAGCATGCAATGACGGATATATATATGTGCATGATATGGCTGCTAGAAGAGACACGTTTAATTGCTGTCTGTTCCGAGTTGGGGAAGTGATGAAAGATGGCTTTGAAATGGGTAACGTATGGTATAATGAGCCGAATTCACTTGACACTGCATTTGATGTTATGGGTGATATTATTCTTTCAACCGCCGCACAACAATACGGAGGATTTACAGTTCCAAGAGTTGATACGATTTTAGTACCGTATGCCAAAAAGAGCTTTGAGAGTTATAAAAAGGAATATTTAGAAATAACAAGAAAAAATAAATGCGATGATGTATCGATAGAAAAACTTGCTAATGAGTATGCTACGAATAAAGTCCAAAGAGATTTTGAACAGGGGTGGCAAGGAATTGAATATAAGTTAAACACGGTTGGCAGTTCCAGAGGGGACTATCCCTTCGTTACAATGACATTTGGTCTTGATACAAGTAAGTTTGGAAAGATGGCTTCAATTACATTTTTAAATGTGCATAAAGAAGGACAGGGAAAAAAGGGCTTTAAAAAACCAGTTTTATTTCCAAAGTTAGTGTTTTTATATGATGAAAATTTGCACGGTAAAGGTTGCATTAACGAAGATGTGTTTAATGCCGGGGTTGAGTGTAGCATGAAAACTATGTACCCAGACTGGCTTTCCCTTACGGGTGAAGGATACGTGCCGAGTATGTACAAGAAATATGGCGAGGTAGTTAGTCCAATGGGATGCGTTGATGGCAAAGAAGTAATAACATATCAATTTAATGATAAACTATATGTGGAATCTTTCGAACGTATGTGGAATAGGCTTACTGACCATTTTGAAGTAAAACAGCAAATAGTAGGTCAACCACATTTGTACATGGAATTAAAAGATGTTTTGATATATGACACGAAAAATGGATTTGTAAATACAAAAAAGATTATTCGTAATTTATCAGATGAATGGGTAGATGTTCAATTATCAAACGGGCGAAGACTACTTTGCACATCAGATCATAAAATAACCACATGTTCTGGAATTACAAAAGAAGTTTGCGAATTAAATTGCAACGATAATATATATATAAATTCAGAACAATATAATCAAGAAAACATTATATTCAATACCGATAAAGCTTGGTTGTTAGGCGTAGTGCTTTGTGATGGATGCTATCAAAATAATCATGTTTTTATATCAATTGCAGAAAATGGTGAAAACGAAATTGCAGAAAAATATATATCTACGATGAAAAAATATTTTTCATTAGACTCAAAAATAGTAAATCAAAATAGAGGAAGTAAAGGGAATTATAAAGATATATGTACTATTGCAGATGACAAATCAAATCTTCAGTATGCCATTAATTATTTTACTAGTATGTTCGGAGGAATAAATAAAAAGAATAGGCATATTCCTAATGAAGTGTTTTCCTGGAATAATGAAAGTAAATATGCATTTCTTGCTGGTATGATTGATGCAGATGGATATATTAACCCGAATTCACACGGTGGGTCTGTTGTACAAATTAGATCTACAAATAAAGAACTTGCATTACAACAAATGGCTCTTGCGCAATCTCTGGGAATGCCTGCAAAAGTATATTATAACCATTATAATTCAAATAACCCAACTCTTATTAGATATAGAATAGAATTTTATCCAGATAATAAACTTATTGAATACATTGCTTGTGAGAAAAAACGTAATAATTATACTGAAAGCTTTTCAGAAAGAAATCATCAGATTTCAACAGTAGTAAGTGTGAATAAAGTTCAAAAAAATGACTATAGCTATGATGTCGAAACAGATAGTAGCCATTTTGAAGTTAGTGGTGTTTATTCTCACAATTGCAGAGCATTTCTTTCTCCGTGGTATGAAAGGGGCGGAATGGAGTCGGCGGATGAAAATGATAAAGCGGTATTTGAAGGTAGATTTAACTTAGGCGTTGTTAGCCTACATTTGCCGATGATTCTTGCAAAATCAAGAAATGAGTCTAAAGATTTTTGGGAAGTTCTGGATTATTATCTTGAAATGATCCGTAATCTTCATAAAAGAACATATGATTATATTGGAGAAATAAAAGCTTCTGTAAATCCGGTTGCGTTTTGTGAAGGTGGATTATATGGAGGAACATTAAAACCAACAGATAAAATTAAATCCATCCTCAAACCAATGACATTATCCTTTGGTATTACCGCGTTAAATGAACTTCAAGAACTATATAACGGGAAATCCATTATTGAAGATGGTGAATTTGCTCTTGAAGTAATGAAATATATAAATAAGAAAATCAATCAGTTCAAAGAAGAAGATAAATTGTTATATGCAATTTACGGAACGCCTGCTGAGAGCTTATGCGGATTGCAAGTACAACAATTCAGAAAACAATATGGAATTATTGAAAATGTATCTGATAGAGAATACGTATCAAATTCATTTCATTGCCATGTATCGGAAGATATTACTCCAATAGAAAAACAAGACTATGAAGAAAGATTCTGGAATTACTTTAATGGTGGGAAAATTCAATATTGTCGTTATCCTGTAAATTATAATAAAGAAGCTGTAGTAACATTGATTCGTAGAGCTATGAAAAAAGGTTTTTATGAGGGTGTAAATCTTTCACTTGCATATTGTGAGCATTGCGGACATGAAGAATTAAATATGAGCGAATGTCCCGTTTGTGGAAGTAAAGATATTACTAAAATCGATAGGATGAATGGATACTTAGGGTTTACAAGAGTACATGGAGATACTAGATATAATGAAGCTAAAAATGCGGAAATTAGAGATAGAAAATCTATGTAGGAGGTAGCCTGACAGTGAATTATCATAATATAACTACAGATGATATGTTAAATGGTTCTGGACTCAGAGTATGTTTATGGTGCTCTGGATGTGAACATCATTGCGATGAATGTCAAAATCCACAAACATGGGATATTAAAAGTGGAATTGAATTTGATAAGGAAGCGGAAGAAGAATTATTTAAGGAGCTTTCCAAAGATTATATTTCAGGTATTACATTTACTGGCGGAGATCCACTTCATGAATCAAATCTAACAACAATCTTTTCGCTATGTGATAAAATCAAAAAATATTTTCCTGAAAAAACAATATGGATATACACAGGCTTCACTTTTGAACAATTATTCTCCAATTGTTCAGTTGATCGTTTAACGGAAACTAGTGCATTAAGACAGTCTATTATGAAAAGAGCAGATGTTTTAGTGGACGGTATGTATGAGAAAGACAAGTTTGATTTGAATTACCCCTGGGCTGGAAGTACAAATCAACGTGTCATAGATGTACAAAAATCGTTATCAAAGGGAAAAATAGTATTATGGGATTCTAAATGATGAGTCCCATAATATTTATCGCAAAGGAGTGTGATTCGCATAAAGATATTAAAGCTAAATAAAGCATGCACCCATGAAAAACTGATTGATTATGGCTTTAAAAAATATGGGACAAGTTATAAATTAATATTTCCATTGTATAAATATAAAGATATACCTACAATTTCTATATCATTTCTTGTGTCATTTCCTGATAATTATATTGGTTATGATGTAATTGATAATAATTCTGAGTTGCTTTATTTTCCATATTATGATTCCGAGTATTCTAACAAAAATAAAAATATCGTACTTAAAAAAGTTATTTCAGGAGTTAATAAAATTCTTTGTGACATGAACCGAAATAAAATTATTCAATATGATAGAAAGGATAACGTATGAAAAAGAAGATGAGAATTGGTGCATTGTGTACGTGCATTATCGTAATATTAAGTGGATTCATCTATTATAATATAAAGTCTGATGCTAATGATAGGAAAGAAAAAGTAGAGAATACCAAAACTGCTACGACTATAAAAGAAAATGAAACTAATGAAGCTGATGCTATAAACAAAAATGAAAAAGAGAATACGGAAGAAACTGAAGCAGAAGAAGTAGCTGAAATCGTAGAAGAAGCGCAAAGTACGGAAGAAGTTATTACAATAGAAGAATCAGTTCCCGAAGTTATGGCTGAAGAATACTATGCTCCTGTAGAAGATACATATTCCGAAAATGAATATACGCAAAGTACAAACAATTACGCAGGAACATATCAAATTACAGCTTATACATGGACAGGCAATGCAATGGCAAATGGAGAATACCCTTATGTTGGCTGTGCGGCCTCATGCGATTTTCCAATCGGTACAGTTATAAATATTAACGGTATTGGCACATATACTATTGCAGACGTATGCCCAACATCAGGGGTTATTGATATTTATATGAATACTTACGATGAGTGTATTAATTTTGGAAGACAATATGCAGATGTATATATACAATAAATAAGAATAGGAGATTTTGGATTTGGATAGAATAGCGAAATTTAAAAAAGTGTCATATAAACAGTATGTAAAAGCATATACAAATGAATTCTGTGAGAACACAATAACGGATATGAGTTGTGTAAAAGAAATGTATGAACACATTAGTATTCCATTGAGAGCAACGAAAGGTAGTGCAGGATATGATTTTTCAACACCATTTGATATATGCTTAAAACCCGGAGAATCTATTAAAGTTCCTACAGGAATTAGATGCAAAATTGATGAAGGATGGGTATTAATGTGTTTTCCGAGAAGCAGCATGGGATTCAAATATCGTATGCAGATCGATAACACAGTTGGAATTATTGACAGTGATTATTATTACGCTGAAAACGAAGGTCATATATTTATAAAGATTAGTAACAATGGCAACAAGATATTCAAGTTAAAAGCCGGAGATAAATTTGCACAAGGTATTTTCGTATCATTTGGCATAACTAATGATGATATGGCTAATGACGAAAGAACTGGTGGTATCGGAAGTACAGGGAAATAAAAAATATTATTGTTTGAGGACAGGTATTGCCTGTCCTATTATACATATATATTATTTTTGTAATGAAAGGACTTGATATATATTTGTAATAGACAACTTTGTACGGAAGAAGAAATGTTGAATTATGCTATTAAAAATGGCATAATAAATGTATCATACGTGCAAGAACAAGTTGAAATGAATAAAAGAGAGGAGATTTTAAAAAAACATCAATTTTCCATATGGTATAACGAAAAAGAAAAGGTATGGTATACACATTTGCCTTGTTACGATGCCAATGGAGAGAAGAAAAGAGTTAAACGTAGGCACAAAAAAGATCTTGAAGATGTAATATACCAGCATTATCTTGGACAAGATAAAAAATCAGCGTTAAAAAATAAAGAAAATATAGAAAAAATGTCTTTGGAAATGCTGTTTTATGAATTTATGCAATACAAAGCAAAGGAAGTATCATCAGGTACAATTCGTAGAATGATGGCGGATTGGAAACGATTTTATAAAAAATATCCCGATTTTATTTCTATGCCGTTTGTAAGAATCCGAAAAATAGATATTGATTATTTTTTGGCTGATGTTACAAATACAGAGAAATTAAATAAAAAGGCATTTTATAATATGTGTGGTCTTTTAAAACAAACACTAGAATATGCAGAAGACGCTGAGTATATTACTAAGAATCCTTATCGCACGAAAGTCAATAAAAAAAATCTTTTAAATTCAAAAAAGAAAAGTAATAAAACTGAAGTATATCAGAATGATGAAAGAGAATTGTTCTATAATGAAATGGAACGAAGAATACAAAATAACCCATCTAATACGGCACCGTTAGCTGTAATATTAGATTTTGAATTAGGTGCACGAAAAGGCGAAATATTGGCTATTAGTATTTCTGACATCGTAGGTAATCGGATTCATATTCATAGACAAGTCATAGAGGAATTTGATACTTCCAATTTAGATAACGTTCAAAGTAAAGGCTTTGTAGTTGTAGAGTATACAAAATCCGAAGATGGTGATAGGTGGATACCATTAACTCAAAGAGCAAAAGAGATTATAGAGAGAGTAAAAAAGATTAATAAAAAATACCATCTGAAATACAAAGATTTTCTATTTGTTAGAGATGGGAAAATACTGAGTCCAGATGCTATAGATTGCCAAGTTAGATTAGGCTGCAAACATATAGGTATGCCAGTTAAAACAATGCATAAAATTAGAAAAACCTATGCTTCTACACTACTACACAACGGAGTTAATATTAGCATTGTAAAAGATATGCTGGGACATGCCGATGAATCTACGACACTTAAACATTATATTTTTAATGTAGAAAATGATGAAACAACTGAAAACTGTGTTCTAAACGCACTAGAATCTACTGATCACATCCAAAATATCCCGAATATTCAAAATGACAATTCTATTAAGGGTAAACATGAAACTTGTGGGACAGTGTGGGACAGTCAAGTTATTGATTTCGCAAAATTTAAAAAAGCTAAAAACCTTGAAAATACAAGGAATTTAGCCCAATAAAATACATGCGGAAGATGGGACTTGAACCCACACAAGCGCAATGCTTACAAGATCCTTAGTCTTGCTCGTCTGCCAGTTCCGACACTTCCGCATTTTGGCATGTATGATAATATCCACACGCCACGAATAATATAATACCTGTTATCAGATTAAATGTCAATCATTTTTTTGAGTTTTTTTAAATACCTTTTTTAAATATCCAAATACGCATATAACAGTATCCATATACAAGGAGACTTTCTCCTTGTACATTGCAATTAGGAAAGCGTTTTGATTACTCTTGCCGGAACTCCGGCGAGGAGAACATTATCACCGAAAGATTTTGTGACAACAGAACCAGAGGCTACAACGACATTTTTCCCAAGTGTCACACCAGGATTGATTACGCTATGGCCTCCGATCCAGCAATTCTCACCAAGTTTGATAGTACGCCCATATTCCTGACCGGTAAGTCTTTCATCAGAGTCTAGAGGATGATTGACTGTATAGATGCCTACCTGCGGACCTATTTTTACATGATCCCCAATGATAACCTTTCCGACATCGGCAATAACACAATTGTAATTTATAAATACATGATTTCCTACATAGATATTTCTTCCGTAATCACATTGAAATATAGATTTTATATTGACATCTTCTCCCATATGTCCCAACAGCTTTTTTAATGTATCGTACCGTTTTTGCTTTTGACTGTTGTCGAGCTGGTTCAACTCAAAGATAATATGGTTGCAAAAAACTCTCATTTCCTTTAGCTCAGGAGCAGACGGAGAAATGAGTTCACCTTGCAACATTCTTTCATATTCATTCAT